GACCTCAAGCCGACCCAGGTTTTCAGCAGGAGACCCTGCCTGGCTCCGGTAATAAACCGCTCCATCCTTCGCAGGAGTCCCTTCAAGGACCTGAACAGTCAGGTAGCCTCTGACCAGGACGTCTGCGATCTTGGTGGGATCGGGAGTGGCTTCTCCGAGACCCTCGCTGGCGGTCATCTGGCTCGGGAACGGCCGAATGAGGAATCCATAGGGCTGAACTTCATCTCCAGCCGCCATGGGACGGATCTTTCCGGAGACCATCTTTACCGGGATGCCGAAGGCCTCGCAAGGGTAGTCCTCGTCGAATTGCTGCGGTTCGATAACTGCATGCTCCCGGCGAGTAACGTCGCCTGCGATTCCCGCAGGCATTCTGTAGATGAACGCATTGGACACTGTCATAATCATTTACCTCCGTTTATTTTTATTGTTACGACTTCCTCTCAGGAGCCTTTTTTACTTCCTGGTATGGAACTCTTTGTTAACCTGATTGATCTTTGCCGCCGTTGTTGAAGCCTGCCCATCAGACGTTAATGCCTTCTGGGAAGCTGTTCTCTGAATCTTGCCGTTCCGAAGGCTCCCGACCAGTACCGAGGCAGCCAGGATCGCCGTATTAAGAGAATCGGTCGTCATGACCTTGGGGTCTTTCCAGGCGAATATCTTCTCGATTTCCTTACCGTACTCATCATTTGCCGTAGACTGGATGAGCACCGCAGCCTTGAGGGAATCCATCGTCTTCTTGTGATCCTTGGTAGGCTTCTCCAGCTTCACGCCGGGAACGAGGATGTCGGCATGGGAGATGAAATCGGGCCATGCATCTTCGGTCTCCTTCTTCTCCTCTTTTTCTTTCTCCTCTTCCTTTTTGGTTTCGGCCTCCTCGGCATCCTTGGTTTTCTTCTCGGCCTCTTCCTTCTCTTTGGCCTCGGCTTCCTCGCGGAGCTTCTTCTCCTCCTCGGTCTCGTCAGCGTCTTCGGTTTCCATCTCCTCGAAGATTTCGCCAAGGATCTCCTTGATCATCGCCTTAAGCTCGGCCCTGTTCTCTTCGGCATCCTTGGTGGCCTTTTCTTTGGCTTCGGCCTCTTCTTTCTCGCGCTTGGCCTTCTCCTCCGGAGTCTCCTCAGCATCATTGGCTTTGGCCTCTTCGGCAAGTCGCTTTGCCTTTTCCTCTTCCGTCTCATCAGCATCCCTTACGCCAAGGCTATCGAGAAACCGAAGAACCTTTACCGCCATACTGACTTTCTTCTCGGCCATATCTTCTTCCTCCTGTTGACTGTCCGTCGTTTTTTTATTCTTTCCACAAGTGCATTTCCCGCAGCCTGTGCATGGTGCTTGATCTTGAATTTTGCAACGATCTCCCGCACGACCCTTGGCAACAAGGGCAACGTGATTGCCAATAATGCCCATCTGTTTCCCAAGTCCCGGTTGAATCTGGGCGTATTCGGCATCATATCCGCACGAAAGCTCTCTCTGACCAGACTTGATAAGATTGATCGCCTCCTCAGTTGTGACCAGAATATCGGCAAGCATCAAATCTCTCTGCTCTCCGATTCCTCGATGAACATTCTGAATCGTCCCATGGGCCAAATTGCTCCAATTTTCGGGACCGACAAATCCTTTGGGATGATTCAATGTCAAGGGCTTACCCTCAAAGGACTTCAGTGCAATCTCATTGAATACATCAGTCTCATCACGCTGAATCCGAATCATCCCATCTGGGGTTGCTTCTACTATCGGTTTCCCGTCATTTCCAATAAGATCGTTCGCCCTGTAAAGAAATTCCCCGATACGCGTAATGGGGACATCCGTACAAAGAAGATACTTTTCAGGTGTCTCAGCAATATGCTCAGAAAGCTGCTCGGTTACATAAAACCTTATTGCCTCATCAACCCCAGTAATTTTGCCGGCATTCTTGGAGGCATAGAAGACCTCTTTTGCCTTCTCTTCAGAACCGTATTCTTTGATCATGTTTTCCATGATCAATTTTCCTTTTTCGGTAAGGGGCATTAACTTATCCTTGATTTTTCTTTTTCTCTCTATTCTTATCAAAACGGGCCAATCGTTTTCTGAGGGCTTCTTGTAATTGCTCAGGAGTTTTACTCTTTCGATAATTTAACCCCTTTGACGGGGTTAAGTGCCCCTTCTTCCCCGACCCTTCGCCGCCGTCGATAGTTGCTTTTTCGTGTTTGTCATTTCTTTTGTCACATTCAACTTGAGCCATAATACCAGAAGGAAATGGCCCTGTTTCATCTCCGCCTTCAGGATCTTCGACATAATATTTCTCATTGGCATACTTTTCAACATGGTAATAACGACCGCCATCCTTCGTGGGCTTTTCTGCACCAGATTCCATCTTCTGGAGTCTGGTATAATAATCAGGAATCTCCGCAAGGTGATCCAGGGCTATCCGTCTGGCGATAATGGGATTGTCAGTGTGCTCCCTCTCAACCTTATCTCCCATAGCAAGTTCTTTCTGGTCGATCTTGGTTATGTCTCCCTGGGTTGCGAATTTGCCATTGGAAAAGAAAGACTGCAACAGGGCATAAGAGACATCCTCCAGCTCGGAAGGCTCAATGCCCAAAGCCTTGGCTATCGAATGGATGTCCCGATGGTCCTCAATCTTCTTATCAGAGGAGAACAGCGCGATAAGCTGCTTTACCTTATCGTCAATGACAAGGCCGGAGAAGGGGGCGATCTTCTGGGCTTCCTCGGAAGATAAAGAGGAATCTTTGGACGACTTTGTTAATTTTGCTTTAGCTGCTTTTTCCCTTCGTTCTCTTTGCTTCGCCTCAAATTTTCTTCTAAAAGCAAGAAAACCGGCAGTAGAATGTCCCTTCTGCCCAGAGCCAGGACCGCCATCCTTTGTCCCCGAACAATCCTTCGCTTCCTTCTCAGTCACTTCCAGAAGAGGGTCAAGCGCACCGCCGAACAGTTCAGAGAGGGCGGAATCTTTAGCCTTGCTCTTTTCTACTGCCTTTTGAACTTCATCCATTTCCTTAGCAGTTAAATCAAAAGATTGCGATACTTTACTCATCGCATCATCAAATCCAGAACCATTTTTCATCATTGTAATGATCCTGTTTGCTGCATTAACAATATCGACACTCGCATCCTTCCCGATAATCCTTCCGTCTTTCACTTCTTTGATATCGCAAGTAAGCATCGTTTTCTCCTTGCCGGAAATCGGCTCAGCAAAAAGTTCTTCCATTTATATAAATGGAAAATAGGGGTCTCTAAAAATTTTATTTTCGCATATTCATTTAAAGCCGGTTATAATTAAAAGATGCACTATCCTTCTGGAAGCTGGACATCAGGCCAGCAACGGCAACGCCATATTGCTCCAGCATGGTGAGCAATCATATTTGGCTTCTTATCTGAACCCTCATTAATCAATGGAGGATTATCCCAACGACAGAAAACCCCATTCATTTTCCTGTGGGACCTACGCACAACCAAATCCCCCACCGTCCTCCAGACATACCCCTCAGACCCTACATAAGTCGCCCTCGCCTGAGTCAAAGCGACCCCAGCCTTACTCACCTCGGTAGAAGCAATATTCTCCGCCCTGGACTTCGCCACCGATTCGCTGGCCATTATCATCTTGGCTATGTCATCAGCCCTGTTACTCTGCGACATATTCAAAAGAATCAGCTTATGCACTCTCTCGGCAGCCTGGGTGGGGATTGACTTTATCAGAGTGACATTTTGTTGCATTATTTCCTTGAGAACATCTCCTGTTGGCGCGTTCTGGATCTCATCCCTCAAGGCAGAAGCCATTTGCGCCGTGTGCTGTCTCCAGGCAAACTTGTCCTGATTGTCAACCGAACGGAAGACGTTATTGCAGACATGAAGAGCCCAAGGACCCAAAATATCAGAATATGCTCTCAATGCCCTTGTCAGGGAATCTTCAAGGTCAGGGTTCAGAGGGTCGTCAGCCATATAGCCCTTTACTAGCTTGCCTACCTCGCGAGCAACTCCCCGCAGAATTCGCTCATAGGTATTGGAAATCCCCCTGCTCTTATTGGCAAATGGAGAATCCTGGCCTTTCCTCTTTATGGGAGGAGGTAGTGGCTTTTTTGTTGAGGCGTCGAAGGTGTACATTTATCCCTTGATCTCTGTTTCTTTTTTTGCTGGATCAAAACCCAGAATCTCTATTACATCTTTGGGAGTCTCAACCATTTCCTCGTCGTCAGGATCTTCGATGTCTTCTTTCTGTTCTTCGCTCATGCTCGTATTCCCTCTCTCCAAGATGAAAACACCCTTGGATCTATGTAGGCTTGAAGCGCCACAACGGGAGTATTTCCTAATCTCTGACTGACCCCCTTGGCGATCAGCATTACCTTTTTCTTATATTCTTGAAAAGTGCTCGGAGGTTTCTCGTTCTTGAGTAATTCAATAGCTGTCGAAGTCCCAACGTGAGTACGGAAATCCTTCGTCTTGAACTCTTTGCCATCAAGAGAATGCGAATATTCAGAAAGCTTATCGGCACTGGTATTGAAAATTCTCCCTTCATTCCCAACCTTCTTCTTACGTTTCAAAAGCATTTTCGCAATCGCAGGATCGCTGACAGGGATATTTAAATCAACCCCCTTTTTGCCAACATACCGCAGAAAAATATCTCCATCTTCTTCTACAATATGGCGACCCTCCAATGTTGTAGCCCCATACGCCTTCTTCTTAGCATGATTATCTTTATCACTTCCGGGACGGATACCAGTTTTCATTATCAGGGCAAGGCAAGCAGCCCTCTCGTCTTTATTTACCTTGCTGGCATTTTCTTTCCAGACAACATCAAACTGCTTACGAAGCGAAGTAATTCTTTGATATTTCTTTTTCGCATTTTCATCCAAATCTTCATATATCAATTCTGTCTGTGACTTTTTCTTTTCTCCTGCCTCGCTGGCGCCTTTCTTTACAAACTCGCCACCATGCTCACCAGAATTGGCACGAGGATGTTCTTCTTCTTTAAAATCAGCATCCAGATATTTTCTCGCCAACTTTCTCAGGGCATCCTTAAAACGAATTTTCTTTTTGACAGAATCCTGTGTTTTCGGAATATCCCCTTTCTCTTTTCCTTTTTCATTTAAAAGATCTGGATTCTGACCACCCAAAGGCTCATTGCCATCAGGATTCTCGGGAACCTCACCTCCTCCACCTCCAGCTCCCGGACCTCCACCCATTCCATTCAACATTGCTTCCAGGTCCCCAGGAGGAGGCTCATCCTCGGCATCTTTAATCTCCTCGGCAGTGATATTGGTGAACCTACCAGTGATTTCGCTCTGCTGCCTCAATTCCTTGAGAGCTGTCGCCTTAGTAGTCACCCCTGAACCAAAAGTCGTCGACTGGGTCTGAGCATCCTGTGTAGCAATCTGAGACTTCTCCATCTCCGAAAGCTGCCACAAAGGTTTGAACGAAAACTGAAAATCTTCGGGAAGGTTCTTACCCGACCTTGACTTCTCCATTACGGCAATGAGCTTACCGAGCTGAGGACGAACCTGATTCTCTTGGTCCTTCTTGATACGATCGTAATAATTCCTCAAGTCAGATTCGCCAGTAGAATTCAATCCTGCCGGCGACTGACCGAACAACCGTACCAACGGGATCCCCGTAGCACCGGAAACCTGCATCCCGAATTGCTGAATAAGGTCAGGAATACCGGAAAACGTATACTGATGAGTATCAAACTCGTCCTCTCCGTCAAGGACCGTTATTCCCTCCAACCCCTGGAGCATGTTGATATAGTTCACATGCTTGATAATCGCTTGCTCGTCCCTGCCGCTGTTAGCCAAGGCCTGCCTCAACCCCTTGAACTTGATTACCCGCAGGTAAGCCTTATAGAGCAACTGCGCACCGCCCTGGGTAGCAGAGTCAAAGGCAATAAGCCTATCCAGCATCCGTTCGACGACGGAGAGCCCCCAAAGGTTCTCGAAGAGCTTCTGGAAATATGGGAGCTCGATCCCATCAAACCGAATTACCCTCGTATAATGAATCTTCTGTTCCGGGAAAACCGTGACCCCTCCGAAGGTTTCGTAGAACTTGGGCTTCCCCATATCCTTGCAAACTTCGGTTACCAACTCGCCCATACTCGGCTGAATCATCCAGCGATCCAGAACGACCAGCCCCTTGAACTGATCCTTGCGAATCTTCTCCACGTCAAGTGGCTTTGAATAATCCGCACCGTCTATGAGCATAACGGCAATGGCACCGCCGTAAAGTCTTGCCCATTTGATCGTCGAACATAAAGATTGCCAAATGTCGAATTCATTGATGGAAACCTGGAGCTTCTCTATATCGTCAGGTTTCATCTCCGAATGCATGGATATTCCCTCTCTGGTCATATCCTCTCCAACCACATCCACCACCTGCCCAACCAGCCACGAAGAACGATACATGGCTTCCAGCTCTATATGATTCCTGGAAATGAACGGCCCAAGATTGTAATAACTATGAGAGATTTGATTCCGTTGATCCTGATTCCCGAGTCGAGCTACCATGTTACCGAAAGAATCCTCTGTCTGAAGGCTTTTTGTGGATGACATTGGTTGCTGCACAGGAGTCGGAGGGCCCTGCATGGAAAGGAGTCTCCCTGGCGTCATGGGAATGCTGTCTGCCTTCGCTTGCTGCTGCGCCTTCTGCTGCTGTGTTATACTCTTGTTGCCGTGCTTAGACATTTGTCGGCTCCTTTATTTCTTCAATCTACGATTGCGTTCTTCAAAATCAACTATATCTCCAGAAGGGATCATTTTAAACTTGCCGTTCCCCAACGGATCAGCACCATAATCTCCCTTTTTGTTTAAATCGATATGCTCCACCAAGGAGCCTTATTTTTGTTGAACAGCTTTAATCTTTTCCCATTCATAGCCAAATATCTTATGATTTGTATCTGCATCACCAACCCTTGTTCCCTTCTTATGACTCTTGATTGCCTTCTTGAAATCCTCAATGGTCATTTTATCAATCGGGCCAAGATGAGAAGCATCATCATAGTGAGCGAGGAAGGCATTGCGAGCATGGAGCTCGTCTGAGAAACCGAGAAAACACTTGTCCTCGTCATATTTTCCATCCACTTTTTCACGAACAATAAAAACAAACGGGGCATCATTAACAGGGCCAACAAAGCAATCAATAGGATCTCCATCAACACCTTCGGTTCCAAGGATTTCGCCATAGGGGTAGAACATCTTGACTTCAAATTGCTCACCATGACTGTCCTCCCCTTTGCGAATGGAACCTTGGGGATTTTCTATATGAATCTTGAGTCCTTGGAAATCAATGTTGGATTCGGAATCGGAGGTTGAAACAACTTTACTAGGCAATAATAATTCAGATTCATTGATCCCAACGTACCCTGAATTTACCCAAGGAATATCGTTTTTATGAACAGTGAATTTTTTAACAACCCCATGTTTCCCTGCGAATCCTTTCGCAATATTCTTATCAAAAGAAAAACTGTCGTATTTACCTGGTTTTGAATTGCTGGAAGTATCTCCTCTATACACTGTTAAAAGATCAGGGACATCACTCCATGTCTTATATCTCTTCGACTCTAAAGAAGTAAGAATTCTGTTCTGCCTCGCAGCTTCAAAAGTATTTGGTAAATCCATTTCAAAATTCTCAAGCTCTTCGAAAAACTTAGCAAAAATCTTTTGTTTATCTCCTTCTCCACGGAAGATATCTTCAGCAGCATCATCTATCTTATCAGTAAGCCGTTCTACTTTATCGTAATGAAAATTGACACCAGAAGCAAACCAGTCCTTACCTTTACGATTATATTCGGTAAGCCTCTCTTCTTTTTTAGATAGCCCACTTACTTCGGCAAACTTTCCATCCTCTTCTCTGGGATGCTCACTTTCAACAAATGCCTCCGCATCCCTCGTCTGAAGGTATTTGCTTTCTTTCATATCTTTCACGATGTCGTAGAGAAGCATCTTATTACCCCTTTATTTTCTGTTCAAGAATGGCCTTATCTTTTTTAAGAAGCTCAACATCCTCATAAATATCCTTGTCCTTGGGATACTGCCTTTGCTGAATCTTGGCCTTCATCAAAGTGTCGTTGACTTGATTCAGCCGGTTGATATTGCGATCAAGCTCCATGCTTTTCTTGAATTCCTGGATCTTACCATCGACCTTGGTTTCAAGAGACTTCATATCAGCCGGAGTCACAATATAAGTCGGCAAAGCAAGAATCCCGCCGATGATCGCAACTATGCCAACAATTGACGCGACACTCTTCCAACATCTTGATAGAAAACTGATCATAATGGTTTCCTTGTTATCCTCACCCCGGAATCTGCCTCTGAATCCAAGGTCTGATCGGGCGTATTTAACGCAGGCACGTCTTTCTTTTCGGTACTGGCTAAACCTTCAGGGCATTCCTTTTGAATGCCGTCTGACCTTCCCTGGCGAAGCTTTTGCAACCAGGCAATCAATTTAACCACCCACTGGAATGTAAAGAGCTGCTGAAAATAAGTTATGATCTTATCATCGACCACGCTCTTGCTTTTGAGAGCTTGAACCTTGGCACATCCCAAGAAGATTGTTATTACTCCGATGGTCTTTACGTTCTCCACTGACCAACGGAGAATGTCCTGCAAGGCATACAGAACAAAAGCCATTGCCAGATCAACATATGGATCAGTATTGGGAATGTGCCAGTTCATAAAAAGTCCTTTCTACTTAGGATCACACAAACACTGAAAATGATCCGCAACCTTCATCCTGTGAAACGACGAATCCCCACAAGCACGCACAGCCCAATACATCGGCTGATATGTTCCCCATGTATATGTGTGAACAAGCTCTTGCGTATTTGGGTCAACCGACATCCGGTCACGTAAGGTGATCCGGAACCACCAGTCAGCATCCTCCTTGGCAATGGGATCTTTGCGGATGATATATTTCGGATCAATGTACCCCAGAGTATTTGCATTGATGACAGGATCACAGATCGTCAGAACAAAAGAATCCTGCCTGTATCCGAAGTCGTGCCAGAATGCTTCCCGGTGAGCCTTATCTCCCCAAGCGTCATATATCAATGGCAACCGAGGAACACTCGCCCCATCAGATTCAAAATCGATCGGCATCTCTCCTCGGCGACAGTCATGAACCCAGATCAAAGGCTCTTCGATGATCTTACGGACGAGTCTTCCTTCAAAATACCCGCAATCTTCAGAATGAACCTGATTCAAGAACTTTGCCATAATCATTCTCCTCAGAAAAGAATTTGCCAGAAGGGAGGTGCCCGCTCCCTTCCAGTAAATCATTTTCACCCAGGGATGGTACTGGCGAGCAGGAGGAACTTGTCAATTTCCACAAGGATGGCCTGCTTATACGCAGCGGACATGGGGATCAAAGTAACCGAAATCGGCTTGTCCGTCGCTATGTATCCACTGACGATGACTCCAATAGCAGCAGCATCTCCCGGGAACTGTTTTGCGATCTCCGCCATGAGCTGATCGTACGTCAGCGACCCGGACAAGGCGACCTTGACGGCATTCAAGCCCTGCACGACGACCGGCTTGTACTGGGGGTTGTTCTTGAGGGTCAGGTAAAATGCTGTATCCACAGCAATATTCACCGGCGCATTGGCTGTAATCCCCGCACAACCGATCAGAAAAACCAACATCAACAACGAAACGATAATCTTCTTCATCTTCTTTCTCCTTTCTTGTTGTCTTTGTTTTAACAAGTTTTAATCTCTCCCTTGGTGATATATCCATGCCACTCACAACCCTCGCCGTTAATCTTGATTCTCAAAATACTCGGGGTGAGTGTCAGCGTCTCGAACGTATCTCCTTCCCTCTTCCATAAAGTGCGACCATTGCCAATGGGTGCTCCACCATCAAGGGGATTCTTGAAGCAGACAAACAGCGGATGATCAGGTCCACACAACGGACAATCAAGTCCTATACCTACCCCATGACGTTCAGGCACAGGATTATGGTCAGCATCAAAAACTCCTTCCCCACCAGCGCCTACCCAATGAGGATTTAGATCAGTCAGTTTCATATTTCTCTCCTACGGTATAAACACGTGAATTCTTTTCACATTGGGACCTAGGACCTCACAATCAATATGGGTCCACGAACTTGTCGGAGGATTCGCCTCCATCCGGGTAATCTTCAACAGCCGAGGATCATCCTGATACTGCAATATCAATTTCTGAATATCGCCGGCATTAAATCCCTTAACCTTCGCATCAACAGCATTGCCCAGTTTATGCTCGCTTTTAGGAGCTCCTGTTTTCGTAGCAGGAATACGATAGCCAGACTCTGTCAAGGGATTCACCTTCACCCAAAGCCAGTTGTTAATTGTTATGACAATATGGTCTTTCTCCGTATTCAGCTTCTCATGAAGAAACTCAGACAGGCCATCGATGGAGTCAATCAAATCGGAAGATAAGTGATTCCAGGCATTCTCACCTTCAGATTTGAATATCTCTGGAGGAACCAATTCTTCAAGCCGAAAATACTTGCTCTTTTTCATTTTCTTCCTCTTTCAAATCGTTTCTTTCCAATCTATTTTCACACACTTCCTGACAGTGCTTACATGGCCACCAATATTCTTTGCACCAAGGGAACTGGAGGATTATCCGCTCCATTTATTTTCCCCAAAAGTTCTTACCTGGAACTCCCTGAATTCCCCTTTCTCCTCGATCCCCTTTCTTACCTTGCTTTCCTGAAAGATTCACCTCATCATTTATTATCTTGAATTGTTCAGTTTGGGTACAGACCGTCACTTCTCTAATCGGATTGACCGGATATGTCACACTCCATAACAACGTGTATTCTCCGGGATCAACATAATGAGGGATCTTGACAAATATCTGATCACAATCGACTCCAACCGGAGCAACTGCATCAGAATCAACCAGGTCAATTTTATAATGATTCATCAACTTTCGGGTTAACTTTCCTTTAAGATTCATTCTTTTGCTGTAACAAACCTCATAAACCAAGGAGCCACCCGTATGAACTATCTTCCCAGTATTTATTATCTTCAATGGGGAAGATACTCTTAATGGCTCATACGGATAGAATAACCACCAAGCAATCAAAAACGAATAACATATGATCCCAATAATTGCAAAAGAGATCATGATCTCCTTGACATCGTTGCAAATGATCTTGAAAAATTCCCAGTCTATCGGAGTGTTCCAATAAATCCAGAAACGTGATATTTTATTGGTTAACAATTCTATTATCCTTATCATCTTACGACCTCCCCAGCAGTACCAGAGTTAGCATGGACATGTATTTTCTTTTCTATTTCTTCGTGGATTGTTTCACATGTCACAATCAAAGTTCTTTCGGCTATTTCTTCTTTCAACTCGTTCTTTACTTTATCGGCCTCAGACTTGAGATCATACACTGCCTGGGCCAGGTCTTTCTTTAAGGCTGCATTCGATTCTTTGATTTCATTACGAAGAGCCTTATTGTCATCTCTCTGGATGCTGTAGAAATAAGCCATCACACCCAAAAGGAAGGAATTGATTCCCCATAGTATTTGCCAAGTCTCCATGCTGCCTTCCCTCCTTTTGCTAGAAAAATATATTCGGCCACTCGGCTTTTATGAATTCTCGTATTGCATAAGGTCTGCCTTCGACCACTTCCTGCCGACCTTCGGTGCATGTTGCATTGTCGATCCATATATCCTTACCGTCTATTGAAACAACCGCCTGACAATGGTCATGCCCATCTGCATCCTTGCCCCCAAAAATGTAAGAGCTATACTTCTCTCCGAGGGCAAGAGCATTCCTCAACGCATTATGGCGGCACTGAGGAGGGGCGTCGATCTTCTTCTTGAGGAAGTCCCAAAAGGCCATCTCACATATCTCCCAAGTACAGCACCTTGTAAGTGCTTGCCGCATTCGGATCAAATCCCGCTTCCTTGACCAAGTATCCCCTGCTCCCGCCCTTGGTGGAGAGGAGGAGTGCACCTGTGGCGGCTGGCATGGTGACTGGTTCAAGTTTCCAGTTGTCCATGGTAGCGTTTACAGCAGCACTATTTCTTTTAATAACCGCCGTAGAATTCTTGCAAGTAAAATACCCTGCTTGACTTGCTCCTATACTTGAATAAATTTTCCCTGTTGAGGCTCCTGCTATATTATCGCCAGCTAAAAAAGTACCGGTTATTGCACTAATATCAAGCGTAGTCCGATAAAGAGTACCTATCGTTAAAACACTCTTTTGTATTCCGATTGCTGTACCGTCGGAAACCAAGTGCATGTTACCGGCAGGATTTTGTTCTGTATAATTGTTCCCATCAAGAACACCATACTGGCTCCATCCGGTAGGCAACGATCCTGTCCAAGCCGTAAAATCATTTCCCACATCTGCTCCCACCGCCAGCCCACTCGGAGCCGTACTTGATATATACCCCGCTGCCATCCCCGTAGCCTGATAGAAGGCGATCATGTACCTGCCATCCTGATATGGGGAGAGATCAACTCCCACCGGAGCAGCGAAAGCGTTGCTCACAGTGGTGTCCATCAGGGCATTGCCTGCTGTGATGGAGCCAGTGGCTACGATGGGAGCGTTCAGCACCTTGAAGAGTTGGTAGGTGTAGCCACTTGGGTCATTGTAGTTGAACACCGCATCCTTGGCAGACCAGTTGTAGAGAGTGCCACCCTTGAGAGAGGTGATGGTGGAGCCGGAAGTGGAGGGGGTGAGGACTTGAGCTACGCTCATCCCAGGAAATGTAGCAGTCAAGGGGCTGATTGCAGTAATTCCTGTGCTTGTTGCTCCAGCCGTAACAGCGGTATGATACTCGGTATGAGTTGCTGCATCCGTAAAGGTAGCACTTGCAGTACCATCTCTTCTAATTGCCCAAGTTCCAGAAGTTAGACTATCGCATGTAACTGATGATTTTAACAGTTTACCCTGTACGGATAAAAGTTGCGCTGTTCTTGTCGCAGCAAGAGCGGCGGCAGCGGCTGCCTTCCCAGCCGCAACCAACCAGCCCGTATCTTGTGTTGTCCATTTCGAGGTATCGTCAAACGTGGGATCGAGTAAAAGTTCTGTGCTTGTCTCCCCCGTCCCCACGCTCCTCGTGAATCCCTGTATCGCCCTGCCAGCAGAGTCACGAACGACGAGGAGATGGCCCTGGTGATTGGTCAGAGGGGTAACGCTGAATATCTCATACGTCACTCCACCTGAGTAGTTGGGATCGAACGTGGCATCCTGGTAGGCCCAGGACTGAGTCGCACCGCCAGAAGTGGAGTAGATTTTGGCTCCAGTGGTGGCGAGGTCGGTGACACGTTGGACTGAAATAGATGTAACATCCGTCTGCCCACCTGTAGCTCGTACCTCAATAGTGCCCGAAGCTACAGTACTTGTTGCATACTTATTCCCCCCCCCCAAAGTGGCAAAGATTATAGAATCAGTCTGGTTATCTCTTATACTAGGATTCGTACCAGTTGAAGCTCCCACAAAGGATGATTTGTATAAGGCGTAACGGGTTAAAATAGAGGTTTTCTTAACACCACCAAAATCAGTACAGCTAAAAGAATCAGTATCAATTATCGTTGTTGTTCCTACCGTTCCCCACCCACTGGTAAAATTAAAAGTAGCAAACGGATTTGTATCTAACGCCTCCCCCCCTGCCGCTCCAATATACCCCTCAATCCTCAGCCCATTACTCCTGACCCTGATCTTCTTCCCGATGTGAGCAGACAGATCGACCCCCACCAGTTCAAGGAGAGCACCGGCAGCAACCGTAGCAATCCGGGTGTTTATTGCCGTTACCGTACCAGAAGCGACGGGTGTAAGATCATTGACTGTTGTAGCAACAAAATCAGCGAATGCCCCACCGGAGGCAGTCCCTTCTCCATTTGTGGCGGAGATCTTCATGTTCTGTTGACTGACGGTTCCAGAGGCTACAAGTATCTTGGATACGGTATCATCCTCTTCCCCACCAGCCCACGCGGTCTGGAAGGGGAGAACGACCAGAGACAGGCAAAGGAGGTATGCGAGAAATCGTTTAAACATGGAATTACTCCTTTACTATACCTTTTTGATCAGCCAATCCAAGAGATACTGCCGCAGAAGACTGGGAGAGGATCGCATCCTTCTCCTCATCAGGGAGGGCAATGAAGGCATTAATTCGATCTGACCTTTCCTTCTCCTTCTTCTGATTCAACCGATCATCAGCCAGTGCCTCGGCATATCCCTGGATTTCGTCTTTGATAATTTCTGCTTGTTCATCCGTCAAGGTAATTGTGATGTCTGCCATGATTAAGCTCCTCCATCAATAAATAATCCAACACCTGTTGATTTACATTCGTAATATCCCGTCACAACACACTTGCACCTTATCGACGCACGGATAGTCCCATCCGAAGTAGCCTTATTACCGGCAGCCAGAGCGGTTCCATTCAGGTAGATGACATCCGTTCCAGTTACTACATCCACGCTGAACACCGTCGCAGTTGTCGCCATCACCTCAACATTACGACCAATAACAGCCGTCGGAAGCGAGGCAATGTATGCTCCTGTAACAAGGGCTGTCTGACCTGTTGTCTCATTGATGGTCAAATTGCGGGTAGAAGAAACCGTAACCACCTGGGTGTCTCCAAGAAGTCGGCCATCCCCCTTACGATAAGAATAACACAACCAATTCCCGGAACCCAAAGATTCAAACACTGCTGTATCACCAACAGCAGTTGTGATTGTTCTGGCTCCTGGGAGAATAAATGACGTCACATTGTATGTCAGATCCCGAGCGACTGTGAAACGCAAATAAAAGATGTATCCCGCAGGGACCGTACCGAACGTGGAAATGGCTGTCGCATCAGTTGTAATATCCAAAACATCTCCGGTAGCTGTTGATAAATCTACCGTCGCGCCGGCAAAGTCAGCACCCTTACCTCGAATCTGGCCGGTCCCATAGTGACCTGGGCCGTAGAGTTGCAGACTAGCGTTATTCCCGACAGTAGCAACGGAAAGGAACTTGCCGACAATCTGCAAACCATTTCCAACTGCCGTACTGTTTGTTTGACCGCTATCCCTACACCTTCCGGCTGTTCCGGTGCCAACAACAGCAAGATTTCCAATCACGGGAGTATTGTCAGCTACACAATTTACAATTCCCCTTGTGGCTACTTCAAGAGATTGACCTGAAGTCTTGGTGGAAATGGCAACACCCAAAATACCTACGTCACCAACAACAGCAGTTACCACATTCCCCGTATTATCAATCTTCACAAGAAGATTTGCAGTCGTTCCAGTTGTGCCGGCAGTCTTGGTTGTGCTTAGGTATGAAGACCCAAGAGTGGATGGAGCTGTTCCTTTGATGAATCCAGCCCCAGTTGTAGAGGTTGTATAATCGGTCCCTGCGCCTGCAGCAGAAATCGCTCCAGCTCCGTTTGCTTTCACAATCCCGTTCACGGCACCGACTACAGGATCTGTCTCGGTAATTACCCCGCCGCTACATTCACCATATACGAGAGACCCATCAGATCCGGCAACCTTGATGCAATATCCAACAGTAGCCGTACCGGTAACAATCGTTGATATGGGGATACCGTTTATAATTGACCCGTCAGGCATCATATATTTAGCTGCCTGGACGGGCATGGTGCTGTACTGACGTGCTCGTGCGGCACTAGCTGGGGCAACCGTAGTAGCATTTACGATCGACACAATGCGGCCGTCGGGCAAGAGGACTTTGTCCGCAATGGGAGGATAATTGTCATATGAAGGCGTTGCCGCTAATGCCGAAAGCGAAAGCAGCAAAATCATCATTACTATAGAAAATATCTTTTTCATCTGCGTTACCTCCAGAATTTCAAACAAAATCTGCGAACGAAAGAGCCTTTGCCAATTGAAGTTCCGTAAATCCCCAAACCAGGGCATCCATCCTATTCGGGCTTCTCTCTCCTGGCGTCCAGAGACACATCTCGTCCTCAAGATATCCGAACGTTCCTACATGGTGACCGCGACCTTGCTCATACACGATTGAGACAGGTTCTGCCCTTGTTCGCTTTGACTTAGAGGCGGAAACCAGGACGACCTTTACCTGCCGATCTACCTGGGCTATGACCTGAGCGATCATCTCTCCGCCGTTATTCTTCTCGGCTACTATATACATTGCGCCAGACTGGTAAAGAGCAGCAACAGCAGCCTTAGCCCAAACAAGTGGAGTGCCTTGAATCGAATCATCACGAAATACATACCCATGATTCTTGCATTTTCCGCACGTTATGATCCCGCACTCATCGCCAGTGGAGGAAACCGAAGGGTCAATTGCCACAATGATCTTCTCCATTTTGGGAAGATCGGAGAAGACCCTGGTCTTCTCTATCGTATCTCTCCTCCAGAGGGCACCAGGAACCTCATCAACATCCTCGGCCAGAATCTCCATCCTGTACGCGACCGAGGTCATATCCTGAGTAATCTCGCTCAGAGCAGCTTTACTGAGATGAGGATTGTCCATCGAAGTAAAATGGAAGGCTGCATAACGAGCAGGATTCAGCTTCTGTTGTTCAGATATCTTTTTAAAGAGCTTTGCTGCATGCTGAGGATCGCTCGCCTTTGTCTTGAGAGCCGACCTCGTCCGCAGCGACGGAGGGGTATATATGAATATCGCATCTCCGTCTGTATCCAGAAGCATGGGGGCTCCAACCAACCCCCATGCATCTTCATTCATCAACTGCCATTCATCAAGGATTAGGACATCCGCATAATCTCCCCGAAGGGAATCCGCGTTCCAGGCTGTCTTTGCCTTGATACGCTGCTCGGTCCCTGGGACCTCAATGTAATGCTCCGATTCGTTTTTATAAAGAACCTTCGCTTTAATCGGCTCATCAAGTGCTCTTGTTACTGTCGCCCAGAATCTGCCGATCTGCTCCATCGTAGGAGCTGCGTAGAGAACCCGCTTTTGCTTTAAGAATACCTCGGTACCAAGTATCCCGACTCCTACTGTCTTGCCTCCCCGTCGGCCTGCCTTGATCATCTTGCGCTTTGCAGGAGAATCAATGAACTCTCTCTGCTTGGGGGTAGGCCTTGGTAATCTTACCTTATAAGTACGTGCCTCTTGTTGGGACGATGATGCCTCCTGCATCAGACAGTATCCCCTTCCTGTTGTACGGGTTTATCGGTATATTCCACCAAGAGTTTGACAGGAGTATTAAGATCGATCTCGTGCTTATCCTTAAATATCCCGATCTCCTGACCCATCTTTATCAATGCCCCCGGCTTATCGTAAAGCTCGAATTCAATACGCTCGTCGATTATCTCATCGCCAGGATTTCCATCTATCGACTTCCTGACGAGAACACGGCGCGTCCTGTTTATTCTAATCTTCTTGATTGCCTTGCTTGCCTGAAATGGTAGGTCCTTAAGATTGGTAATCTTAATGTCTCCTTCTGGAGTAAGATAATCGGCAATATCAGAGTGTGCGAGAATGGACATCTCCTTGAGCACTTTGGCTTTATCATTGATATACCGGGTGGAAATGTCCTTCTCTTTTGCTGTGATTGCCTCTTGTACTTTAATACTACTTAAAACCTGAGAAGCCCTGACAGCAGCAGACTCATCTGAAGAAACATTAAAGCTCTTACAACGGAGTACAGCTTGCATCCCATTGTAATCCTTTGTATATTCACGAACAAACTCGCGCTGCTTACTAGTAAGACCAAAAGGATCAGTATCTAATCTCCCATTCTTGCTCACTGTGCTTTTCTTCTTCTTGGGAGGAAGAAATCTTGAATTATTAAATCTCCTACTACCTGCACCATAGAATACTTGTTTCTGGGAGGTTTGATCTTTTGGTTGAGGTATGTTGAATCGGCTGGTCATATTGGTTTCCATTTCAATAAATAGACTGATACATCTATTTATATAAATGGAAATTGGGGGTCTCTAAAAATTTTATTTTCATCGGAAGATTGCTAGAAACACAAATGCAGAAAGGTGATTGGTTATCCTTTCTGCATTTGCTGACCTGGGTTTCTATATTGGCAACCCTTGTCTATGCTTTCAGGCGTGAAAGCTTTGGCATAGTGCTCCGATGATGGAGCAAGCGGAGATTCTCAGGCTAACCTACGGCCACAACGTAGTGCCTGTTATGTGTAAACATGAAGGAAGCTTCCGAGGTCCTCCTTTCTATTCTTTGACATTTATACCTGTTATTTCTTTCATGGGAATCAGATCATCAGGACAATGCCAGATTACAATCTTACCATCGGGCAATTTGTATTTTTTGGGAACAATCATTTCCAGGTCGACGATCTTCTTGATTAGTTCTGCTTTTTCGTTGGCAAGAGCAACAATACATTCACGTGCAGTTCCGCCAGAATTTAGAAGATTATACACAGTGGGATCATTTACAAAAACTTCATCGAATGTTTTCATTTCAAGCCCTTTCTTAACCAATCAAACCATAATTGGCTTGTCTCATCTGAAGCAAATTTCAGAGAAAATAACAATGCATCCATCTCCCACCATTGGATAGTATAATATTTTATAATGCTTCTTTTATAATCGGAAACAAAATCTTCCCCAAACGCATCGAACGATACCTCTCTAATATTTCTTTTCCCTTTTTCCCACTGAACATGGTGCCGCCATTCATGGGCGATTGCATTGACCATGTAACCATCATCGTTTGAATACCGCAAACTTAAAACTATCAAACCTCGATTAGTCAAATCGCAATATCTTTCGCCAACCAAGATTTCTCCTCTTTGCTTATGCACATATCCTGCGCCCATTGGAAGATCCTCCAGCATGATTTCAGGAAGAGGAATAGATCTGTCGAATTTGCGCAGCCAATTCAATTCTATCCATTTACGTGCAGAAGAAGCACTCATTTAAATTCCTTGTGAAAATTCAAGAACTATTTTATCCATACGATCGAGTTCTTCTTGCGTCAATTCCCGACACTGCGGATTATGCTGGCATGACCAGATAGAGAAATGGCCCTTCTGAAAATTATCTTTCAAGATCTTTTTGAGATTCTCCATGGCTACTTCAGATTCGAGAGCTTTAACTATGCTGCAATAGATAATTGGAGTAGACATAGCTCAGTTCTCCCAAACTATTTATTGATCGTATTCCACCACGTGACAGCATCCGCTTCATTTTTAAGATGAGGACCTTCCTTACCGCAAGAAGGACAAAAAACCCAACATCGGTTTTCTCTTCGGACCATAACACTTGATTTACAATTGCTACAAAATACGAGACCATGCGACTGTTGTTCTTCTCTGTTTATATATCCCAGCATTTCAAGAATCGCAATAGTATTAAAAACATTGGAAGAAAGAAGATATCCAGATTCTTTTTCTAATTCTCCCATTTTTACTGTAACTTCTTCCTCAATCGCTTTTCTTTTAGAAAAAGAAAAACCTAATTTTTCCTTATCCATTTAAAGAACCTCCTCCAGCCTATCCATATCTTCAACAATAACCAAATATCGACAGTCTTTCTTTTCCATAGAAGGAATGCTTACGAGAATACTTTTTTTCTGATAATCAATAGACTCAACTATTCCATCTGTTGGCTGGATCGAGAATCCAATAAAATCCTTGAGACGGACCCTGTCGCCAACACGGAAAGGACATAACCATGTAGTAGCAATTTTAGACTCAACAAGACGAATTATCGCGCATTCAACGATTCTCTCGACAAAGGTCGCAACATCAATATAGTCTGGGATACGAATATTCGCACGTTCAAACATCTTCTGCAAGCGTTGCGTGGCTTCCTTTCTCAACTCCTGATACTTATCCATCTCTATATTCTCCTTTCGAAAACACTTTTCAGGTCTTTCCATGCATCTTCTATCGTCATCCTGGGAAAAGCATACTGAAAATAAATTGGATTCTCTTTCATGTATCTCTCAAAGCCAGACTTCGATCCGCGATCCATACTGACTGATCTTTCTGCTTGTTGTTCAGGAGTGAAAAGTATTCTGGACTTTTGGACGAGGATGTTTTCCTCAGAACAGGGCAAAAGCAATCTCTCTGGTACTGCAACAGCAAGATCATTCTGAAAATTCTGGATTGTTTCTGAAAAAGATGGTTTTTCTTTTGGAATTCTTTTCTTGATGTTTGGATTACGCCTTCTCGCATCCTCAGCGTTCCGGTTGACTCGCTTGTGCTGGCACTCCTCGTTGCTGCAATACTTACGTGGCTTGAAATCCTTTTGCTGAATAATCTCTCCACAAGCAGCACAAATGAAGGATGGATATTGGGTAACTTTTCTCTCTTTCTTGGCTCTTCTTCTGGCAATCTCAATCCCAAGAGCCTTCTCACATTCTCTTGTATGACAATACTTGCGGGGACGATACTTTGAATACCCAACCTCGTTGGTACATCCGGGTCTCTGACAGATCATTGAGGCTTCCTTTCCATATCTCTAAGAATTTTTATGAATGATTCTCTATAAAATTCCTTTGATTCGTTAAGTCCTTTCCACTGGTCCATTGGAACAACAACAAAACCATGTTTATTCAAGATGCCTGCCAATTCAATAATATCGAATACGGCATGGCCTTCCTGATCATGCTGGATATGGACATTGGAAAATGACGAGAATGGAATGTCTCCGTTAATTCTGGGCTGTGGGGAACAACCGATAATCAAATACAAAAATACAAGAACAGCAAGAACAAGCAAACAACAATCGAAAACAAGTTTCCGCTTAGTTAATGATTCCGATAATGATTCCGAACCCAAATTAGAAGGTTTAACATCTTCTCTTTTTAAGAAGAACTCATTGTGGCTACCATACCTGGAAGCTAATTCCAGATCTTTCTTTTCTTCTTCGGAAAGATGGCATTTCATCTTCTTCTCCTTTTTGAGTGTAATTCCCGGATGGCTTTCTGATTGGCTTTTTCATGCATTGTGGCAAAAGGATGCCGGCCTCTTTTAAAAGAATTCAAAAAGAGAAAGTCATCTTCCAGCCTATTTATTTCAACAACGAGACTGCGACAATCTTGTTCCATTCGATCCTGTATAATCAGTCCTTCTTGAATAAAAGAAGTGGCAATCTCATCGCAAACATCATCAATAATAAAAACCCGTTTACCTCTTCCAGAAGTCGAAGTTGCAATCATTATCTTCATCCTATAAATTCGTTAACCACCTGCAACACAAACCAGGCAAAAGCCAACACAAAAAGCAAAAAACAAGTTATCCGATCATCCATATCAAAACCTTCCTCATCTTTATGAGTGCAAAAATAGAAACAACAGCACCGCCGAAAACTATAAGTCCCGGCCAGCCCCAAAGACGAATAACAAAAATTAAAAAGATTGCTATACTTGAAAATAAAGAAGCTGCAAAAATGATCTTTTCCATAACCAAAACTTTCTTGAGATAAAAAAGCGGGAGTTGAATAAGGGGTTTCTTCCCGTACATCCAACCCCCGCTTGGGTCAGCGCATTCTTCTGACTGCGGAGCCTGTCTCACGCAGCCAATGATTGACCATCCATTGGATGGGAGATGCCGGCGTTGGCGAGATTAGTCCCGAAATCATTTCCGGAAACGGCGGTACTTACCTTTTTATAAGTGGTGGCCGTACTGGCCGTGGCGATCTCGGCAATCGTAGAGCCGATGGCGCCGATGGGGTGGAAATCGATCATTGTCATGCTTTCAAAGTTTGAGGTCACAATGGTATCCACCATATTCGGTGGGACGCCAGAGACGGCCTCCGCCCGACTCGACACAATGACGTTTTCAGCCCCTCCCCAGGTTGGTCCCGCAAACAATGCGAACAATGCGAGACACAGGAACAACATGAAAATACTTTTCTTCATTTTTACCTCCTTCTTCTGTCGTTAATCCTGGAATCACCAGTCTTTCGTTCCCTTCGAACTAATTATACTTTGCTTTAATGAAATCCGCAAAAAATAATTTTATTCGGAGGGAAACCTCACATTTATATAAAGAAAAACCACACCTTATCAAAAATTTTTATTTTAAGCGCAAAAAATACCCCTTTAGCGGAGCTGGGTTAGCTAAGTATTTGATCTCAATAGATTATTTTGGTGAAAACTTGAATGAGAAACTCGGCTTTTTGGCCTATTTTACTGATTTTTGATAAGGGCAACTAAAAACAAGCTATATAACCCATTGATTTCGTTAATAAATAAAAATTACATTTTTTATAAAAAAATGCTTTACTTTTCTTTTAAAACAAGTATACTGAACTTGAGTAAAGGTTCTTTTACAACAGAGGGGAGCAGCGAACAAAGGCGAGCAGATTCCACCCTCAAACGAAAGTCGGAAACTCCCGACAGCGAAATTAAAACCCTGCTGAATGGGTTTAAAATACGGGAAGCAAGGTCTTCTTTCCAACCCAAACCCAACCCCAGAGCCCACTCCCACTTACAGATGGCAAGCCACTAAGTGGGTTACCCAGGATGAGAACTCCTGGTGACTTCGAGGAAAGACTCGTCGCCAACCAGCCAAGGCGTGAACCTCGTATGAAAGCAACGAGGATTTCTGGTGCGTAACGGCGCATGAATTCCGAAACGGTAACCCCATACCGAAGAAGGGGCAGTTTCAAGTGGTTCCTGACTGAACCGATTCTTTGACGAAAGCACTCAGCTGCTAGGTATCGTTACCCCGACGCAAAAATGTTCGGAGGCAATACCACAAGTGCCTGGTCACGAGAAATATGATCCTGTGGGTCGGTGGAAGCACTGACCCGGCGCAATACAAGTTAAGGATCTGAAATGCGCGTACGATCGCCCTTTAATATGAAAGGAGAAAATCATGATCAAGCCTGGAGACAAGGTTCAAATCATTCAACTGGGAGACGAATACTACGGCAGGACCGGGAAGGTTCTTTCTGTTTCACGGAGCCTCGCCCTGGTAGAATTTCACGATGGGACAACCCGCTACTACAACAATATGAACGGCATCGATATTAAAAAGGAGGAGCCATGAAAATCAACTACGGCATCAATAAAGTCGAAATAACAATCCCTCGCAAGCACCGAAAGAAGAAAATCCTGCACGAAAACCATTCGGCGGAAATCCAGCGTTCTCAGGCGACGAAAGCTGGGACAAAAACTATGAAGCGATCTCCGCCACAGTGAAGAAAACCGTCGCCGAGAAACACCCCGGATGGGGGTTGACCGGCTTTTGCGAAGCGAAAAACTAACCCGTTTAAAATAGTCCAGAAAGGAGAAAATATCATGAAGGGATGCTTGAGAATAGTAAGAGGCAATGAGGTAAAGCTGACACTCCCCGGTCCCAGCATCACAATCAAGGCAGACGGTACGCTGTGGTTTGGGCGCAATCCGATGCTGCCGATCCTGGGCTCCGGAGATGGGCCGGATAAGCAGCGCATGGCCGACCTCGTTAAGGCTGGCAAATACGATCAGATCCCGGCAATCTATTTTACACGCTTGGGCGACAATCCTAACGGACTCTGGACGGGCACTGACGAGGAGTGGGCCAAGCACCCGGCGAAAGCGGAACAAGATCGTGTCGCGGCGGCAAAGGCGGCTGAGACTGCCAAGCAGGTTAGAATCTATCTGTCTTCGCGCGGGTGGGGAGATTACTCTGGCTGTGAGTGGATCGGCGACATCACCCGCCCGGATGCTGAGATTTTGGCAGAGTGTAAGCATATCCTGACCACGGGGCATGACGTTGACCAGCCGAATCAATCGGATAATGAGATTATGAGCCAGATCACCAAGGCCCGCGCTGATTGGGAGTCTGCCCCCGCGCGTAAGGCGGCGAGAGAGGCGGCGGAAGAAGAGGATATCCGCCGGAAGATCGCATCTGGATATTGCTTTGCATGTGAGAGTTACTGCCACGGCGACTGTGGGAATTACAGCAGCGATCCGCGCGTGATGTATCGCCGGCAACTCAACGAGGCGACGCGCGAAGCCAATTACGGCATCGAGGATTAACGCCACGAAAGGAGAAACACCAATGTCAAAAGGAATCCAAGATTTACTCTTCATGATCCGCAGCGGATACGCCTTTATCTATGTTGAATCCTCAGAAATCCAGAAAGCCACCGCCGACATCTATAACGGACTATCCGAAAACTTCAAGGCCACCAACAACGGCGGCATCCAGTACAAGGTCTCCGTCTGGGACCACGAATCCAAAAACGCCCAAGGAGAAAGCCAAGCCAACGACCCCAACGACGTTCTTACGCTACTTGAAAACGTCAAGAGCGGCATGGATGAGGTTTCTATCGGCACAGTATTAATCGCTAAGAACTATCAATGGTTTCTCGGAGACGAGTACGGCAACTGCGATAAGTTCAAGGCTGCCTGGTTACTCAACAGGGCTGGGAGTTTCTCTTCCCCCGAGGGGAGAAAAGTCCTGATCATCATCGGGAATATTCCTTTCGAGAAGGCAATTCCCGACATCCTCAAGCGAGACTTTGCCAAGATCGAATTCCCACTTCCCAACGAGAAAGAAATCGAAGACATCTACAACTTCACCGTAAACTCCGTCAAGGACGATCCCAAGTTCGTCATGCCGACCGACAAAGAAAAGCAGAGAATCATTGCCGGAGCCAAGGGCTTAACCTATTCCGAAACCATCAAGGTTTTCTCCTACACTCTCGTCAAAAATAAGGGGATATTTAATCCCGAGACGGTCGAGGAACTCCGTGCAGAGGAAATCAACTCCACCCCTGGGCTCTCCCTGAGGCATTATGACAAGAAGCTGGAAGACCTCAAAGGGTACGAGATCGCGAAGGAAATCGTCGACGAGTGGATCAACGATCAAGAAGCAAGAGGGGTCTTAATCCTGGGGCCTGCCGGCGTCGGGAAAACACACTTCTGCCAAGCTCTTGCCTCTCATTACAATCGGCTCCTCATCGAACTGGAGTTTGCTCAACTCATGGGGGACGGGCTCGTCGGTCAGGCAGAAAAGGCGATGAAACGCGCACTGGATGTTATCGCTGCAAATGCAAATCCCGCAGCCCCGATCATCGTATTTTGCGACGAAATCGAAAAGGGATTGGCTGGAACCTCAGGAGCAGGAGGGTCAAAAGGGACAAACGATGGAGGGACAACCGATCGTAGTAATGCTCAATTCCTCAAGTTCCTCAGTGACGCTCGTCCAAAAGGAATTTACATCGTAGCTTCCTGCAACGATATCGAGAAGCTCCCAGCGGCCTATGTACGGGCGGAACGATGGGACTGTGCCCCTTTGTTTGTTGATCTCCCCTCTCGCGGTGAACAGGAAGCAATCCTTGCTCATTATCAAGGGGTCTACAAGGTAACTGAACGACCGGCCAATATGGCTGGCTGGAGCGGAGCAGAAATTAAAACATGGTGTAAACTTGCCCGGAAGAAAATCGACGTTGGCAAGAAAGCAAACGGCGCCGACGCTCTCATTGTCCCGGTTTCAAAAACCATGGCAGACGAGATTGATTACCTCCGCACCTGGAAAGAAGGAAGAACGGTACCGGCATCGAGAACGACGGCCATCGAAAAGGTCGAAAGCAAGGGAAGGAAACTGGAAATCTAATCTATCGGCTGTCCTACCGGCCAAACGGGGAGAAAAGAAGAAAAAAATGGCAAAATTCGACGTGTCTTTTTCCATCAATAAAAAAGGGGGCAGAACGAATTCAATCAAAAGGGAATTGGAAGAGAAGTTGGGAATGAACATTACCATCGTGAAAAAGAACCCTAACCCTTCCCGAGCAGAACGACTTTCCGAGGCTGAAGATCTAGTCAGTCAGGCCAAAGATATCGTCCAAGAGCTTCAGGATGAGATGCAAAACTGGAACGACAATATGCCCGAAAATTTGCAGCAAAGCGACAAGGCTCAGCAGGTATCCGATGCGGCCGACAACCTCCAATTGCTTTACGATGATCTGGACAATGTTGATTTCAGCATAGTGGAATTTCCTGGCTTATATTAAACCAAATAAACAAATCCAGAAAGGAGAACAAGAAAATGATCAACGAAAGGAATATCTTCACGAAGGGAATGCTCATCAACCTGACCATGGGTGCCTACTGGGGGCAGAAGAAGCTCTCCAAGGAACAGCTCAAGGACATGCCGACGGAAATCGTCAGGGGAGTCCATGATCTCTTCGACGAGAAGTTCAAGAACCTGCTCAAAGAAATCGGCGCCCTCGACAACGAGACAAGGGGTCTCGTAAAGAACCAGTCGGTCCCCTTTCCCATCGACGGAATTTACTTCATCCGCTCCGAACAGATTGAACCGATCATCGAACTCCTGGAACAGCGCAGGGGTCTCCGGGACGAGATGATCGAAAAGGCCATCGAGAACTACGACCAAGCCATCGTCGACTTCGCCCAGCAATATCCCGAATATTACAATCACGGCAAAAGCAAGTACCTCTCCAAGGAACGCTTCGCGGAGCGGTTCTACTTCAAGTACCAGTTCCTCAAGATTTCCGCTCCGGATGAGGAAGACAAGATCATCAGCCCGGAACTCTACAAGAAGGAAATGGAAAAGTTCCGGGAGACCATCGACGAGATGAAGAAAGACATTGTCTCAACGATCTACCAGGAACTGCTCAACACCACTGCTCGGCTCAAGAAACAGTGCGGCGACGGAGGGAAACCCAATCAACGGACACTCAACACTTTGTCGGAATACCTCCGACGGATCAATGACGTATACTCCGATTTCGTCGACCGTGACGACCTGAAGCGGGCAATCGAAAACGTCAAGCTCTCCATCCTGGGAGTTACCGCCGAGGATTTACGCAGCTCCGAATCCGGCAAGGAGGAATTCCGCCGAGGGATTTCCGCCGTGATCAGTGAGATCCAGAATCTGCCGGATATCCCGCTGCGGAGGGCAATCGAACTTTAACCTTTCAGTCTTTCCCCGGAACGGAAGAATCCGGGGATCGGCCGAACGATTAAAACCAGAAAGGAGGAACAGATGAAAACAATTGGAATTATCGGCTCCCGAAGAAGAGATACCAAAGAAGATCTTGAAAAAGTAATAAATGCATTTGTAAAAATATACGAACCTGGAGATCAAATCTGCTCTGGAGGCTGTAAAAAAGGAGGAGATCGCTTTGCAGAAATTATCGCCGAAGCGATGGGGATTCCTCTTGTTATTCACCTCCCCGATAAGAACAAACTCAACCCAATTCTTCTCGAAAAAGCTCCGAGAGCAGCCTACCGTGAAATCAACTACGCAAGAAATACATTGGTAGCAATGGACAGCAATCCAATAATCGCCTGCGTAGCTCCAGACAGAAAAGGCGGAACCGAAGATACCATCAAAAAGTTCATCAAATTCCACGGAAAAGAAAATCTAATTCTCGTATGAAAAGGAGGCCTCAATGGGAGAAGCAAGCCGCAGAAAGAAACTCGGCCTAACATTTAAAGAACGAGCAGAAGAAGATTGGGAAGATTACGTCCATCCACTCGAAGGGAAACCCGTAAAAACCAATGAAGAACTTGCCGAACTGGCGAGGACAATTCATCAAATTAAGAAAGGAGAAATGCTATGCCCTGCTACCAAATTCGCACCGTCTCGATAGAATTTCATGTTGGTAATGTTGACCTGCTCAAGAAGGCTCTTGAGGCAGCCGGATGGAATATCTCAAACATCACAACTGGCGCGATATACGCCAAGAACAACAATCTCAGAAAATCAATACGGATAGGTTTAGATTCTACAAGCACAACAAAAATTACAAGTCAAGAATTCTCACAAACAGAATTAAACAACCTCAACAATTCCATCAAACGCGCCTACAGCGAGCAGGTAATCGATGAGCTTGCGAAGAAGCAACGGTGGATCAAGAGGAATATGGGACAGGGGAACTTTCAACTTCAACGATTTTAATTTTTAAAAAGGAGAACGACCATGGAAAAAAGAATCGAAGATTTTTTGAACATTGATGGAAATGCCATTGCCTTCCATAAAAAGTCGGATGCTGCCAAATTGGAAGAAATAGAAAAATGCTCTTTCGAGGCAGAAATCCCCTGCTCTACCGGAAAAACAGGAAAAAGAAAAATCATTATATTAAGCCGCAACAAATTTCACTTCCTGGTCGTCAATGCGCGTAAAGGGATTCGGGTCAAGGAAAGGAAGACCAAATAAAATTTTTAGAAAGACTCCAAAATCATTTATATAAATAGAGGCATTCATGTCTGGCCGACGTGAACAAACCATAAATGATCCTGAAGTCTCCTTCCATCGCGAGGTGGTGGGGTAGCGGCCAGCTACGAATGCAGACTTCAGGATTTTTCTATTTTGGAGGGAGAAATGAGCAGATTCAATGTACCGAAACCTTATGGGATTATTTACAAAATTGAAAATAAAATCAATGGTAGGATTTATATCGGACAAACAAAACAAGATTTAAATAAAAGAATTTTTGAGCACGTAAATAATAATGGTAAAATGTATATACAAAATGCGATAAGAAAACACAACATTAAGTCTTTTGTATTTCTTGAAATTGATCGAGCTTATTCAAGAAATGAATTAAACGAAAAAGAAAAATATTGGATTAAAAAATTAAACTGCAAATATCCAAACGGGTATAACCTTACAAATGGAGGAGAAGGAGGTGCAACTTGGACCGGGGGGCACCACACAGAAGAAGCAAAAGAAAAACTTAGAATAGCAAACACAGGGAGAAAACAATCAGAAGAAGAGAAAAAGAAAAGAGCTATTTCCAATAGTGGAAAGAAAAGATCAAAAACAACAAAACATAAACAAAGTTTGGCGGCTAAAGGAAAACCAAAATCAAAAGAAAGTATTGCAAAAAGATCAAAAACAAGATTCGATAAAACAGGACCAAACAAAATAGTCTCCTGTAAAGGTTGCAATAAAATAATGGAATTAAGACCTAATGATAATAGAAAATATTGCAATTGGGAATGTAGAGTCTTGCATCAAATAAACCCGATGAAAGGAAAAAAAACGACCCGATTTATCAGAAAGAAATAAACAAAGATCAAAACCAAAACCACCAGCCAAATTATGTGAATGTGGTTGTGGAAATTATGCAAATCTAGGAAAAAGATTTATAAACTTTCACTATAAAAGAACAGGAAAGGAGTAAAATCAAATGGATACAATTTTAATATCAATCCTGGAGGATGGCACTCTTACCGTCAAGACATCGGAAATTTCGGGTGGGAATCACATGAGTGCCGACGCCCTGATGATCGAACTCGACAAGATGATGGGTGGCCAGGTTACGATTCAGCAAAACCCTGAAGCGAAAGGCAAAGCGCACCTGCATCATCACGAGCATGCCTTCGCGGGTGGGCATTCACACGACGGAGGAAAATCATTCCATAATCATTAACTAACAAAAAAAAGAAAAGGAGAAAAAATCATGAACAAAAAGTTTTCATTTACAAAAGAAACAAAAGTTGTTTTCGGAATAACCCTTCGAAGAATTAAAGCAAAAATTTCGTTCGGAACAGTTACCAAAGGAGAACTAGGTGGCTGGATAGAAAAAGAAGAAAACATTGATGTATCCGGCAACGCTTGGGTATACGGCAACGCTCGGGTATACGGCAACGGTCGGGTATACGGCAACTCTCGGGTATACGGCAACGGTCGGGTATCCGGCGACGGTCGGGTATCCGGCGACGCTTGGGTATACGGCAACGCTCGGGTATACGGCAACGCTCATGTATCCGACAACGCTCGGGTATACGGCAACGCTCGGGTATACGGCGACGCTTGGGTATACGGCGACGCTTGGGTATACGGCAACACTTGGGTATACGGCAACGCTCGGGTATCCGGCGACGGTCGGGAAATCTCTCCTCTATGCATTTATGCAACACCGTGGTCTGTTTCAGTATCTTCCAAGATGACTATTTCCATTGGCTGCAATTGCCTGACTCCAGAACAGTGGGACAAACAAGGACCTCAACTAGCCAAACAAAATGGTCTTACAAAAGACCAAATCGCAGAATACAAATTGCACATCGAATTCTGCAAAAAGTGGATGGCTATTTACTGCAAATAAATTTACATGCAGAGGATACCCGCTACGGCGGGTATAATGCACAAATCCGGTTCCAAGTCCGGATAAACCAATAAACGAAAGGAGAAACAAATGAGTGAGGATAATCTTTATTCGTTAGCAAAGACCCTAACAGAACAATTCATGCCTTGCAACATGAAAATCGGAGAAATCACAACTCATCCAGATGGAAGAAAAGTCAAAATAATTAGTGGCCAATATTGGGGAACATATGGCTTAAGCAACTTCTGGTATTGGAGAGAAGTCCTTCAAGACGGGACCTTATCTGAAAAAATTGAACATGGATACGGATGGTAAACAGAAAATAAACAAAAGGAGGAAAGAATGGAATTCGAAGACTACATCGCATACAAGTACGTCAGGATCGATACAGATGAATTCCGCTTCACAGAGTTGCTGGCAGGAGGGCCATCTCACTGCGATCTCGTAAAAGAAAATGAGAAAGCTTTTTCTGCCGGCATCATTGCAGTCTATCCGGAATACTTTTCTCTCTTCAGCACAGGCAGCACAACACTAAAAATTGGATGGTCACACGAAAGCGATTTTCCTTTACTGGAAAAGATTGTCAAAAAGAAGTTCAAACCCCAAACATAGGAGAGGATAATGGCCAACCAATTTTCAGACAAGGAAAACCGAGCCTTATTGAATGATCTTAAAGTCAACAATAACCGACTCGACACCAAAAGAATTCAAGACATGGTCGTCCTCTGGCCTGGGCTTTTCCCGGGAACCGAACGAAATGAACGATCACTTTTTGAACAAACCAAGAAAATAGCAAAGAAAGAAAACTTACCGTGCCTCGTCATCTCTGCTCCAAAAAGGGATCGAAGCAACTGGACCAAACCCGGAACAGTTTCTCCACGAACAACAAAAGGAAAGATGTTTGAGCAAATCCTAGCCATCGTCCAGGACGAAATCAGACTCTGCATTCCAAAAGCAGCAAAGAGAATCCTCCGGCTTATCGAAATCCAGGCCGAAGAAAACATCGAACTGAGAAAAGAACTACGCGATCTAAAGTCGTATCAACAAGGGATCAATCAAAAATATCAAACAGAACTATCCAATAAAGGAGGAAGTGCATCATGAATCCACTGTTCAAACTGATCATGGCTATTTTGGTTTTCTGCCCTCAAATGATGGATGTCTTTTTCAATACCGTATACCAACAGTATTGGGCTTTGTTGATGACCGGACAAGCATTCGTCGCTCTTGTTCTTTTCCACCAAGCCCTTGACGAATGGCACTCGATTATCCTCAAAAGAAAACTTCAAGGAAGGAGAGCATCATGGCTTTGCAAATTACGGAGGAGGCTACAAAAAAGACGCCAGACGGGATAATCGAAGTTTCCATCATCCTGAAAAAAGAAGGTTTTAAAAAACAATATACATACTCCATCCGCTCAGAATACGAGCTGGGACAAGTACGCAAACTAATCCATTGCAGAGCTTACGGAAGGGCATTAAACCTTCTGAAACAAAACAACAAACCTTTCACGGATACAGAAGGAGGAAACAAATCATGAAGACCAAAAAGAAAATGGGACGACCCCGATCAACATCAGAAAAGAAAGTAGTTGTCTCGGGGTACGTACCTATCTCTCATTTCAAGGAGATCGCAAAAGCAGCCCATAACCATGGACGCTCAATTAGCGCAGAACTTGACAACCTGATTGCTTCTGGATTGAAGCATCTCCCTGGCATCCACGTTACTCCAGCAGAGGAGGAAAAATCATGAGTAGGTTCAATCTCCCGATTCAATCAAAAATCTCAGTCAGCAGATTTAATAGACCAGCAAATCAAGAGCCAATTCACATCCCAAAATGCTACTGGCCCTGTCCCTGCGGAGGGACGGTCCCCAACGCCCCCGAATTCTGCAAGAAGAGGAAACGATGGACCGAAAGGGCAGGGTGCTTTTGTGTCGACATCCTCATTTGTGACCAATGTGAGAACCGAATGGAGTGTCCGGCAATAAGGGAATACAATAAAATCTATCCCATAAAAAAACATCATTAAATCAGAAGGGAGAATCTCAATATGTCAGGAAACGGAAGGCACATGGACATGTACGCATGGCTAACGGCATATGTAACGGGAATTGAGGGGATGGTCGAATTCGATGCCCCTGTCCATAGGGATCGAGGGACAACATTAGATCCTGTTAATGTTTTCTTGATCGACGACACAGAAACCGAATCCCTTTCTCCCGAAAAAATCCTTATGAAAAGAGAGGCCTACACAAACCTCTCGCAAGAAGCCAAGGAAGTAATAGAAATGATCTTCAGGTGCCCACAGGAAATCATGGAATGTTTCATGACTCCGAAATATCACAAAATTAGTAAGAAAAAAATCCTTGAATACCTGATCACAGCTATGGGCTGGACCCCCAAAAGGGTTTCAAGATGCTTTACGGAGCTGAAAGAATTTTCCTCAAGTTTTGATTAAAGTGGGGTATAATAAAAAAGCGGGGAGGGAAAAGAAAAGATAAGACTGGCACCGCCAAAAGCGGACCCGAAGTCCAGATACTATCGAATCCCTCCCCCATTTAAAACTATGAAAATAAAAATCATCGATCCCGTAATTTGCCAAACCGACTCCCCACAGGTTCTGAAGGAATTCCTATTCACGACCAAGACCTATTGGAAAAAAGGTCAATTCCATCGTGAGAAACTGGAATATCCTCACCCTCTCGTCGATAAAAAAACAGGGGTATTCCTAGCTGGATTTTTACCTCGCGTGCTCAGATCCTGCAAAACACGGGGAATTCCAGTTGAAGTCGAGGGCGAATTCGAGAAAATAAAATACGACCCGTTATTGATATATCCGTCGATTACCTTATTCCCCGATCAACGAGAACTTGTATCATTGGGGTTTGAAAAGCAAAGGGGAATCCTCGCCGCACCCACAGGAACCGGGAAAACGGTGCTTTGCTACGCCCTTATCTATCCATTGATGCCATGCAAAGCACTTGTAATCTGTCCGAGCAAATCCATCCTCACTCAGACCGCAATGGAATTTCAAGACAACTTCAAGATGAAAGTCTCGGTCTATGGAGATGGGAAAAAAGACCTAAGCGGGGATGTGGTGGTAGCCTTGATCAACAGTCTCAACCAAATGGAACCAGAAGAATATTGCACTCAATTCGATATAGTAATCGTTGATGAAGCACACCATGTTGCTTCCATCCCGACCGACCGGGAAATCGCCGACGGTAAAATCGGCATGTACTATAAATTCCTGACAGGGTGCCTCTCCCCGATGAGGATAGGACTCACCGCTACAACCGACAAGGACGGCTCAGAACGAGCCATGGCGGCTGAAGGACTACTTGGCCCGGTGATTGGGCGTTTTACCTTTGAAGACGCTGTAAAAGCTGAAAGAATAGCGAAACCAAGGGTAAAACTGATAGCAGTCCCAATAAATACCAATATCAGGGAGCTAAGTACATATCACGACATCTACAATATTGGAGTCGTCTTCAACCGTATACGCAATAACATAGTCACGGATTTCATAGCAGAGCAAGCAAAAGCCGGGAAAACCTCCCTCGCCTTCGTAAAGCTACTGGAGCATGCCGATATCCTGGTAAATCTTTTGAAAAACAAAGGGGTGCCCTGCGAATACGTCAGTGGTGAAATCTCCGGAAAGGAAAGGGAAAGGATTAAGCTCCTCCTCGAATCCGGAGAAGTCAAATGCGTAGTCGCGACCTCGGCTTGGAGAGAGGGCGTGAACATTCCAAAGCTGGATATGGTTATCAATGTAGCTGGATATTTATCTGAAAAAACCGCCCTTCAGATGGCAGGTCGGGCACTCAGAGTCTCCGAAGGCAAGGAAGAAGGGGTAATTGTAGATTTCTTAGATTCAGGAAAATACCTTTCCGAACATTGCGTCCGCAGGCTACTCGTCTATGCCGAACTTGGATGGTTATGAACTTCGACATCATTAGATTTCTCGAAGAGTATTCCATTCAGCACAGAATCCGTGGGCAAAAAACAACCCGAGGCTGGGTCCAGCTTCAAATCTGCCCATTCTGCGCCGGTGATAACTATTATCTTGGAATCAACACCTCAAAATTATTTTTTCACTGCTGGCTATGCCACAAGTCCGGAGAAATGGTCTTCCTCGTTAGAAACCTTCTGGGAGTAGACTATCGGCAAGCAAAAGAAATTGTAGAAAAATACGGCGGGATTTCTCTCTCAGAAGAAGAACCTATCAAACCTGCCGAACAAGTCGTAATTCCTGGAATGACAGGGCTTCAACCGATTCATCTCAACTACCTACGGTCAAGGAACTTCGATCCAGCCTTCCTGGAACGAAGATACAGGATAAACGCCTGCTATACCGGAGGACGCTTCCCGTATAGGATAGTAATTCCAATCTATGACAATGGAAGGCTGGTCAATGCCACCTCCAGGGACGTCACCGGCCAACAGCAAGAACGGTATATGTCCCTAAGAAACGAAGAGGCTGTCGTCCCTCGCAATGAATGCGTCTACAACATAGATTCGGTTGTCGGTGAAAACGTTCTAATTGTCGAAGGGCCGTTCGATGTCTGGAGGATAGGAGGGGCGACGGTATCCCTATTGGGGACGGACTCCAGCATGGCCCAAACAATGAGGATCGTCGCGAAATTACCAAAGAACCTTTATATCATCTTCGACAGTGAGGAACAAGCACAAAAGCACGCATCAGAATTGGCCTTTTGCTTCGCTCCATTTGTCAAACACGTCGAGATTGTGACCATCCCGGTCAAAGATCCAGCTTCTCTGTCTCCAGAACAAGGGTTGGAAATAAGAAACGAATTAAATTTATGAAAGGAAAACCCATGGAAATCACCGAATTGAAAGAAAAGATCATCTCTGCATCACAAGATTATTACTCGGGAAATCCTCAAATTTCAGACGATGAATTCGATGCATTGATCGAAGAACTCAGAACTACCAACCCGGAGGACGAACTTCTAAAAACCATATCGACCGGATACTCTTCAGAATTGGATCATTCTGGCGAAAAAGCCAAGCATAAATACCTGACAGTTGGATCTTTGAGCAAAATCAACTCAACCAACTGCGAGAAGCACTTTGAAAAAAAACCAGGACAATATGTCATCACCAGCAAGATCGACGGCGGCAGTGTAGTCTGTTACTATGGAGACACCGGAAAATTTGAAAAGGCCGTCACTCGTGGGGACGGAACAATCGGGATTGACTGCACTGCCAAAATGAAATACATTGTCCCAAAAAATATCGGACTATATGACGTGGCGATTCGTGGCGAAATCACCATGACAAAAGAGATGTTCAATCTTTTCTATCCTGATGCCGCAAGCCCAAGAAACACGGCAATGGGGTTGCTCTCGAAAGACAATCCTACTCCAGAAGAGCTGCTTCGTCTTTCTTTTGTCTCGTATAACATCTATGGACCGGCAGGGGACAAAGAAATCCCTCCCTATCATAAGAAATCAAAAGTCATGCAAGACCTCCACGAAAACGGATTCACCATTGTTCAATATACAAAACTTTTCGACATGGACCCGAGATTTTTGGAGTCCCTTAAAGGCAAGCTCAGCCCAGAATTTCCTGCGGACGGACTGGTCATCACCAACGAATTAAATAGATTTGAAGAAATTGCCTATAAATTTGTAGCTGAAACAGCAGAAACAACCGTGACAAAAATCGAATGGGAGACTTCTCGCCTTGGGAATGTTATCCCTGTTATCTATTTCAATCCGGTAAAACTTTCGGGAGCAACCCTGCAAAAATGCTCCGGATTCAATGCAAAATGGGTCTGCGATAATCGAATTGGTCCAGGGGTCAAGATTATTGTTCACCGCGCTGGCGAGGTAATTCCGGCAATAAAATCCGTTTTCCCAGAAATCCCAGGAAGAAGGCAAACAAATAGACCATCTGAATGCCCAGACTGTTCAACCGTGTTGGAATGGGTAGGTGTTAATCTTTATTGTCCGAACAAAGACTGCTCTAAAAAAGTTGTTTCAAGACTCCTTCTATGGCTTGAATACATGGCTCCAGTGGATTCGCTCGGAGAAAACATCTTGCTTCCATTCCTGAAGGAAATACGATGGACTTCCATTAAGGATATTTACAGTCAACGAAAATGGAATGATTTCATCGATAAATTTATCGCCGGACATACGATGCACGCTTGCGAACTCCTATGGAAAATGCACGACAAACTCTACCAGGAATCGGTTGATCCAGGAAAATTCTTTGCAGCTTTTGGCCTGCCAAGTGTTGGAGGGACAATATCAAAAAAGATATCCGAAGAAATTGGGCTTGACCGGTATTTTGAGTATGGTCCCGATACAGCAATGAACCTCGGCAGAATCACAAAACCGGCATTGAAATCCCTATATGAAAATTTCAGTTACATGAAAGAAATATACCAACAAATCAAATCCGCGCAAGGCTTTATCAAGAAAGAAAAAAGCGATGGTATCAAAGTTGCCATTACAGGGAAATTGTCAAAGCCAAGAAAAGATCTCATTTCGGAATTTGCAACCCATGAAATCGAGGTTGTTGATTCAGTTTCAAAAGGAGTTGCCTATCTCATTACCGACAACCCAAATTCAGGGTCAAGCAAAAATACCTCGGCACAAAAGCTGGGGGTACAAGTAGTTTCTGAAACAGAATTCAGGGTTATTGTTAAAATGACGTAACCCATTCTAATCATTAAGAAATAAAAATAAAATTTTTAGAAGCGTCACTTTTCCGCTTATATAAACGAAGGGAATAAAAAGGTTGACCGAGGCGGCCTCCCTCAGAAAGAAAAACACAAGAAATGCGAAGATCCTTTATGTATGGGCTTGAGGTCATCGTCTTTTTAGATGGCCTCGGCCTCGGAAACTGAGTCCTTCGTCGCTTGTGTTTTGCTTCGATGGCTTTGAGTCCATACATAAAGGATTTTTTATTTTATGACATAAAGAGATCCAAAATTATTGGCCCAAAACCAATAATAAGTTTGGCCGGAACCCAAATTTATTCTATCCCCTCGATCATCCCTTATGATCACTTTAGGTTTTGGATCTCTTTCTTTTCTCCTGGAGGTTTCTCAATGATTCAGTCTCCCCAACTAGAAGCAAGATATCGCGATGCAGAATTACGATCAAGAAACCAATTTACCCCTTCAAATATAACCATCCCAATAGAAGCAGCAATTAATCCTTTCCTGTCAAATACAGAAAAACTACTTTTTGGATGGATTGCAAACACAGCAGCATCAAGCTGGGGATGCCAAGATACAAACGAACGTCTTGCAGAAAAAATGGGAAAATGCCCTCAAACAATTACTAATTGCATCTCAAAACTAAAACAATTTCAATATATCGATACAATAGACAAAAGAGAAGGATATGATCATTCCTCAAGGACTATATTGGTTGACCTTTCATACCCGCAAAGATATATGGAGGCAAAAGTATTTTATTACGACAATTATGGGAGTATAAATCTTAAGGAATTAAACGAGAAACTCAAACCAATAATCGAAGCATGTCGACAAAATCAGGGTATAAGAAAATTTATATACTGGCATAATCAGGGTATAAAAAACTTTATACCAAATAATAGTATTAGTACAAGTATAGTAATGAAACCATTTACAGATAATAAAAAGAAATTATCTGTAAATAGGTTTCATATCCGTCCTACGGACGTGTCTGTCTCATCAACTGAAAATCTTCCTCCTGGGGATATTCAACTTGATCTTCCATTAGAACAACCAAAACTCCCAGTAAGCAGATTCAATCGTCCAGCAAAGCTAACTCCCAAACCAGTCACTTCTCCCACCGTCAAGCAAGCCAGCGTTGCGATGGATAAGATGTTCTGCCAGATGGCTAAAGATGAACGCGCCGCCCGTCGAGAAAAGAAAAAGCAAACTCCATTTCAAAGTATCCCCCAAGAAATCCGCATCATGATGGAATCCTGGAAAAGTCTGGGGTTCAAGATCCCAAATCCAGAAACGGCGCCAAATACTTACAACAAAGCCATTCGTGCCCTGAAGAAGATTCAAACCGGAACCCTTATCCCCGGAGAAGAAAGAAAATTCAACCCTGACGACATAAACAATGCAATGCTTAAATTCTCACAGATTGTGTTTGACCCGGATTATGGACCCAAACAACCAGTAAAAGACCAGCTTGCCAAGATGAGCCTGGAGGGTTTTTTATTCAACGCGTATGGTAGAAACATCCGATCTTGGTTCCTCAAGTGTCACGAGGAGGAATTAAAGAAAAAGTCAGAGATGATTGAGGATAAGTGCCCAGAGGTCACTAACCGACTCAAGGGCTATTACGAGAGATATCCCTTGGCTGGAATGAAGAAGCGATTCACAGAGTCCGAAGAGAACAAGTTCCGCTTTGCGACGGCACGCATTGTCGAGTTTTATGACAAGAAGAAACACCGAATGAGCGGTATCACAAGGGGATACCACGAGATTGCCGATCTGCTCTGCGAGGCTATTAGAAAGCAATATGGTGATAAGGTCACGAACATTCATCCAGGATCATTTGCATCATCATTTGCATTCTCTTGCCTGATAAAGCTCATGAATGAGCAGGGCTACTTCACCGATTATCAGGCAACAAATGTTGATGGGTATTGAAATTTTTCATTAAAGCCCGGTATAATAAACCCAGAAGGAACAATCCAGAAAGGAAATAAATGTCATTATTAAAGCGCAGGGTGGTCGATGTCTCCGCCGAGGAGGATATGTTAACGGGGATGATCGTCAGTGATACTTTTTGTCGCGATGTAGCAAAGTTGGTCAGTCCATACACTATAGAAACACCATACATCGCACGAATTATCAAATGGTGCCAAGAATATTATTACAAGCATAAAGAAGCTCCTGGGATGCTCATCCAGAACATCTTCAATGCTGAAAAGGATAAGATTGATCCAGCCGAACAAGAAGCTATTTCAGGCATCCTCGTCAAATTGTCCGAACAATATGCCACTTCAGAAATTAACGTCGATTACTTCAAGGATCGTGCAATGGAGCTTATTCGTTCCAGGGCACAAAAATATGCAGCAACACAAATCCTCTCTCTTAATGAGATTGGCAAAACAAAAGAAGCAGAAATTATCTTCAAGGAATATCACACAATATCAATAGAAACTTCTGGCTGGGAAGACCCATTCAATCCTGCCGTTATTCGAAATCACTTTGTTGATGAGCAACTCCGCAAAAGCTATCTTTTCCAACTAAAAGGGGAAGTAGGGAAATTTATTGGCCCTTTTGAACGCAACTGGTTAGTAGCATTCATGGCTCCAGTCAAAAGAGGTAAAACATTTTGGCTTATAGAATTGGCACTGCAAGCAGTCTTTATGGGGAGGAGGGTCATTTTCATCTCACTTGAAATGAACCTGGAAAGAGTAAGAAGAAGGTTTTACAAACGGTTGACCTCAATGGTCAACGAAACCCTTGATTATATTTTCCCTGTATTTGATTGCTTAAAAAATCAGGACAATACTTGTAATAAAAAAGAGAGAGCAATTGATATGAGATTGCTTGATTCAGAAGGTAAAAAACCAATCTACACTAGAGAGCTAAAATACAAAGCATGTGAAGCTTGCCGAGGAACAAAAGATTTTATCCCAGCTACTTGGTTCACAACCAACAAAGTCGAAAAGATGAAAACCCAGAAAGCAATAAAACTACTCGATGCTCAAGCCAAACATTTTGGTTACAATACGAATTTTGGGAGCAACATCAGGACTCTTGCTTATCCGGCATTTTCTGCCAATCTTAGCCGGGTAAAAAGGGATATAATGAATCTGGTTGAATCCGGACATTTTATTCCAGATGTTATCGTAATCGATTATGCTGACATTCTTGCTCCAGAGGATTCCAGGATTATTGGTCGAGAACGAATAGATCAAACCTGGAAATCCTTGAAAGGAATAAGCGATGAAATGCATTGCATGGTTGCAACAGCCAGTCAATCAAACCGTGGTTCTTTTGAAAAAAAGAACGTGGTTCAGACTGATGCGTCTGAAGATATCCGTAAACTTGCTAATAGCGATTTATTTTTAGCAATAAATCAGACCCCACAAGAAAAGAAAGACAGCATAACAAGAATCTCAAGAATCGCTTGTCGCGATGAAAATTTTGATCAGTACGAGGGGGCAATCGTGTTGCAACAACTTGCCCTTGGTCAAATTTGCCTTGATAGTTATATGGATAGGCCTACTACGGTATCGCAAATTTCTTATGAAGATTTTTTTGTATAAATCTTCAACAATTCATTAAAGAGGGGTATAATCATAATACAGAGGATTGGGAGTTACCCAAAATAAAAAATAGAAGAACAAAATGAAAGGAGAAAGAAGATGGAAAAGGCAAGATTGATCGAGGGAGTTACCACACTGAACGCAGCGGAGTACGAAGTCGATGGGAAGAAACTGCCCATCATTACCGAAAAGATCAAGTACGTCGCCGTCAAGCTGGAAAAGATCGAAGCGGCATTCAAAGCGGCATGTGAAGGCGTCGCCGGCAAACCCCAGGAGGAATTCGTTCCTCAGCTCGTCGTCGACGTGTACAATGAATTGGTCGAACCCGCTGCTGCATCTGCCGAGGCCGAAGCAGCTGCTGCCGCCACTACCGAGACAACCGCAACAGAGGCTGCCGGAACCAAAGCCGAGGAAAAGAAGGCAGACACCAAGGCAGATGCCAAGAAAAAGGCTCCCCCGGCTCGGGCAAAGGATGCCTTCGGCAACGCCATCGGTTCCATGACCGGTGAAATCGCTGCTGCCCTGGTCACCGGAGCGAAAAAGGAAGACATCGTCAAAACCCTGATGACCAAATTCGGCCGGACCCAGGAAAAAGCAGAGGCGTACCTCAAGGGATGCCTCAAGTCGTGGAAGGAACGAGGATTCCAGATCACGGTAAAAGACGAAGTCTACACCATGGCTCTCCCCAAGAAATAACATCACGGGGGACTGGGTTTTTCTATCAACTTTCCGGGTCGGGAACCTTCTCCGACCCGGAAAAGATAATTCCACTCAGGGGAAATCTGCCCTGTTCAACAGTGTAAAGCAACCTACAACTCAATAAGAGAAAGAAAGGAGGAATACCACCATTGAAAACCGAAGGGGCAACTATCTCTCACCTTCTGAAGAAGGTTTACCTCGGCGGGATCGTGGAAGAAGCGATCGTAGACTTTGGAGCCAACACAGTCCAGGCTGTCGATCCGACCAATTCCGTTTTTCTTAAGGTGTCAGAAAAACCTTCGGGGGACGGCATCGGCAGGGTTGGGATTGGAAGCCCAACCCTTTCCATGATCATCAAGCATTTTGATGCAATCAAAGGCGAGATTGCCATCACCCACGAAAACAATCGCCTGGTCGTAGGGGCAAAAGGTCGAGGAGAGGTAAGGTACCTCACCGTCAAAGAAGAATTCGTAGCCAGTGCTGTCGCTGAGGACAACATTGGCGCACTCGTTGACCCCTGCATACTCACAGCCACATTGCCGGCACAGTCCTGCTCCGATTTCATGGCCTACATGGCTTTGGTAAAAACCAAGTCTGCCAAGTTCCGCTATTCCCAAAAAACCAAGACCGTTCATATCGAAAGTGGGCTGGAAAGCGAACACCAGTTTAATGTCCCGGTCGGAGCGGCAGAATTACTGACCGATGATAAACCCGAAGACTTCTCTGTTATGGTTTACGGCAGCCATATTGACCAGATCTTCGGTGTTCTGGAATGGTCGGAAAAAGAAAAACCAGCCATCCTCATGGCTCCGAACCATCCCTTGCTCATCGTTCAGAATGACGAAAACATTTGGGCTTGCCTCCCGTTGACGGAGTCGGCCGAAGAACAACAATCGTAAGGAAACCGGCAGGAGCTGAGCGTATGCAATCGAATCTCTCGCAGTTTATCTGGTACGAAAAACACCGCCCATCAATGCTGGACGAAATGACTCTTCCCGTCCAGTATCGTCGCGCTTTCGAAGGTTACCTGAAAGAAGGGAATCTTCCGCACTTGTTGTTTCATGGTCCCCAGGGTAGCGGGAAAACCACGTTGGCCTTCGTTCTCATGAACAACATCGACTGCGTGCGGATGATTTTGAACGCTTCGTCGAGCGACCGTGGCGTTGAAACCATGCGAGGAAAAGTGAAGCAATTTGCCTCAAGCCGAACAGTTGACGGCTCTCTGAAAATCGTGTTTTTTGACGAGAGCGACGGTCTGACTCCTCAGGCACAAGAGGCGCTGCGAAACACTATCGAAACATATGCCCAGACCTGCCGGTTTATTTTCACCTGTAACGAGATCGACCGTATCATTGGTCCACTTCAATCTCGTTTTACCATTTTTGAATTCTCGGCGTTTCCACTTGATCAGGTTATTCAACAAGCTGAAAAGATCTTGGTCAAGGAACGCATCGAATATGATATAGAAAGCGTCAAAAAAATTGTCAACCAGCATTATCCAGATGTAAGAGCAATAATTAATAATCTCCAGTTATGTTCATCTGGAGGCGATTTAAATCCCGAAACAGTTTCCAAAACAACCGTTGACCCGGCGTTGTTGCTTGATTGCATTGCCAACGGGGAAGTTGCAAAGATACGGAAAATGCTCGTTGGGATGTCAAACTTCGTATTCGTCTACCGTTACCTGTTTGATACTCTATTGATGTGTGACGACCTCACACAAGAGCAAAAGATAGAAATAACCCACGCCTTGGCCGAAGGGCTTTACCGTGACGCGCTGGTTGCCAATCGGGAAATCAATTTCATCGACTGTGTTATAAACATTATGGGGATTATTAAATGCCCCACCATTTCATTTTTGGGATGAACAAATGCCCCTTGACCTTTTTGGTTTCATAGAAAATTTGTTTTCTAAAAAGCAATTCATAGATTCCAGGGAGCCGTATAAAGAGACCTATATGGCGATAAAGTTTTTGTCGCTATATCCCGGGACATTTATAATTGCTGCCGTTGCCAACCGGCTTTCCTCAAAGATACCGGCTTGGGCAACTAATGTCTTTTTATTCAACACGATCAAGAAACAAAGGCCTCCTCATTTTCAGTATCCAAAGGCAGAAGAGAAAGAAAAACAGAAATGGCCCAAAGAAGCCATTCAAAAAATATGTAACAAGTTTTGTTGTTCCGAAGAACATGCTATACAAATTTTGCAAATTTTATCAATGAAGGATCATCAAATTCTTGAATCTCTTGGCATAGGGCCAGAAGGAGAAAAGAAAAGTGGCAACAAAAAGAATCGAAGAGTTCCTTAGTAAAGGTGCAAAGCCGGACCCGGTCAGGCAATTTGAAAAGCTTTCCGCCGGCAAAAATAAAGAAGAAGTTCGAGAACTGGAAATGGCGATGCTTACTCCAGAACCAATTCCACAATACGTCGGCGAAGAACAACGGTATATCATGAACAGCGAATTTACCGTGAAAATGGTCTTTGCCTCACAAGAGGACATGGACTTCTTTGGTCGATTCATACCAATTGCCAACTATATGGAAAAATCTATAACCGACCTCAAGATCATGTTCGACCTTTTCCGTTCTATAGATGCCGGCAAAATTTCTTATGATAAAAAGACCGGAGTTTTTCAAATAGAAGCAGAAAAGTCAATAGAGTTACCAAAACTCCCCACCCCTCCATCTGCAAGAACAATTATTGAAGGAGTAAAAATCATTGGAAACGACACAACAACACCCATTAAACGATTCTTCCGCCGTTAAATAGAAAAGAATATAAAAATGCCAAGACCCCATAAATATAAGAAAAGACAAAAAGACCTAGGTGGTCCTTGTCCAATTTGTGGAGAACCAAGGAAACTATATAAAAAGACTTGTTCAAAAGAATGCAGTTCTACCTTGAAGTCTAGAACTTTAAAGAAAATGTATGATTCTGGAGAATTAGATTTTTTAAAAGATATTCAAAAAATAGTTGGGACTGGGAACCTTGTCGCATTTAACAAAACAGAAAAAGGCAGAGAAAATGCTTCTGTTGCTTGCATAAAAAGAAATACAATCCATGGGAACCCTACAGAGAAAGAAACAATACGAATAAAGATAAGTTCTTCTAGAAAAGAAGGATTGGCTTCTGGAAGAATTCAAAATCCAATGTTAGATCCGATAAAAGCCAAAGAAGCTGGGAGAAAAAGAAAAGCTGCCTATGATTCTGGTGAAAAAGTTCACCATATGAAAAACCCCTTAGTGGTAAAAAAAGTAAGCGAATCTCTCAAAAAAGCCTATGCATTAGGGAAAATAACCCCAAATAGTGTTGTTTATCGGTGTCATTACCATAGAGGTTGGTATGTTGATAAGAATGGTAATTTCCAATTTTATGCAAGCAATTGGGAATTTTTAAGAATGGAATTTTTAGATAGCTGTACAGATATAAAATGGAGAAAAATTAGACAAGAATACCGAATCCCATATATCGATATGACAGGAGTACATAGAACCTATTTTCCGGACTTCGAGGTTCAATTTGGTGATAAAATAATTATAGAAGAAATTGGAATTCATACAGAAGAAAAACAACATAAAATAAGATGTGCTAAGGAATATTTTAATAACAAAACAGAAATTTTTGTTGCTCTTGGAGGAAACCAATTAAATGAAAGAACTTGGTAAAGATATTGACCCGCTGGAAATAGAAATCAGAACAACCGCACAACGATGGCTCAATAATAACAAGAACCTTTTAATTTCTGGAAGTGACTACCAAAGCCCAAGAATTAGCAGTGAAATCCCTGATTGCAGTATGCCGCTCAGCATGGATACGTATAAATTTTGTTCTCTAAGTTGTTGTTATTGTTTCAGTTTTTTCTTTAAAGCAAATAATCCAGCAATAAAAAATTCTGAAACAGGAATGGATCTTACCAGTATTAATGCAAAAAAATTTATAGCTGCAATTTCTGGAAAACCTATTGACAGTCGTGGAGCTATGATGCATAAGCTTTTCTATAACCGTAAATTTCTTTTACACATAGGAGGATTGGCTGATCCCTTCTGTAATTTCGAGGCAAAAAACGGAGTAGGCTATGAAATAATGAATGCTCTGGGTGATTTGAACTACCCCACTTTATTCTCTACCAAAGGAGCCAATGTTGCATTAAGCAAAAAGTATACCGACCTCTTCGAAAGGTATGCCAAACAAAACAACTTCGCCTTTCAAGTCAGCATGGTGACCAATGATAAAAACATGGCTTCCAGGGTAGAAATTGGAGTCCCATCCCCAGAACAAAGAATCGAATTGATTCGTCGATATAGTGCTATGGGGTATTGGACAATCCTCCGGTTACGACCTTATATTATTGGTATTACCGACGAGTCAATCGACAGTCTCCTGGAAGATGCTCTGGCAGCTGGCATCAATGCAATCAGCATGGAATTTTACGCTCTTGATGCAAGGGCTTCAGGGGAAGCCAAAAAACGCTACGATTGGCTCGGAAAGATCGTTGGCGCCAAGAACCTCATGGAATACTTCGCTCGACTTTCTCCCGGTGAACGTGGGGGATATCGTCGGTTGAATCGTCTTGTCAAAGAAATCCATGTCAAGAAGGTCTACAAGTTCTGTATCGAACATGGCCTAGAGTTTGGTTGTTCAGACCCTGATTTCAAGGAACTCACCACGACCGGATCATGTTGCGGGATGCCAGACAAATACGAAAAGAATCATCTTCTGGAAAACTGGACCCGCCAGCAGATGACATTCCATCTTAAGGAAGCAAGAAGAATCTATCATTTAACCGGCAAATTGAATACTTTCCGGTTTACCCAGGTATACAAAGACGAACCATATTTTGACTATCCTGGCCTAAGTCACGATCATGTTTGTGAAACAAGTATGTGCGCAGCCGACCGGGTAAACCTTACTTACCGTAGAATCCTACGCAACTATTGGAATAATCTCCGTTCGTATGCTGCTCCCCAAAACTACTTTCATGGGAAAGTCATCGCTTGCGGGATGGATGAAAACAAAGATTTGATCTATACGTATAATCCTATGCCGTATGAGAAACATTGGGCTGAAGAGGGGATTGACTTGAAAGGAAAGTAATGAGTAAGTGCATTTTCATCGATACAGAAACTACATCCGCCAATCCCGATAGGGGTGGGCTGATTCAACTTTCAGGGATCATTGAAATTGATGGCACAATAGCCGAAGAATTCGATATTCATACCAACATTTTCAAGAATGACGAAGTGACAGAAGAAGCCCTTCAAACAAATGGATACACATTGGAACAAATCTATGGCTTCTCCCATCCCAACAAGGCTTTTGTCGAATTTAGAAAGCTCCTCGAAAAATATGTTGACCCGTATAATAAGGCTGACAAATTCATTGCCCTGGCCTATGTTGCGAATTTTGACAATACAGTCCTAAGAGAATGGTTTCGTAAAAACGGCTCCCAGTATTTTGGCAGTTATTTTTGGCACCCTTGGATTGATATATTCAATCTTGCGGCCTATTTATATCAAGACCAACGAGCGCAATTTGAGAATTTCAAAATGAAAACCGTTGCTGCTTATTTGGGAATTGAATGTGATCAAGAGCAATGCCATGGAGCACTTTACGACACGAAAATTGCCCGGCAAATATACTACAAATTAACGAGTCAATAGGAGGAGAAAATGGGAAACAAAAAAGTCAGGGTCGCTATCATCGGGGTTGGGAACTGCGCATCGTCATTGGTGCAAGGTGTGCACTATTATCGGAATGCCAACGAAAAAGAAACAGTCCCAGGATTGATGCATGTCAACTTGGGAGGGTACCATGTGAACGACATCGAATTTGTTGCAGCCATCGACGTTGCCGCAGCCAAAGTAGGCAAAGATCTTAACGAGGCGATCTTTGCCGGCGAGAATAATACGATTTGTTTTGACCAAGGACTCGTCAATATCCCAAGCGGAGTTACCGTCCAGAGGGGAATGGTCCATGATGGCATTGGGCAGTATCTCAAGGAGGTCATCCCAATTGCTCCTGGGTCGACCGAAGATATCGTTCAGCTGCTGAAAGACACCCATACCGATGTGGTCGTGAACTATTTGCCGGTCGGTTCCGAAGAAGGAACAAAATGGTATGTAGAACAAATCCTGCAAGCCGGTTGTGCCATGGTCAACTGCATTCCTGTTTTCATCGCCTCGGCACCGTTCTGGTCAAACAGGTTTAAGGCAAAAAATCTTCCCATTGTGGGGGATGACATCAAATCGCAGGTCGGAGCGACAATTACGCACCGGGTATTATCGTCTCTGTTTCAGGCTCGGGGAGTCCGCCTTGACCAAACATACCAACTAAACTTTGGTGGCAATACGGATTTCCTCAATATGCTGGAACGTGGCAGGCTGGAGTCAAAGAAGATTTCCAAGACCAGTTCAGTCCAGTCTACTATGGAAAAGGAATTGAACTGTAACGATATTCATGTCGGTCCTTCAGACTATGTTCCGTTCCTCACCGACCGTAAGTTCTGTTACATCCTCATGGAAGGAACCACGTTCGGCAATGTTCCCCTGAAGCTCGAACTCAAGCTCGAAGTCTGGGACAGCCCCAACAGTGCCGGCGTCGTGATTGATGCCGTCAGGTGTGCAAAATTGGCTTTTGACAATGGGGTGTCAGGAGCCTTGAAATTACCCTCGGCCTATTTCATGAAACACCCAGCCGAGCAAATCGAGGATACCATTGCGAAGCTGAAGCTGGAAGAATGGATCAAAATGATTGGAGAAAAGGAATGAAAACAATACCAGGATTTGAGTTTCGGGAAGATTCTAATGCAGACATACGAGCCTTTTCCGAAGCTCGACATGACTGGAAATTGTTTACGTTCCCTGGAGAGGCAAGGGTCTTGGACTTGGGTGCCCATATAGGGATATTTGCCTATTTTGCGGCACCCAATTGCCGTAAACTCTTGTGTGTAGAACCATCACGAGAATCGTTCAATATCCTCGAACGCAATGCCAAGCTGATAAAAACCGTATTCCCAGCAGTGGAAATAGAAACACTTCCCGCTGCAGTGGTTCAAAGCGAATTGAACGGACAAAAAGTCCAGCTTTACCAAAAGAAAAATTCCGAAACCAGCGACACCCTCCTCCCAACTAGGGGGAGGGTCGGAAGTTCAACCATGGGGGTAGGCATCCTGGAACTCTGCAAAAGGTTCCTCCCCACCACAATCAAATGTGACATAGAATGTTCCGAATACAATGTCATCCCAGAAATCCTGTCATTCTCAAGCATACTGGAAATTGGGATTGAATTCCACCGGCTCCAACAGGGAGACAACTTGGAAAGGGCTAAAGCCATTTCCGAAGCCATCATCAATAACTGGGGAGGAGGCCATGTTATTATTAAACCTCCTGTTTTTGACAAAAAATATTGGAATACTGTAGCCATATACAGGCGTAACCTTTCCTCAAGATTCAGGAAGAACAATGGATAAATCCGTCGAAAGCGTCAGGAAAATTGCCGCCGAAGCCGATCAATGGAAGAACTTTGCCGATTTTTGTCGACTTGAAATGGCGGTAGGTGGGCCAGACCCTCACATGAAGTTGACCGCAGCAATGTGCAATCTAGATTCGTGTCCCTGGTCAGAAAAGGCATGGAGGGGACTTTGTTACCTTGGAGTTTACAATGTTCCCACCGCCGAGCAAATATGGAATGCGTGGCACTTTGAGCGATCTATCATTGAGAGGGAAGAATTTCTTCCTTGGTTTACCAAACACTGGCAAGGGATTGCGCTCCGTCGGGAGCGTAAAAGTGCCCGTAGCCCAATCAAGATGGCAAAGTATTTTGAAACCGCTTCTGCTTGGCTTTCTGAAGCACTCCTTGATAAAAAAGAAGGGATCGGATGGATCGGAGGGATGAAAGATTTATCCCCTTTTGACCGTTACGAATTTGCCTGGGAGAATGTCCAGCAAATATACTCGATGGGTCGCTACATTGCTTTCAAGTATCTTCAGTATGGGATGCAATATCTTGATTTCCCTATCAATCTGCAAGATATCCGAGCAAAAGGAGGATGGTCTCCTCGTGCCATGTTGGCAATTCTTTGGCCAGATCAGGCAGTTCCTATCCTGGGAGGGGATTCTCCAGAAGAAATTGCAGTTGTTGATACGTATGCTGCGAAAACAAAAGCATATTTATTAGAAGGGTATGGAGTAGACCTCTCTTGGTATAATTTGCAGGTCTTGCTATGCGACTACAAACAATGCTATGTTGGGAAAAGGCAATTCCCAGGGAGAAGTCAAGATAGTGAAATTGCCTATGCCAAGAAGATTGAAGATTATTGGGGAGGCGATACAATTATGTGGGAGGCTCGCTCCATGATCTTTCCTCATCAAGCCCTAGGAGAAATGAATGGTTGGTATTCTGTCCGTGAAGAATTAGGCAAGGTCCTTTACGACCATGGATATATGTGGTCTGATCTGATTTACGATTACAATCTTTCAAAAACCCGTCTTGCTACTCCAGTGAAACACGGGGAGAAGCCAGGGAAAAGTCAAAAAACCCTAGCCTGGGAGTCAGGATTCGGGAGGTTTTTTAAAAAGTGAGCACCTTAAAGGTCCATACTATTATTCCCGGAAAACTATACCAGAGAGGGGAATTTGTTAAACTCTCATTGAAAGAGAAGTTGAGCGAACTACAAAGGCTCAGGGTGAATATCATCGTCAACCTCTGGAATATCCCAGACATTCTTTTGAAGGATGAAATTCCTTATTATTATCACCTTCCAATCCCAGACAGCACCATAAAAGATAGTCAGTTATTGCTACATACCGTAAAAGAAGTTGCGCAGCTAATCAAAAATGGTGGAAATGCTATTGTTCATTGTCATGCTGGAAGAAACAGGAGTGGGTTGTTCAATGCTTTGTTGTGTATGAACTTATTGGGGATGTCGGGTACCGAGGCAATAGAACATGTCAGAAAACGCAGACCAAATGCGCTGGCGAATGAAAACTTCGTGAAGTTTATTCTTGAACAAGGAGAAAATAAGATGCTCACGCGTAGAATAATCGCCATTGGTGGAGTCCCAGGAACAGGAAAAACCTGTTTGGTCAGAAAATTAATGGAGCCGGAAGATCAATGGGGTTGTTGCGAACTTGCAAAACTCTTGGTTGCCGAATATAACAAAACACTCAATTTATACGTTTTGGGGAAATACGAAAAAGGCGAGGTTTTCGCTGGAACCGATCGGCTTTCCATGGCCGTCCAGCCAGAAGCACAAAAATGGGTTGAATCAAGTTGTTCCAATATCCTTTTCGAAGGAGACCGGCTTTTCAATGGATCTTTTCTGAGCTTCCTTTTGACCTTGCCGAATACTGAATTGCTCGTGATTTACCTGAAAGCCTCAGAATTTGAACTGAGGAAAAGATATCAACAACGAGGTTCCGACCAATCCTTACAATTCCTGAAGGGAAGAGAAACAAAATACGCCAAAATCAGACAAGATATGAGGCTCCGAAAATTCAGTTGCGAGTTTGCCCATGAAACCCCAGAAGATACAAAAAAGATCATTGCCACTGTTCAAGCCTTTCTTTCCACTGGAACTTTACCCCCTACATTGCAAACCGCTGCCCCCACAGGAATCATGAGCTTCCTTAAAAAGAGGTAACAATGTTTACACACCTGCATGTCCATAATCACTTCAGCTACCTCGATGGCTTCGGTACCGAAGAAGAATACATCAAAAGAGCCAAAGAACTCGGAATGACACATCTTGCTATCACAAATCACGGGAACGTGGATGGCAATATCAAATTTCAAAAAGCCTGTAAGAAAGCTGGGATCACCCCCATCCATGGGTGCGAACTCTATGTTATTCCTGATGAATATCAAAAACCCAAAGGCGAAAAAAGAGGACATATAATCGTCCTTGTTAAAAACGCGAAGGGATGGCAGAATCTTTGTCAAATGCTCACCATCGCCCACCTTGAGGGCTTCTACTATAGGCCTCGCATCGGATACAAGAATTTTCTGGAACGGTGCGAAGGGTTGGTCGTTCTGACAGGCTGTTCTTCTTCGTTTTTAGCAAAAGACACCACCGACAAAGCACTTGATTTCGTTTCCGCATTGTATGACAAAATAGGGTCAGATTTATATCTGGAAACAATGCCCCACCGTCTGGAAGAACAAGACAAACAAAACGCTCTGTGCCTCGATTTTCAGGGACAAGTAGGAAATATTAAGCTAGTTGCCACCAACGACTGTCATTATATCCATCCCGATGAAGCCGAATCCCAAGAAGTTCTTTTGGCAATTCAAACCAAAAAGAAATGGTCAGAAACCGACCGTTATCGCTTTACTATCAGAGGGCTTTACCTCAAGTCAGAAGAAGAAATGCGCCGAGCATTCAAATTACAAGCAATTCTCTCTGATTCCCAAATCGATCAGGCATTTGCTTCAACGATGGAAATAGCTGAAAAATGCCAATTTCTGATTCCTAAACAGGACATCTCTCTCCCAAAAGTTCCTGGATATGAAAACGAAGACCCAGGGAAATTTATATGGGACCTAGCCGAGAAGAAACTCTTAAAAATCAGCGAAAATTGGTCGACTGAAAAGATCAATATATACTTGGACCGGCTTTCAGAAGAATGGAAGTTGATAAATTCAAAGAACTTCAGTCAATATTTTATGATCATCTGGGAATTAACTTCTTGGTGCCGTAAGAATAAAATACCCGTTGGCCCTGGCCGTGGCAGCGTAGGAGGGAGCCTTCTGGCTTATCTTTTGGAAATCACTACGTGTCTAGACCCCATTGAGTATCATCTTTTGTTTTCTCGTTTTATCGCAGAAGACCGTATTGATTATCCTGATATCGACTTAGACTTTGCCGATATAGAACGTCTTAGAATTCGCGAACATCTTGAAGCCCTTTATGGGAAAGATCACATTTCCTCCCTTTCCACATTCACAACAATGAAAGGAAGGGGTTGTGTTCGTGATGTTTGCCGGGTATTTGAAGTTCCAATATACGAAGTCGATGCATTGGCAAAATCTATTTTTGAAGACCCAGAATCAGATGAAAGTGGCGTTGAAAATGTTTTAAAAAACACCGATTTTGGGAAGGTATTTCTTGAAAAGAACCCCAAGGTATGTCAGCATATTCTAAAGCTGGAAGGTCAATGCCGTGGAGCCGGCCAACATGCAGCGGCAATAATGATTTCCGGAGAAAGCCTCCGCAACGGGACAAGAGGCAACCTTGTCATGCGCTCCGAGGAAACCGTCACCAATTGGGATATGGGGGACTCTGAATACGTAGGATTAATGAAACTCGATGTCCTTGGGTTGAATACCCTTTCCGTATTAGAAGAAGCCAAACGGCTCATTATCAAAAACTCAGCAAAAACAGGGTTTGATTTCGACTCAATCCCATTGAATGATGAAAAAGTTTACCAGAGTCTTTATGAAGGAAACACCAATGGAGTTTTTCAGTTTTCAGCTTGGGCGACTACCAATCTTGCCAAACAACTTAAAGCAACCAATATTTTTGAACTCGCCGACATCATCGCCCTAGTAAGGCCAGGTCCAGCAGACAGCGGACAAACCGACTTGTATATTAAACGAAAGAACGAAGGGTTGGAATGGCAACCAAAGCATCAAATTTATGAAGAAATAACTAGGAATACTTTTGGCATCATCGTGTATCAAGAACAAGTAATGGAAGTTATTCATAAGGTCGCTGGATTACCTTATGCTACTGCTGATAAGATTCGCAAGATCATTGGTAAAAAAAGAGATGTTAAAGAATTCCAGCCTTATAAGGATGCCTTTATACAAGGTTGCGCAAAGATGAAAACCCTCTCCCATAAAGAGGCTGAAGAATTCTGGGAGATGCTTGAAAAACACGCACACTATAGTTTTAACAAATCCCATTCTATCGCCTATGCCCTTATCGGTTATTGGACTTCTTGGATAAAGGTCCATTTCCCCGTTGAATTCATCTGCGCTTCTCTTACTTACGGTTCAGAAAGCAAGAAAGAAGATCTCCTACAAGAAGCCTTCGATATGGGGTTGAAAATCATTACCCCCAAAATTGGTATTTCTGATGCAACAGTATGGGTAGCAAAAGACGACTCCCTCTATATCCCATTCAATGAAATAAAAGGGGTCGGAGATACGACCGCCAAGAAACTGAGTGAGGTTAAAGAAGCCGCAATTCCTATACGCAAGGGCTTCTTTTGGCCAACCAAGCAAATTAAAGCTCCTCAAAAATCGGTTAATAAAAAAGTAGACTCATTGCTTGCTCAAATTGCCGAGGCTGAAAATACTTCTAAAGATTTATCGGAATTCTTCTCTTTCAAAATCCCTTCTGATCGGCAAAAAAATTACGATATTCTGAAAAGAACTATACCTCAATTTGACGGGAACAAAAGATGGTTGAACCTCGATGTCCCTGAAATTAAAAGCAACCAACCATTAATTTATGAAAAATCTTTTGTCCCAAAACGATCGCTCGGAAGATGTAACGATTGCGAACTGCACAAGGAATGCGACGGTCCAGTCCCATCTTCGCCAGGAATATTCAATGTCGGAATAATAGGAGAGGCTCCAGGATTTGATGAAAATCAACAAAAGAAAGGTTTTGTTGGTAAGTCTGGGAAGATGCTTTGGGATGAACTGATAAAATATGATCTTCGGAGAGAAGACTTCCATGTCGGTAATGCTGCTAAATGTTATCCCGGGATCAACAAAACTCCATCTGCCGAACAACTGAAAATTTGTTCAGAAAAATGGTTGTTCCCCGAACTAAAAGAAATTGACTGTAAATTGATACTGGCTTTTGGCAATTGTTGCCTCCAGGCATTTATGGGGAAGAAATCGGGGATAACTCAGATAAGCGGAACCACGGAATGGTGCGAGAAAGCTGGAGCCTGGATATGCTTTTGTGTTCACCCCGCATTTGTTTTAAGAAGCCCAGAAAATAAAAACCTCTTTAAGTCTGGAATTAAAAACTTCGTCGATAAAATTCGTCTATTAGAAGGGTAACTTATTATATGATAATTTATAAAATTGAAAATAAAATTAATGGTAAAATTTACATTGGAAAAACAACAAAATTATTAAATCAAAGAATTGCTGGTCATATAAAACAAAATCACTCTCGTATTCAAAAAGCCTTAAGAAAATACGGGATTGAATCTTTTATAATTTCTACTATTGATTCCGCAACTTCGCAAGAATCCCTCAATGAAAAAGAAAAGTATTGGATTAAAACTTTGAATTGTCAACACCCTAATGGATATAATTTTACTATCGGTGGAGATGGGGGACCAACATGGACAGGAGGAAGACACACCCAAGAAACAATAAAGAAAATGAAAGAAAGAAAATTTTCAGAAGAACATAAACAAAAATTAAAAGGTCCTAAATCAGAAGAACATAAACAAAAAATTTCAAAAGCTCTTTCCGGAGAAAGAAATCCTAATTATGGGAAGCCTCTTTCTGAAGAAACAAAATTAAAAAAGAGATTAGCGATGTTAGGGAGAAAAGATTCAGAAGAAACAAAACTAAAAAAGAAAAATGCAGCGACAGGGAAACATCCTTCTGATGAAACGAGGATTAAACAAAGGGAATCGCATTTAGGGCAAATTTGGAGCGATGAAGCAAGAGAAAAAAGTCGAAAAGCCCATTTAAATAAATCACATATTTGTAGCGACGAGACAAAAGAAAAAATACGTAAGTCTCGCTTAAACATAAAGCATTCCAAAGAATCAAAAGAAAAAATGAGTAAAATCAAGAAAGGGAAACCATGGAATCAAGCGAGAAGAGATGCATATAATAAAAAATATCAAAAACTTCGTCAATAAAATTTATCTGCTGCAAGGGAATTAAAATTCATTAAAAAACGGTATAATAAAAATACGGAGGAGAATATAAAATGGCTTCAAGATTCAATATGTCCAAAGCTCCCGAAAAAGCGGAAGAACCCAAACCGATCCTTATTCCTGTGAAGTCCTCGACGCTTGATGCTATTGGGTATGATCGGGAAAAGGAAGAATTGACCATCGCATTCAAAGGTGGGTCCCAGTACCTTTATACGAAGGTTCCCGCCAAGACATTCGATACCCTTATGACTCCGCCCGAAGGCTCCTCGCATGGGAAGTTCTTCCACTCTAACATCAAAGGGAAATTTGATTTCGTAAAAATCAAGCAGGGCATCAAGAAGGAGAAGAAGGCAGGAGCAATAAATGATAACAATAACAACTCCATATAAGGAAAAAAGACTCGGAGTTGGGGAATGTGTTACTCTAACATATGAACATGCAAAAGCACTAGAGTCTTTGTTAGCACGTACAAATTTTGGATATGGCGATCAAATTAAAATCATTAATAGTAAAGTTTTTGTTTTAAATGAACAAGAAGAAGAAACAGATCAAGAAGAAATAGAAATATAGGACTGTAATAATGTCATTTGAAACTCCCGACCTCAATTATGCCGAAGACATCAAGGTAGACCCATACAACCTTGACCTTGAATGGGCTCAGTTGCCAGGTTTGCATTCCAAGTGGGCAACCAGGCTTATTGAGGTTGAGAATCAGCGCGACCGGCTCAGGGAACAGATCGAGCTGAAATATGCCGAATTGGATCTGGAAATCCGATCCAACCTCGCGCAATACAAACTGGGAGAAGGCTCTCCGGAACGTGCGATTAAATCCACCATCGTAAAGAATGAACAATATAAAACCCTCCAGCAGCAATACCTGAACGCGAAGTATGCGGCGAAAGTCTTGAGGATCGCCGTTAAGGGAATAAAAGATAAAGAGAAAACCATCGATCGTTTGACCAAGCTCTATCATGATCAGTATTACATGAAGCCGTACAAAGGCAAAGAGGAGGGTGAGTTGTCAGAAAGAAAGCCGGAAGATGAGGCAACCGAAAACACGGCAGGGGCAACGGCAGCCCTTAATGCCCATATGAACGTAAAAAGGTTTTTCAGGAGATAATAATGGACCTTCTAAAGTGGGTCGGAGTAACAATTTTGGCAATAATAGGCGTCTGGATCTTCGGGAGACTTTTCTGGGGATCTTTGTTCGTCAGTTTTTTTAAGGCAAAAGAAAGATATACAAACAAAAAGGAAGAATAGAAAGGAGAAAAGAAATGAATCAGCAGCAACGAAGTTATGCATTGAATCGAATAAACGAGATTCAAAAAGAGAAGGTGGCCGCGATTAAAGCCCGATTCACCATGCCGGCGAAGAAATTGGAAGGGGAGGAATTTGTCTCTCTTATCCGGGCCGGAAAAGTGAAGCTAAGGGCCGACGCCCAGTATTATCATGATCTCAACAAGGCATTTGATTTCTCGAAATATGAACACGCGGAGCGGTACGACTCGACCAAGGGAGATCCCATCATCTTCAAGGTAGAAAAAGAGGCAGGCAAAGCAAAAGATATCGTCATGTTTACCAACGAGGAACCGCGATGTGAGGCGGCAATCGCTAATTTCATCGCACAAATCGATAAGTTATAATTAAATCAAAGTGAAAGGAGAAAGTATGGGAGTTGATCGTGAAAAGATGAAGCAAGACCTGCTCAACAGGACTAAGGAGTCCTATGACAGGAAGGATGGGGAGGCGGGTCAAAACCACTTCGATCCGGAACTGGAGATCCCGTTCTGGAAACCGGGAACAACCCAGGGAAAGCCTCATATCATTGACACCATACCGTTCCTGGCGGGACCAAATTTTCCCACCAACGTCCCCAGACCGGTGCGGGAAGGAGACTTTGCCTACGTATTGGACTTATGGGTTCACAAAGCTGTCGGTCCCGGAAAGGCTACTGTCGTTTGCCCGGCACGAAACTACGGCAAAAGATGCCCAGTCTGCGAAGACGTCGAGAACCTCATGACAACAACAGGTCAGGAATACCTCGACATTCCCCATCACGCAAAGCGTCAGTGCACCTACAACGTCCTCGTGATGGATGATGCAGTTACTGAGGCCAAAGGTGTTCAGGTCTGGGATGTCAGCCACAAGTATTCCGAAAAGGCCATTGCCTCCCTAGCGATTTCGGCAAGAGGAGGGGGGTACATTGCCTTCTCCTCCCCGGAAAAGGGCATCGGCAAATCCATTGCCTTTGATGTCGCCAAGGATAAGTACAAGACGATCAGTGGGCATCGGTTCGAGGAAAGAAATTACGATATCCCCCAGGAAATACTAGACCAAGCAATTCCCCTTGATACCATCATCAAAATCTACACGGCGGAAGAGCTGATCGAGATCCTCTATCCGGATGGAGTTAAGCCTGAGGCGGCAGGCACTGGGAATCCTCCCGTTGAGACTGCCGGCACCGGCGGACTGCGATCATTGAGAAATCAAGGCGGAGCTCCTGATGCTGGAACGGTAGCCGGTCCAGGTCCCGTCCGTACCTTGAAAGGAACTGCAGGATTAACTCCGAAGACGGATACCTGCCCCATCGGCGGAAACTATGCCGACGACCATGATAAGTATGAGGAATGCAAGGCCTGCGAAAAGTTCAAGGCATGTGCCGAAGCCCTCGATCTCAAGGATGCCGCTCGATCTCAGAATAAAACGGCCGAGACCACACAGACAACTACGACACAGGCAGCAGCGACCGGAGCTGCCGCAACTACCGCTGGAGCAGGGACAGTTGCCCCTCCTAGGAGAACGCTACTCCGTCGTCCTCCCGCAGTATAGTTCGGAAAAGAAAGCACATGGACCGGGAAATTGTCCCCGGTCCTCCGCAATCATAAAAAGAGGAATCTTACATGCCATTTAATGTCCCGAAGAAAAAGCAGGATACAAAAGAATTAATTTCTGACATCAAAGATACTATCGAAAACGGGGAACTTACCCCCATTGAACAAAAGCCAATCGAATGGGATAAGGTCCCAATCATAAGCACCGGATCAACTCTTCTTGACCTTACAATAAGCGGAGGAAAAACCTACGAAGGTGGCATTCCTGCTAGCATTTTCTGCGAAGTTCATGGTCCTCCAGGTTCCGGAAAAACAGCCATTCTTTCTACTGTTGGAGCCAATGCTCAGCTCATGGGAGGGGACATGAGGCTTCAGGACCCTGAATCCAGAACTGATCAGGAATATGCCAGAATATATGAAATCGCATTGGACAAAACCAATTATTCGCGACCAGCAAGAGTCGAAGATATATTTGAAGTTATCAAAACATGGGATACCCCAAAAAAACCAAAAGTCCTATTGACCGATTCCCTTGCTGCCTTAACCACTCAGATGGAACAAGACGATAAGGATGGAATGAGTCAACAAAGAGCCAAGCAATTTCATAAAGGATTCAGAACAAATGCAAGGATTATTGCCGAAATGCTTTGGCTTTGCTCAAACCAGGAAATTGATGGCCCCAAAGGAATGAATACTCCAGGAGGGAATGCTATCAAGTTCTATGCTTCACTTCGTATTCGTCTCCACCAAGTTGAAAAAATCGAAGTTAAAAAAGAGAACAAATATGGGGTTAAAGTAACCGACATTATTGGTATCGAAAGTGAGTGCTTTGTTACCAAAAGCACAGTTGACGATCCCTACCGTTCATGTCCTATCTGCATCGTCTTCGGCCTCGGGCTTGACGACGTCCGTGCAAATTTGCAATATTTGAAGGATATGCAAAAGCTTACTGGATACCCCACTCCTGATGGAAAGAAGTATATGGGAATGGATCAGGCAATTCTTCATATTGAAGAAAATGGGATGCAAAAGGCATTGAGAGATCAAACCATAATCATGTGGCATGAAATTCAGGAATTGTTCAAATTTAACCGAAGCCGAAAAAAGATTCACTATTAAAGGAGGAAAATATGTCTACAAGATTCATCGAAGCCTCAAAAGAGGCGTGTGAAATGACGGTCAAAGTTCAGCAGGAATGGTTCCCACAACTGGAAAAGGCCGTCATCAAATGCCTGTTTGACACCAAGATGCGCAAACGGGGGAACAAGGTTGTCCTCGGCAGGATACTCAAGGCCAACGACCTGATCCGTCGGCTTACCGACACCATGGCCGAGGAAGGCTGCGACTATATCCTTTTCCTGGACGAAGTCGCCTTCACCAATATCCCTGATGCCGACAAAGTTCGGCTAGTGAGGCACGAACTCCGGCACTGCAAAGTCACGGGAACCATCGAGAAACCAAAGTATAAGATCATACCCCATGACATTGAGGATTTTGTCATTGAGATCGAACTTAATAAAGACAAAATCAACTGGGCTACCGATGCTGCTCGGCTCGTTACCGACATCTACGAGCAGATCGAAGAGACCAAAAATGAAGAAGAACAAAAGAAAGAAACTCAAGAACCTCCGGCACAGCAGCAAGCGGTTGCCCCCAAAAGCCGATTTGGCTCACCGAGGACTGCATAGTGCTACTTATTATTGACAGTAATTACGTTTCATGGGTCTGCGCCTATGCCCTTTCCCGAGGGATGGAGTATAAAGGAGGCAGGACGGAAGTTGTCTTCGGCTTTATGCGTCAACTGTTTTCTCTATTTGAGAACTTCGAGCCGACACAGGTAGCCTTCTGCTGGGACTCCAGACAAAGCAAGCGTCGGGAAATCTATCCCGAATACAAGGCAAACCGCCACAAAGAAAAAACCGAAGATGAAAAGGAATCCCAGTCTCTTATTCTTGAACAATTTGAAGAGATAAAAAAGGAAGTCTTGCCATTCTTGGGGTTTGCTAATATCTTTGAGGTTTCCGGGTATGAGTCCGATGACCTGATCGCAGTCCTGGTTCAACAAGGGCTTTATCCGGCCGACAAAACCATCGTAATCAGCTCTGATGCCGATCTTTACCAGTTATTAGGCCAATGCTCCCTTTATTCCATAACGAAGGCGCAAACGACAAATCTGGACGGTTTCCAGAGGAATTACGGAATAACCCCCGACGACTGGGTCAAAGTCAAAGCCATGGCGGGTTGTTCTTCTGACAATGTAAAAGGCATCAGTGGAATTGGGGAGAAAAAAGCCATCGACTATCTGACAGGCAAACTGAATCATGGCAAGATGTTCTTGAAAATAAAAGACTCACAGGAAATCATCGACCGCAATCTTCAGTTGGTAGAGCTACCCTTTATTGGGACTCCCATCCCAAAGCTCCGCAGGAACGGTCTTATGCTGGACTGTTTTACTGTTGTTGCTCAAACCTACGGACTGAAATCCCTGCTTGACAAGAAGAGCCTCTTACGGTGGGAAAAGATTATTCGGAGAATTGATTAAAGTGAGGTATAATAATTTTAAGGAAGGCAAAGGATTTATTAATATTGATTATGATACTCTTACTGTTAATGGAGTCCCGTTAGAACAAATGGAAGCTGGAAAAATCAGAACCTGTCGATATTGCGAATATCTCGGAGAAAATGAATGCCCTTATTATCCTATAAGATGGAAATTCCCAAGAAAAGTTGATGACCCTTCTTGCAGTCAATTTATCGCTCTAAAGGATGTTTCAAGATTCAAAGAACGGGCAAAGATAGATCAAGTTGCTATTGAAAAAAAGAAGATTGCAGACAAGATCAAAGGACCCCTTAAAAGAAGTATAGAATTATGAAAAACAAAAATGGGTGTTTTATTGAAGCCCGTCTCGAAACACCTGTAGCTAACAGTATGGGATTGAGAAATTTTCACAGTCCATTATTGGTTAAAACATTTGAGGTGAAAGGAGAAAAGAAAATGGCAAAGAAAACGTATGTTAAACCCATCCCCAAAAGCATTATGAAGGAACACCTCGAGAATATTCTTCCTACGAAGAAGGTCGGCGAGGTCGTCATCCAGACCAAACAGTACAACATCCTGATGAATACTCTCTCCCGCGCCACGAACGAACTGGAAGAAAAACTGGCAGCAGTTCTGCCCATAGAGCGCAAGGAAATCATCGACCGAAGTTCTTCTCCGACAGTCTCAGTGACTCCGCAATCGATCCAGTTGGAGAGGTTGAACTATCGGCTCAAGGACATAATCGGCCGAATCAACGCAATGAAGAATACCTGCGAACTGTAGATCTTTGAAAAAAGGGGTCGGCGGCGTAGTGATGGTTACGCGCAGCTGAGTAGGCAGATGAGGTAACAAATCATGTCAATGAGTGGAAATCCGGGAAAACGTGAACGACAGGCTAGAAAATGTCATGGACGTGCCCTTTGGTTGAAGGGAACGGGTGTTGCTCCGTTGAAGGTCGGTCACGAACATTTCCGGAGGTTGCTCAAAGCATCAATTTGTGGCCAATGCCGAAAGGTCAACTTGCAAAAGGTGTCAAGGAGAGCAACAGCAACACCAGCCGGTTAAATCCGGCCCGACCCTGATTAGAACTTGGCCAAGGAGAGACTGCTGAACGTATATGGGTCAGGCTCAAGCGTTATTAGTGGGGAACGATCGTGAAATCCCTGGGCCAAGTTCTTTTATTTTTATTATTTATTTCGGGAGGGACGAAATTTGTGAAGGGGAAACCGAGATTATAACGGCGTGAAAGACGCGACGACGGACTCCTGGCCCTCCCGATTTTTAAAGAAAGAAAAAAATGAAAGTCATTTGTGTTGATAATTTTAACAGAGAAACCAGGAATGATTTCTTAATTGTTGCAAAGGTTGATAAAGAAACAGGAGAACAAATGGTGACCCGTCTTAATAATGAAGCTGATCCTGACGGACCAAACTTTTACAGGTTAGTTGGGGATGATTATGTCCTTTATGTCTGGGAACCATAAGAAAGGAAACTACCATGAACTACAATGACATGTTCCTGAAACTCAAGTGTTCGACTGATGTTCTGAATGCAGTATATCCCCTTACTCGGCCTCGCAAGGAAATCTCCGAATCGATGGCTATCATCCAGAAAATCAAGGGATTGATCCTAAAGTATCCCGGAAGATTCAATATTATCGACCTTTGCGCAGGCAATGCACTGACCTCAATCATCGCTGCTCACCTGCTTTCGATCACGGACGCCAAGGCGGTAGACGTCAGAGTAAATCCACGCGATCTTACGGGTGTGAAAAAGTTCACATACTGCAACCTGGATATCCTGAACCAGATAAAGAGCTTCGGAGTCAATTCCATCGTAATCTCTTCCCATCCGTGCAAACTTGCGACGAAGATCATCGAATTGTATAATCTGTCAAAGTCTCCGGCGATCTGTATAATTCCTTGCTGTTTTGGGGAATGGGATCTGCCCAACCGGCACTTTTTACAGAACTTCGCGCCGAACTATGATCTTTGGAGCTATTATCTTTCTACGTTGATCAAAGATTCCGAAGTCCGGGTTGTTAAGGACCATAGAATTCTGAGTCCCTGCAATGATGTGATCTATGCGGAAAGGACAATCAAATGAATGGAAATTGGGTCCTGACATTTACAGGCAAGGCGTTTCCTCTAATTAATATTGATCCTGAAAAGATAGATATTCAAGATATTGCGCATTCTCTTTCTAATCAATGCAGATGGAACGGACATTGTCGACAATTTTATTCAGTTGCTGAACATTGCATTGAAATGTCGTTGATGGAAGGTATCAATCCTTTGGTTGGGTTACTTCATGATGCAGCAGAAGCATATATCGGGGACATCGTTTCCCCTTTGAAAAGAATTTTAAAAGGAGGATTTCAACCTCCATCATTAGGGTTGATCGAAGACAAATTGAACAGGACAATCGAAAAGAAATTTTCTTTACCTTTTTACAGTATAAATTCTCCATCCATAGAACATGCCGACTGGATTCTCGTCGCGACCGAAAAGAGAGATATTGTTTCTCCTTGTGAGGCCGAATGGGGAATAGGTTTGCCGGCTCCCATGGAAAAGAAAATCGTCCCGGTTTTGGTTCCGCCACTCATTGAATTAAATTTCCTGGATAGGTTCAGAAAATTGACGGAGAAATAAAATGGCTGAAAACGGAGAATATAGAGTCGTTTCAAATGGTTTCGTTTTCCTCGTTGAGCAATATGTAAAGAAACGATTTTTATTTTTTAGTTGGGGAAAATGGTATCTTTTGCATTCAATGTCACCAGATGGAGATTTCGATCAACCAAAAGAATTCAATACAGAAAAAGAAGCACGAGATAGAATTAAAGAACTCAAAAAACAAGATGAGGCAGAAAGTAAAAAACACCCGTTCGTTGAGGTTCCAGAATGGCCGAGAGCCTAGGGCAAATCCCTTTTGGGAATACACATAAAGGAAAAGACATTGAAGATTGTCCGACTGATTATCTGACTTGGCTCAAAGGCGAAAAATGGTTCCAGGATAAGTATCCTGCATTGCGCAAGAATATACTTGCGGAATTGAAATACAGAGAAAGATTTGGTGACCCGGAATGAAAATCATAGGCATTATAGGCAAAAAGGGATCGGGTAAAACAACCTTTGCTAATTACCTTCAAGCTGAGTTTGAAAAGGCTCCCAAGGAACTTGCTCTCCGATTTTCATTCGGGAAACCCCTGAAACAGATGATCGAACAAGCCGAAATTTGTTCACATAAAGAACTCTATGAAGAAAAAACGGCATTTTCGCGCCTGATGATGCAAAAGATCGGAACGGAGATTATTCGTCGTATTGATCCTGATTATTTTTGCAAGCAAATGTGGAATGGCTTACATACAGCCTTTTCACACGAACCAACCTCTATTATCATTATTGATGATGTCCGTTTTAAAAACGAAGCCCAGCTTATCCGGTCATTGGGAGGAATTTTAATCAAAATAGAAAGAGAGATTCAAAAGCAAGAAGATAATCATACCTCAGAAATTGAACAAGATACGATTCGTTATCATCTTCTTTACCAAAATAATGTCTCATTAGAAAACCTCCAGAAACAAGCACAATATTTTTGTTCATGGTCCTCAGAAGAAAACGCTAACTGTATGCCAACCCGAAAAGAACATTTCCGAAAGGAGAATACAAAATCATGGAGATCATTCGTCCCTCGTTCCAGATACTCGCTATGACCGGTCACCCGGAGCTTCCGTATCAATATCAGCCAAACCCGGAACTGTTGATCGAAGCTGCCGGGAGAACCTGTTACAAATCCGAAGACAAGATCACCGAAGGGTCGGCAAAGGATTTCGTTGCAATGGCCCAGGAAAAGAAACACCTAACTGTCCTGGAACATTCCTGGGAGGTGAGAAGGTATCCAACAGGATTGATGACTCCGTTGCAATATTCTGGAAACTGGAGTAAATATCTTCATATTTCAGAATTTACTGACAGTGGGAAAGAGCTTACCATTGCGGGAAGCACAAGGGCATTTAATGAAGCAAAAACAAACAAGAAAGAATTAGAAGAGTACGCATATTTTGATTTACAAGAAAAAGAAATAAGGCTTTACTCTCAAGAATTCAACGAACCGTTCCTCATGGCTGCAACCGTCCGCTTTATCTGCGATCGCGGAGCCTCCCATGAAATCGTCCGGCACCGTCCGCCTGGAATTTCTCAGGAAAGCACACGGTACGTGAACTATTCCAAAAAGGGAATGCAGTTCATTCAACCTTGTTGGTGGGATGAATCCAGTGAATATGCCAAGAACCTCTGGATATTTCAGATGCAAGATAGCGAAAGACGATATAACGAATTGATTAAAGAAGGCTGGATTCCTCAGCGAGCACGCGCAGTGCTTCCCAATTCCCTCAAGACAGAATTGGTCTTGACGGCTCCGCTTTCGGAATGGCAACATATCTTCCGGCAACGGGCATTGTCATTGATGGGGAAAGCCCATGAACAAATGGAAGAGGTTATGATTCCCACCTGGGAGACTTTTAAGAAACTGGAACCGCAGTTCTTTGGTGAAGAAGTTTTAAACGATAAAAAGAAAATGCTTTGGCAAATACACCATCAGTTTCAGGATGGCCATACCGAAATGATTGCTCAGCACGAAGAAATGTTGCCAGAACAAATGAGAGATTGGCAAAAAGAGATTGCGTTGGATTGGCCTTTACCCGAAGGAGCTCAATGGCTTTTGTGTAATGAAAAATCTGAATATTTCGTCTGGATAACCACCGAGGAAGAAATGGAGCGGACCAAGGCAAAATATAAGTAAAAAATCCTTTAAACCAAGGTATAATAAATATAGGAGGAAGAAATGGAATTTATGATTTTCTTTTGGATTATTGGAGCCGGATTTACCACTGGACTTCAATCTATTTTACACGACCCTAAATGAATTTTTTTATCTGGCCCTTTTACCTTGGGACTTTAATTGGCGAGATTGCTAAAAAATGACTGAATATCTCAAAAGCTTGGGCATCGTCAACTTCCTCAATCACAAGGAACTTCTGGTCGAATTTTGCCCAGGGTTTAACGTGATTGCGGGAGCAAGCGACTCTGGGAAGTCGGCTATTCTAAGATCAATTTCGTGGATAACCAAAAATGATCCTACAGGAGACGCAATAAAGAACTGGGATGCAAACAAGAAAGAGTCTGTTTGCGCAGAAATGACGTTTGAAGATACAGATTCCAAAGCGCAAAGGTCCGTTATAAAAGAGCGTGTCGGTTCAACCTCATCATATACACTTTCAACCCTCCCGAATAAACTTGATGTTGTCGGCCGGGGAGTCCCAACCGAAGTACAGGAATTCTTGAATTTCTCCGATCTCAACTTCAAAGGCCAGCACGACCCATACCTCCTCCAGCTTTCTGGTGGGGAAATGGCAAAGAAGATCAATGACCTGGTTGGGACAAGTGACATTGATATTTCCCTCAAGAACCTCAACAGCAAAGCACTTACCGTAAAAAGAAATTGCGAAGAACTCACCGCAGGAATAAAACAGAAAACCGAAGAAATCGAGAAGATGTCCTATCTGGAACAATTGGGCCAGGATATCTCGGAAATAGAAAGTCTAGAGAAAAAACGCACAGAATCTTTTGCATTATTGGGGAATATCAACAAAACTGTTACAGACATCAAAACTATTCAAGACGAGATTGCTTATAATGATTCTGTTCTCGAAGTTGCAGAGCCTGCCGAAGAAGTCAACGCAATGATTTCTTCTCTTGAACAAAAAGAAACAAGACTTTTAACAATACATAAAACCATCGAATTCATCAGGGTCCTTAAAGAATCAATTGATAAAGAAACCCGCTTATTGAAAGCCGAACCACTATGGAATGAACTTGCTAACCTTATCGTAGAATTGGAAGAGAAACAAAAAAGGAAGAACGAAATATCTTCACTCGTTACTTCTATTGAACATCTTTCCTCTTCCATCGAAACAGAAAATGCATGGCTGGAAGCAGATGCTCCTCGAAACGAAACTACAAATTTGATAACTCAGTTACAAGAAAAAGAAACAAGGCTTGCCAGAATAAAATTAAGGCTCCAAGCAATAGATCGCTTACGAGAAGATATTGATAAACAAGAAAAAGAAGTAACTGCAAAGAAAAATGATTTAGAGGAATTTCTCAAAACATCAGGAATATGTCCGACATGCCTCAGAGAATATGAACAAGATACAATTTGCAGGATGGTGAACCGATGAAACTTCTCTGCCTTGGTGACCTACATCTTACCGACAATCGGCCAGTCAACAGAACGGACGATTATTGGGAAACCTGTAAACGAAAAGTAAACTTCGTCTTTGATACAGCAGAGCAAGAAGAAGTCAATGCAATAGTTTCTCCTGGTGATTTAACCGATACCCCTACTCTTTCCAACCTCGAACTCAAAGAACTCATTCAATTATTTCAGCGAAGGCTAAATATTGACTGGCTTTGTACTTGGGGCCAGCACGATCTTCGTTACAGGACCAAACCCAACAGTGCACTGAGTGTCCTGGAACAATCTATCCCTAATTTATTTATCGTCCAGTATAAAAACTTGAAAGATATGATTAGGAGCCAAGTTGTTGTTCAAGGTTCGGGATACGGGGAGGAAATCCCCAAGCCAGTTGAAGAGCATTTCAATGTTCTTCTTGTCCACCGAATGATCATTGAAGAAAAACTCTGGAGTACCCAGGAAGTCTATGAACCTTCCAATATTTTCCTTCGCCAACATCCTTTTGATCTCATTGTCTCGGGAGACAATCACCAAGGGTTTGTCGCTCAAGCTGCCGGGAGCAAAAGGCTGCTGATAAATTGCGGGGCAATGATGAGAAATTCCATTGCTCTCATGAACCACAAACCATTCGTCGTTGTATTCGATACTGAAACCCGCAAGCACAAACAGATATTCATTCCCATCGAACCTGCGGAGACGGTCTTTCGGATGGAAAAGGTAATTGTCGAAAAAGAACGCAACGAGAATCTGGATGCTTTTGTCTCCGGTCTTGAAAGCCAAAAAGAAGTAGGTTTGTTGTTCCAGGATAATCTTCTTCGATATGCGGAAAAGAACAATATCGGTCAAGAAATCCTTGATGAAATTTATGAATCATTTAAAAAGAAGAAAGGATAAATTATGCCTTTATTTATCGGAGGGATAAAAGATGGAGAATGGGTTGATGTTCTTCTTCCCTACCCTCGTACTTTTAAAACTCGTAAAACATTTAGTATTTTTGATGCCCATAAATGGTTAGAAGAAAATAAAGAATTAACTGGACCAGATTTGGAAACTCAAACATATAGAAGAGAAGAATTCATTGAAGGAAATATAACTTTTACGGTGTACGTTCCTATTGAAATGAAAGAATCCATCTTTAATCAATTATTACAATGGTATCGAAAACCAAAGGAGGAGTCGTAATCATGCCAACAAAAGAAATCAATATTGAAGAAATTAAAACAGAGATGGATCGCCTTGGTAAAGTTTTGGAGACAGCCAAAACTAACAAGGCCACTTTCACCGGGAGACTCCAGGAAGCGATGAAGCGTTTAAAGGAGGATCTTAAATTCTCTTCGGTTGAAGAAGCCTCTGCCGAAGCTGTTCTTCTGGACGCTGACTGCAAGAAATTGCAAGAACAAATCAATTCCAAGTATACCAGTCTTCAGGAGAACTACGAATGGTAAGGGAAGAATGGTTAAGCCTTCCAATCTGGATAAGAATATGGCGTGTCCTTTTCTGCTCACATCCTTTTAATAAGAGCGAAAAGATTGGAATTGTTAAATGCCCTCCACTTGATGAATTCGGATACGTGTTTGTAATCCATGTCAGAAGGTGTAATCTTTGCAATAAATTTTTTATAGACAGCGGAATGGAGAGGGAATCATGATTACTTCCATCCAAGATGCCAGGAAAATATACGAACAGCGCATCGGCAGTCGTGATACCTATGCCAAACAAAAGGCCGAAAAGGAACAAGAACTTGTCCTGGCAAATCAAAAATATGAAAACGTCATAAAAGCCCGAGCAGTAGTTCAAGCTGTTGCCAAGGAAACCCAACAGAGTATTGAAATTCATATCAGCAATTTAGTTACAATGGCTTTGGCTTCGGTATTTCCTGAACCTTATGAATTCAAACTTGAGTTTGTCGAGCGCAGGAATTCCACCGAGGCAGACAGAGTCTTTTTAAAGAATGATAATCGAATAGATGATATTCTGAACTTTGGTGGTGGAGGGGTTGCAGACGTAGCCAATTTTGCTTTGATCATATCTCTTTGGGCATTAAAAAAGACCCGGCCCATATTCATCAACGATGAACCAGACAAATTCCTTCATAACATTGCCTACCAGGAACGAGCCAGTGCTATGATGAAAATGCTTTGCGAGAAGCTTAGCATTCAAATGATCATTGTTTCAGATCAGCAAAACATTATTGCAGCCGCAGACAAAGTGATCAGAATCGGATGCAAAGACGGAATATCTTTTGTGGAGGAATGAAAAATGGATTTCAAGGAAGAATATGGTGAGAAAAGAAAACCTGATGCAGATGAAGAAGACTATTTCATCGGGGTAAAAGGACTGGAAAGAAAAGCCAAAAGAGATGGATTGAATATCATTTTGCCGGGACCAAATGAACTGTTTATAGACATCGATTCCGAAGAAGAGTATCAGCAATTTCAAGAAAAAATGAAGTGGTTCCGCGACGTTATGCCCGAACAGTATGGGATGTATTTAAGTATTGTAAAAGAAATGCCATCAAAAAGTGGATTGCCAAGAAGGCATATTACTGTCTATGTTGAGTTTCCCGAAGATCATGACTTAAATCCTTGGGAAAGGATTTGTCTCCAATTTTGTCTCGGGTCAGACTTCAAACGAGAACGTCTTTCAACTTGCCGCATGTTGATCGGCGAAGAAGAATACGCAACCGCCTTTTTGGAAAAGAAGGAGGAATAAATGACCCTTTCCTTCTGGCAAATCGTTGCGATCAGTTACATCGCGGGTTTGATTTCTTCCCCATTCATTATATGGGGAGTCTGCAAATTAACCTTCTGGGGTTTCAACAGAATATTCGATGGATTGGCAGAAGGAGACTAAGATGGCCAAAGGCGGAGGATTTGAAAGAGAAGTTTGTTATATCTTGTCAAAATGGATTACCAATGGCAAGATGGATGACGCTCTAGGTCGCAGCGACGGTTCTGGAAGCAGGTTTACAGCCAGAAAGAAATCCGGAAAAGACACCGCTAACATGGCAGGAGATATTACTTTTACGCACAAGGCAGGAATGTCGCTCATAAAAGTATGGAGCCTTGAGTGTAAATCGGGCTACGGAAGAAAGAAAAAAATCAAAGACAAAGAAGGAAAATTAGTCAAGAAGATTCAGGACCGTTGGGATATCCTTGACTGCCTTGACTCCAGACAAGAAGAGCCAACATTTCTTGCGATGTGGAGTCAATGCAAAAGGGATGCAGGACTTTCTCATAGGGAGTCGGTGCTTATTTTTCGGAGAAACCTACATGGGATTTGCATAGCTATGCAACATGAATATTTTCTTCGGCTGACAGGTTTCTTCGGGGATTACCCTTCAACAGCCCTTGTTTTACATCTGCCTCAGCAAGAAAGAAAAAATCCATATTTTTTAACTGCTAAAGATTTAAAAGAACTTCCTAATAGACGTTTTCGCACTCCGTTACCAACCCCCCAGATAGAAAAGGAGAAAATCATGATCATGTTCTTGAAAGATTTCGTCAAATGGTTGCCGAATAACTTCGTCAATCTTGTCCATGGAAAAAATCAGCCGTGAAGCGTTACTTCTGGTTGATAGTCGTCTTTCTGGTATTATCCCCTTCTAAACTTCCTGGAGGTTTGTTTTCTCTTTCCTTAACTGACGAGATTCGCACCAAGTTGTTGATGAATCATTTTCCTGAAAAATTAACCGATCCAATAGAAATAGCTGCTCTTAGATGGGGAATTGATCCCAACTTAATAATCGCAATCATACAAACAGAAAGCGAATTTAAAAAATATGCAAAGTCCAGCAAGAGATACCATGGCTACATGCAAATCCCAAAGCCGATATACGATGAATATCTCAATATTGATATTGGGACTGGTATCCTGAGGGAAAAGATCAATAGAGCAAATGGCAATATTCGTATTGCAAACTTTTACTATAAAGGATTCAAAGTCACTTCTAGTAGAGGAAAATGGGCTGTCAACCGAGTAATGAAAATATACGCAAATTTAAAAGAGGGAAAATATGCAGAACATGGAATGTAGATTCTTCATTTTAACGTCTAGGAGCCGTTCCAGCAAACCGAACGGGGAAAGTCCCACCTTAGAAAAGAAAACTCTGCCTGCCTTAAATTTGACCTGTTCAACCGGGTAAAGCAACGCATAATCCAAATAAAACTGATCTGGTAGGTGGAGGAAAAGTCAATGGATAGTGAAGATATCGAAAAATGTGAAATCCTGATCAAGCAATGGGAACAAGCTACCGATAAATCAGAAAAATCCAATCTACGCAATCATCTTTTTGAAATCATTCGCCCATCGATCAATCAATGGGTATCTTCTATTGTCGGAAAGAAAGGCATGCATTTTACTCCTCAGGAAGTCCAGTCGAAAAGCTGGGACTGCTTTGAGTATTGCCTGAAGCACTTCAAGCCAGAAAGCAAGGTCCCCTTACTAGGGCACTTTTACTCATATACGCGATTCATGCTGTCTGTCGTTCCAAAAAATAAAGAAATCGACGATGAAGATATAGATCAGAAGAAAGATCCGGAAGACGACCTATTTTTTGTGTATGCCCAGATTGAAGAACTGAGGGCTTTCAGGCATTTGCTTCCTCCAGAATACGGAATGGTCTTTGACGATGCTTTGATGAGCCTTGTCCCGGACTGCCGTCAAAGAGTAGACCGGATTAAAAGTCTTGGAGATTCCACCTCACGATATGTGAAATATCGTGAGGCAAAGAGGATATTCAAGATTGTGATAAGCTTTTTGCTTATGCGATAAAATTCGTTAAAAGATGGTATAAAAGGGCAGGAGTGGTGGCGAAACTTCTGTGACGACTCTATGTATCTCCAGCCTATAGAGTTCTTCCTTATTGACCCTATTAAATTCCCCGAACTCATAGCCGCCTTCGGGCGAGAAAGGTTAGGGTGGTGAGTGATGGCAGCAAGCAATACAGCACCACATTATAGCGTTTATATGAGCGAGCAAGAGAAGGTTGCAGAGATACAGAGACTCCAATCCGCCTTCGCCGCGTCAGAGGAGCGGGTGAAGGAGCTGGAGGCCCGTCCCATGTATGGCAACGATGAAGTGGCGAGGATAAAAGAAAAGTATGAATCCGACAACGCCGCCCTCCAGGAGAGGGTGAAGGAGTTGGAGAAAGTAGGAGCTGCGGCGGACAGATACGAAGCCCTACGAGCAGCCTTGGTTCCCTACTTATGGATGGCAGAGGGAAGAGGGGCATACTCTTATGACGACCCACGGTATGGCGAAGATGTAAAACGCTGTATGCGATCCTTACTGGAATGTCTACCTCCTTATCAAGTAATCAGCAAGCAAATAATCGATATAGAAAAAGATTTTTGGGAATCAATCAAAAGATCCGCCGCAGAATCAAGATGGATTCCTGAACAGTATACAATGAATGATTGGATCCTTGATGTTTGCTGTTTTTTAAACTTTAAGAAATAAATTAAGAGTGCGGGGAGTAAAGGAGAAAACCTCCCCGCACCCGTAACCCAGCCTCCCCCGAGGCTAAGATTAACTTCTTCCAATAGTAATATACCTCCTGGGATGTTCTGGACTTGGAAAAGATTCCACGACAGGCCAATATTTTTTCATTTCATCAGACCAAAATCTTGCATCCCCTTTTATCAAGGTCATTTCCTTCCCAAGTCTCTTGTCTGACATATCGTAAACTTCAATTATCAAATTATGACAAGTTCTTCGCATCTCATGCATGATTACTTCGAGCTTCGCCGGATCAACAGTCATAAGTACATTGATACAGATGCCCCAATCCGCCACGGGGAAATCTGTTGGTAAGGTTTCAAGAGGAGAAACACAATAGGTCAATCTTTTTCCGATGAGAGCCTTAGCAACACCCTCCAGGGCGACACCAGAGAAGTCGACCATGTTGACTTTTGAACAGAAGGTTAATAAGTCTGGCTCAGCTCTCCCTGTACCACTACCATAGTCATTTACCGTGCTTCCCTCTGGAATATGCTTCCTAAGGAAAGGAATGAGCCTTTGACACGTCGATCCTCGGCGATAGTCTCCCTTTTGCCACACTTCATCGAAGAACTTGCCTGTCGTCATTTTGGGATCCTTTCATAAAATTCTTGAATTTTAATTTTGACATTCTTAATCTCTTGTAGCTCGTGTTCCCAAATAATAAGGGTGTCATATCCGAATTCACGAAATATAGCTTTTCTATTTTCTGGATCGCATCCTTGATGCCAGTAATCTTCACAATTTGCCCACAACCACATTCACAAAATTTTATTTTATTGAATTTACACATTTATTTTCGTCCCCAGGGGTCTATATCTCGACATGTATATACTGGAAATTTGCTGAGATCTGGATAAGGCATTTCAATGTCTTCATTCTCTTTTGGGTTGCCTTCTATGTCGTAAAACTGAAGCATAAGTTGAAGTCCTCTAGCTGCAAGTTCAGGAGTAAGATAGCAATTAATCCCAATCATATCAAAGAAGTCCGTGTGATATGAACATTCCCTACGTCCAGAAAACCTTGCCCTCTTGAACCATAGATAGGCATCCCTATCATCAGTAAGGATTGCCCCCCCTTTTCCTAATTTCAAATGCTTATAAGGACCAGTGAACGCAAGGCACATAAAGGTCCCGGGAAGATACATCTTTGAGGTAAATCGAAGTGCGCTGTCCCAAGTCTTTGACCCTATTAAATTATATGCTCCTTTTAAGGTCTTTCCTTTGACAGAAAAAAAATTGACATATCCACCAGCATGAATTATCGCACACGGAACCGAAGGATATGTCCTCGCTGGGATTGTAATTTCCTTACCTTCAATATTCTCATATTTCAAGGTCAGGAACAAAGCATTACTGCAATTGTCAACCGCGACAACATAGGGAGCTCCAGTATAACGGCAAAGCTCTTGCTCGAATTGTTCGGTAATCCTATAGACACCTTCAGCCATGACTTACCTCCAATCTGGTGGCAAAATGCGATTTCCAATTCTTACTGGTTTTGGAGCGGTTACTCTTAATATTTTTTGCCTAACATTAGATTGTTTTCCTGGAGGGTGAGGATGTGCTATTGCTGGTTTTGAGACAACAACAGGATTCCCTCCCGCCATTTTTTGCAATGGAGCAACTTCGGCTTGAATTAATTTTGCGCTTTCAAGACTTTGGCCAACATGATCCATATAAAGACAGGCATTTCCCTCTCCTACCCAAGAAATAAGACGCCCAAGGCCAACATCAGGTTGGTAACCATGCAATTTCCTGTCGTGACCATTCCCTATTCCCTTTCGCCCCTGCATACCCTTCATCGAACAATGGATTCTCAGGCGATCATCAGTATCGTCTATCAGGAACTTATTTCCTTTGAAAGTGGCCCATAACCTGATGTCGATATACGGATTTCCCTCCAGGCATTCCTTGAAGAACGGTAATATCTTCGATGTGAATCCCGTCTGACAGAAACTTGCATGTTCCCTGTTGTATATTCTGCTGTACTTCATCAGGGGAAGGTAATAATAACGGGCGCACATTTCTCCAACAAGGTCATAAGACCTGAGGAGCCGTTCCATTGTTATTATGTAATCATGGCCGTACCAATCATCGTCCTCGAAGATCAATACGATGTCCCCTTTTATAAGAGGAAAAGCCTTCTTCATGTTAAGTGTTAAGGTATGACCTTCCAAGGGCTTTGGGTCGCGGCGAACATATTCGCACCCTTCACGCAAGCGTTCCTGCAATGGGGTTCTTCCGTCGTCAATAACAAGCCATTGGTCAGGCTTTCTCGACTGGCTTGCTATCCATCGACGGGTAAGTTCAAAGGCCTCTGGCCTATCACCAGTAGGGGTTATCACCGTAATTGTTTTTGATGAACCACCAAGATCCCAAGCCCCTTCAATTTGTGGCTGTCCGTTCATTTGTCTTAAATTTCGCGTCCCTGCCAAATCATGGGAGACGTAATCCTTGATCCATGCCCCCGTTGTAGAGGCTCCCAATCCGGGAAGTTGTTTGAGTATTTTGCCTGAGAGTCCTTTATTATGAATGTCCAGCATGGTCAAAAAACAAGGAGCTCCATGATGAACATAAGGATGAAATTTCTTGTAGGCCGACACCTGAACAAGCTGAAAAAACGGATGCAAATACTTCATTGATTTTTTATCTTTGTGCCTTGTTTCAGGATCATACTCATATCCATCAAGGCCAGTCTCATGGATATACCCAACCCCGAACGTATCGCTTTCCATCATGGAGATCATCTTCTTGATCGGAGATTTCAACATCTGGATATCTGAATCAAAAAATAGCACATACGGGGTCCTCGCATTGTATATGCCAAGGCACATCCCCCTCCCATGCCCAATGTTGTACTCGGCATGAATGACTTCCAAGGACTTGTCTTCCTTTTCAAGAGACTCGACATAAAGTTGACATTCGTCCCCTTCAGAAGAGCCGTCTATGATTATGAGCTTCATCTTGGGATGAAAACTCCTGATCGATTCGTAGGCTCTTTTTATCAGTCCTTTTGTGTTATAGGTGACGACTACCCCTGTAACAAGATCATTCTCCGCGTTGTGCTCTTCCCCTCTCACGTATCCCTCCGTTTCATGGAAACAAGTAAGAGAATTGACGCAATAACTTTTCAGCCCTTTTTCCTTAAAATAGATGGAGCATCTCTTCCATAGGTCAGCATCACAAGGAGAAGAGGTTCCAGTTTCAGCATAAACATCCCGGTACCTCAAGGGAATTTTCCGGAAATTGATACACGTCGAGGAATGGATCAACCCGCATGGCTTTGGGTAAAACTCCACTAAAGGTTGTTCTGTAGATAGATGGGGAAGATATGAATTGATATGGGTGGACTTTGTGCAAACCCAAACCGTGCCCGTCTTTTCAATCGCAGCATTGAGCAAGCTCAAATGGTCGGGAGTCCAATAATCATCGTGATCTAAATGACAAAGATAGTCAAACCCATCCTTAAGAATCAATTCGATGCAATAATTCGCAAGGGCAAGCCCCACAACATTCCAAAGGATTTCCTTATCATGCCCGTACTTGTCCCTTTCCGCCGCTACAGACAGGTTTTCAATATACATCTTTTCCTGGGGGTATTCAGCGGCAATGTCAAGCAATTCTTTCTCATCGTCGTACTTGTCCCCGATCAGATATACCCGGAAATCCTGATGAGTCTGAGCGAAAATAGAGTCCAGTGCCCTCCTCAAGAAAAAAGGAGTCCTGCCATCTGGCCTCTGATAAGTTCCGATGATTATGGCAAATTTCATAGTTTAGTTCCACAAAGCATTGTACTTACAATCGAAATATCCTTGAACCTATCATTAGACATAAGGAACTTGGAATTACACACTCCCCCTTTGGTAGACTTTGACAACTGCCCTATAGTCCAGTTTATATCATGGATGTATAGTCTTCCTCCAGGAACAATCCTTGGGAAAATCATTTTAAATCCGGTATAAACACATTCAAGCTCATGGCAACCGTCTATGAAAGCAACTGAGACCTCTGGGATCTGATCGATGCAATCCGTAAGGTCGCAGTTGTATTGAATAGCCCCATATTTATTGCCGGCCAAAATGTTCTTATAGAATTCCTTTTTCAAGGCGGACATCAGTCCTTTTGGGTAATCGTTCGCAACCTCTTCTATCTCTTCCGGATAGGGATCAACTGAGATCACCTTTTTCCCAACCTGTTCAGCGGCAGCAATCAAAACAATGGTCGTCCCTCCTGAAGCTGAACCGATTTCCACAACTGCACCTGGAGGGGTTTCTAAAATCCCCCGATATAATTCTTCCCTCTCCCCAAGGGCAGTCTGGGTTTGAAATCCCTGAGATAATAGTAATGCCTGGTCCAGATCCATTTTTAACCCCTTTCACACAGTAAGAATATGCTTGAACACAAGTCTGGATATTCCTTCCCAAATTGGTAACAACCCTCCAAGTATTCTGCAGAAACAATTCCCTCGGCTATGGCTCTGTCCCACTGGAAATTAGCAAGAACTTTGAAGAAAATTCCTGAGCAATGAGAAACTCTCATTCCAGACAACATGACATCCATTCCCAATGAATCAAAAGAATACGTTCTTTTGTGTCCATGGTTTTCCTCTTGCGGAGTGACGGCTGTGTTGCTTTTGATCAGTCCCATCTTGACCGCGATTTGCCGTGAGGCAGCGTTGGCATTGGGGCACACAAGAAAGAGCCTCCCCTCCTCGGTCAACCATTCATTCTTGATCATTTTCAGTATTGCGATCGGGTCTTCAACATGCTCCAGGACATGGGTCATTATGATATTTTCATACTTCGTCGAAAGTTTAAGATCCTCAAATGAAGAACAGATAAAGGTAATTCCATCCCCAAATTCCTCCCACTTCGCCGATTCGATAGATTTCCGATCAGAATCAACACAAGTGATGTCCTCAAAATACGGGAGAAGTCTCTGAGTAAAATCGCCTTTCCCAGAACCCAATTCCAACATATTGCCTTTTTTAAAAAAAGGAAGGAACGACGTCAGCATATATGGATGCATTACTTCCGTATCAAAAAGATAAGAATACTTGCTATCCATCTTTCCTGCCCCAATAGTTGGTCGCCTTAACGACCCGATCATAATCCTCTTTAACAACCCCGGTAACTATCCTATTCCAATATCTCCCTTTGCGGAAGAAATAATTTCTTATCAAACCTTCATCTTCCCAACCAAGTTTTTTATAAAACACACCAGAAATTTCATTGTATTCTATTCTTCCTCCATTCAACCTCTCAAGATTGAGCTCGTCAAAGGCATAGCGCATTGTAGTCATGACAGCATCAGTACCGTATCCTTTGCTTCTCACGGCGTTGCTGCCCAGCATCAAACCATGATATGCGTGCCTATTTCGCCAGTCGATTTCTATTACGCTTGAGATCCCGATTAAGCCAATTTCTGGAGCATCCACTGCAAACCGCTTATTCAACTGGTCGTTCTTCTGTCTCTGAAACCAATCCCGGTGAAAATCCATAGAACTTGGAAAGTGAATATCCCCAAGAAGATCTTGCAGATCTGGGTCATTCGCCCATTGATGAAGTAGGGGTAAGTCTTCTTCTTCAATTGCCCTCAGGGTAACAATGTTCCCTTTGATATTCATAATGCCCCTTCCAGAACGGCAAGTCCAAAACCATTCCTGCCAAATTCGTTTCCATTATAGAGCATATACGTGCTTCCTTCCAGAAAGAACACATGGGGATACCTGACCATCTCTGAATCCCAACCCTCATCGGAGACCGTAATCCCCGCTTTGGAATCGTCACGCTCCCAATGGAAAGCGTCGTGACTCGAAGCGTACCCTATCCTCAATCCATTCTTTCTTCCCCGATGGTTTCCACTTGGGCGATAACAAAAGAACATATGGAACTTGCCGTTTGCGTAGATGACATCGGGACCGGACTGGGCCTCGTCTTTTTCAAGAACACTTGGGATCAGGTCTTTATTCTCCCTTTTCCATTCAATCCCATCGAGAGACGTGGCCATCCGAATCTTGTAGACAGGTTCTGGCCTCCCATCCATCATTTTCCACTTCCGGCCAGCAATATAATATAGATAAAAACGATCATTAAATTTCCTGATCTTTGGCCCACTCAAAACAAAAGGTTCATGAGGGGAATTTGCAAGTACAGGTCCCCGGCCAAACTTGACGAACGTCTTGCCATCAAGGCTCGTTGCCATTCCAATATTTGTGTATAGGGGTACTGAAACCCCTCTTGTAATCCCCGCATAGTACGCCCGGATAAGTCTTCCGTCATGGATAACAGACATAATATAAGTTCCGAACTCGTCGAACTCACCCAATCCACCCAAATCGAATATAGGCTTCTCAGCCACCCGCAAAACTTTCAACGGGTTCTTCCGGTCAAGATCAACATAGGCACAATAACTAACATACTTTCCATCAAGATCCGCCTCAGGACGGCAAGAAAAATAAACACGGATATATTCACCATAGATTAATGTTGCCGGTCCTTGGGCGAATTCACGAAGCCAAGGACGACCTTCAACTTCTTGTGGGGTGAACACCTTGCCGAGCTTCTTCCATTTGAACATGACATTTCCTTTCAAGCGAGAATATATTGCTTTAGATACTCTTTTATCTTTTCTTTTGGATTGAACATCATGATATCTATAATCGATAACCATGGGACAAAATCATTGCCGAACTGCGCATATTCTATATATGCAGACTCAATAAATTTAAGCCTCAGTCCTTCTTCGCGGAATTTCTGAAATGAATAAAGTTTCGTCCCTCCAATAGTGTTGATATAGGTCTCACCCTTTAGAACTTTGCACAAGGCAAGCACTTTATCTTGGCTTTTAAGGCCATTGTGATCGATAGGAATCTCAGACGAAATTATTATCCTCGTTTCTATCTCAAGAAATTGAAGGATCTTCGCAATCGAATAAAGGAGATAAAAGAACAAATTTTTTTCGTCGTTGCTTATAATGCCCTCCACTAAAGGAAAGACCTGCTGAAAATATGGAGCTTTTACATAGGCTCCTTTGATCTTATTTGATAATTTCTCTCGGGGGAATTCATCCGCAAGGCTTCTTTGTCGAACATCAAGAAAATCAGAATCTTTTTTCAAGGGTAAAGAAAAAAGAGTAGGTGCCCCGTTCTGCAACATCCTGTTGCGGTTTATCCAGCCCTTCTTTGTATATTGAATATTATCATAAACGACGAAAACATCGACGGAAGAAATAAGTTGCCAGTATCCAATGTAAGGGAAAAAATACGGCTGCATTATACCGATTTTCATTTCAGGAAGCCCTTTCTGATAGCAATCCATTCTGGATTTCCTATCTCTACCATCCTATCATAAATTCTCTGTCTGATTTCCCTCGTCTTTATTTTCATTGCTCTTTGAGACAGACTACACCAGGAATTTCCACCATGCATCCTCCGAAAAACAGAAGGCTCAATCCCGGGAATATATTTACAAGGGCCATACATACCCATCATAACCGTCAGCGCGTAATCACCCCAAAAGACCTCAAAATTTTTCTTGGTCTGTTCGTTATATAGATTTCTCCAGAGTTTTGTGGAGGGGTGAATATCGTAGCCACTGCTGTCATACTTGATAAGATCAAGGGCAGAATAATCCCGGGGTTTTTTACTTGAAGGGATAACAATTATATTTCTATCAACATGGTGGATCTTGTAATCATGATAGCATAAAACATATTCTGGATTGGCCTCCATAAAATCAACTTGTTTCTGCAGCTTCAGAGGATCTGTCCAATAATCGTCTCCGTCGCAATCTGCTACATATTCCCCCTTTGCAACTGAGTACATATTGAAAAGAGGGTATATCCCTGTCTTAGAAAATTGATTTTCCTTTTGGAATATAGCACGAATGACCCCAGGGTCTTTTTGTTGATAATCTCGAATGATTTCTTGCGTTCCGTCGGTTGAGGCGTCGTCATGAACAATGACCTCAAAGGGAAATGTCGTCAGTTGCGTGAGGAAGCCGTTCAGGGCGTCCTTAATGAGATTCCTATGGTTATATGTCTGGCAACAAATAGAGACGACAGGCTTCACGACCAAAGCTCCTTTACCCAGCCGCCGCATTCTGGAGGCTTCGGTTTCCCGTGGAACATTACTATCTTGCAGTCAAGGCAAACTTTGTTTTCAAGACGATGCAATTTATAACTCTGAACGATTTTATCCGGGAACAAGTCAAAGCTCTTGCCAAATCGATCATTCACCCAACCCTGTTGGCTCTTTTGGCAAGGGAATCCGGCTTGTTTGAATGCTTCCCAAATCTCGGCGCGAGAACCTATCTTGAGTAGAATGACAGAGCTGTTTGGGACTTTGGATTTTGGGTCCCCTTCTGGCCACCATCCTTCCGGCCAATCTCTAGCCATAACATGATCAGAAGGCCATTCTATTGCTTCGTCAATGCTGCCGGTGATTACAATGTCTAAGTCTAAGAATAAAAGACGTTCGGTAGAAATTCCTGGGATAGAAGGCATATAAAGTCCCATTTTCCCCCACCATCCAGGGGCATCAAATGGCAAGGGGAGAACACGGACTTTCTTTGAAATTCCAATTGGATTATCTGTGAAACAAACAAAATCAAAGAGCAACCTACGAACATTATGGCTGACCATTGATTCTAAAATGTTTACATATTCGGGACCATATTTGTCCCCCTTTTTGATGCAGCAAATAGTTATCTTATTCATTGAGCCATTCTTTCGTTGGATATCCGAGGAAATCTTTTGTCCATCCAGACATTGACCGGACCTTGTCTCCGAACATCTTTTTTGCAAACAAGAGCCAGCCTTCCTGAAAACAATTATACTGGGCTTTCTTTGGAGTCGTTAGATTCGTCCCTTGCATCGGACAACCGCAAAGAATTATCTTCTTATATCCCATCCCGACAGAAGCTTGGCAACCAAGAAAGGCCGAGCTTCCAGATTTTGGGGAGGGAGCTACTAAAGGCCAAAGCATATCAATGCCTTTCTTTTTCTTGATTTCTTCTATTTTCTGTTCTTGCTTTTTATTGAAATGACCGTGGACAAGATAATCTAGATTCCCTCCAATCCTCTGCCTCCGCATACGGAAGGCAACAAAATCTTCAGGATGATATGATGCGACATGTTGAATATCAAAAATTACTCGATCTGAACAATCGAGGCCAATCGCCATGAAATCAAAATTCACACGGCAAATCTTGGCAAATTCAGCAAGATCCTCTTCGAGACAAGGCGCAATACCCAAGGCAACAATAACCGAATTCAAGTCTACCCTTTCTAATTAATACCCAATTGCTTGCCAAAAGAATCCCGTCCCCCTATTTGCCAAATCGTAACATTGAGCGTAAACCGTGAAAGCCGACAATGTCTTTGACACGACCTGCATCCCCTGATGAATATTGTCCGCGGCCGCAGAATTCTCTATGGTCGCACTTATGTTCAAGAAGGCATTGGGAAATGCTATCGGCAGATTCACCGCGATGGTGTTGTCCATGGGCAGAGTCCCGGTATACCTTCCCCACTGTAGGATCAACCCTCCCGGCAACTTCTGGTATCCGCTCTCCGTTTTCGAGGAGGTAAAGTCATACGAGGAAGCTCCGGCTATGACCTTGCCCTTCCAAGCCGTCCCGTCTGTAAAGACCGTCACCTCATCATTCTGGGCCATCGTGGGGTTGCTTACCCCGTCGACGGTCCCTGTCAGGGTCAATGTCCCCGCTCCAATGTTTTTGATCTTTATCCAGGAACCGCTGGTAGGGACCGCAGCCGCCTGCAATGTGAATGAAATCGCAGTCGCTTTGTTCGCCTCGAATATCTTGTAATAGTCCGCAGCAAGGAAAGCGTAATTGTCCGTCTTCACAACGACGGCATTCTTAGGGACATACGCTGTAAGACTAGTCGTCAAAGCGTAGGTCGTCATGTCCGCAACAGTCATAATATTTCCCAAAATAGAAATCAGGGTAGCAAGGCTCGCATCTGAGACGACATACCCCTTGGCTGCCATCATCTCCCCAATGGCAGCTACCATCGTGCTCAACTGATAAAACAGTTTATTGTGAACATTGGAGTGCGCTGCCCCGGTCTGCACGCCTTGCGCCCTGTCTGACGATGCGCTATACCCAGCATCAGATAGTATATTATTTTTAGCCGGGTCAAACTGTAAAAAATTGCTGCTGCCTGCCATGATTCAATCCTCCATATCCTATTCGGTGTCACCCCAATATCCGGTACCGTAACCGCCATAGTCTTTGTTGACCATATCGTATGCAAATATCTTTCTGGGAGTCGTTGCCCAGGAAAGTTTGATTTGAACTCCTTGAGGGCGAGGAATGACCATGTCATTCTCAATCATATCCTGAATGATCGAGGCAAGCTCCCCCGTAACGGAAATCGTCATTGACATGTCCTGGTTGTCTACAATGAAGATCCCAATCCCTGTATGCTTGGTTATCAAAGTGGTTGGGTACCACCCTGTATACATCTGGTTATTAATCTGGCCAGCCGCCAAAAAGGCAACCCACAATTCGGAAACCGTCTCGCCACCAGCAGCTTCTCTTGCCGTCCAATAAGCCAATTCAGATGCGCTGGGGGTCCTACCAAAAGCACCCACATACCAACTGCTCCAATTGATCGCGACTTGGGTGGCAGAAATATCGGTATATGTATCTGGGAATATCTCTCTCCATGCTTCTTCAATGGATTGCAATTTCCCGTCCCAATGATTGAGGGCAATTTTGGCCTTTATTAGTTGCCGGTAGAATTCATCTTCAAGAAGAGGCGAAGATCCATCTGTCGGTTCAAAGGGAAGGGTCCTTGACATCCCTACAATTTCACCAATTATGTCAAGTTGAGGCCCTACCGCCGTCTCAACATATATCCCGTTATCCAATCCGTATAATGCATCGCGATCCTCGGCGAAATATTTCAATCGATCATACGAGAAATCCTGCAACATGGTCGACAAACGATATTGATGCGTGTACAGCCGAAGATACTGAGATAAATCGTAGTCCCCTTCAACAGCAGGGGTATAAGTACTACCTAGAATATAGGTTTTTCCTGTTGCGGCAACATTCCTACCATATAAAACTAGGCTTTGATCGAAAAAAGCCCCTTGCATTGTTACGTTCTCAGGGTTTACTTGCTCAACCCAAGTCTCTCCTCCGTCAACGGATAGGACTATGTATCCATCCCCACTGGCCGCATCTCCAACGGCATAAATCCCTCCCGGCGAAGCAGCGACTCCTCGTAACGGAACCGACCTGGGGGTGTCAACCTCTATCCAATTGATTCCCGTTGCCGACTTATACGTTTTTCCGTTTGCGCCTACGGCTATCCAAACTCCGTTTGTTTCGTCATAGGTAACGGCATACAAAGTATTCGCAGTTCCGGTGATTGGGGCATTTAACCAGGACACGCCATGGTCAGTAGAGTAGTAAATATACCCTAAAGAATTGCTCGCTCCCCCTCCTACGGCGACAAACTTTCCATTGCCATAGGCAACTCCATAAAGAACAATAAGATTTGGATTGGATGCAATAGTCTTGTCTGTCCAGGTCCCTCCATCATTTACTGATCTTGCAAAATATATCCCAGCCTGGGCGTAAATTCCGCCGACACCAATTACCGTGCCAACACCAAGAGCCGCGTCGTAACCATAGGCCAGTCCGTTAAAATTCCTGAAGTTCGTGGCCATCCCTGTTGATATTTTCGTCCAGATTTTTCCATCTGGAGATGTGCCTACATATCCATGCGTATTGCTGTTTGCCGACCCACCAGCGGCAACAAACTTTGCCCCAGTCCATACCATCGCGTTTATAGAATCGGTTCCGCTGAAGGTCGCCGTAGCCAAGACCCAAGTGTCTAAATCCAGCGACCAGTAAATCAAAGCCGGAGGACCCATTTGACCCAGGCAATACACGCCCAATGTCGGAGAGAATGTCATGGCACCCGCATACTGCGGAGTAATATGAGGTCCCACATGCTCCACAAAAGGAGAAGTTGTCGCCGGGACCGTGGGGATTTTTGGAATTCTGTAGTCCATCTTTTAAACCCCATTCACCGTAATATTGATTATGTTTCCCTGGGTAACTTCATAATATGCCAGAACAATATCTTCGTCTGAAAGAGGTGAGGTCCCAACCTTCCCTGCCGTCAATGAGGTTATGGAAAACAAAGGCTTTGTCAAATCGGCCATGACCGCAAGGGCAACGCCATACAGTGCAGATATCGTCAAACTCTCACCGATCTGGAGACTGTTCAAGTATTCAAGGATCGCAGCCTTGACTGCTGCTGTTGTGGCAGATGTATACCCTCCGAATCCGGTTATCTCCAAAGCCACGGCAATCGAGATATAAGACGGCCGATAAAAATTAATAGTAGAAACAATCTTGGAAATCGGGTCTATCACAACTTGGTGGACCGCTCCATCCTCTTCGGGAGATCCGGCCAAGGGGTTGGTAAGGGGACCAATCCCCTTGTTTTCCCAAATCGCAGTGGCCACGTCAAGGTCCGTTCCGCCTTCTACCACACACGACAACGAATGAGGAGGGAGTCCGTCTTCATCGACATCATTGGTCGGATTCTCCAGAACGCTCACCCTTGCGACATTATCCAGGGCCAATAATGCAGCCCAAGTTCCCGTCAGCAACGTCATGGAAGGCTTCTCTGTGCTAATCACTTGACGCGCCCGTAACTCCGCATCCGTTTCGATAGGCAGCCCAGCGGTCGCAGCAGCAGCATTTGTTACGCTGGTCCACCCGGAGACAGGGGTCGAAATGGAAGTCAAAGTCCCAATGGCAGCTGTAATCGCCCCTATGGTTTGACAGGTAGCCACCGCCGAGGCTGTACCAGCAACAAGAGTTACTGTTGCCGGCAAATTCCATGCATTGCCGTTCGTATCGGTGACAATTCCATTCGTTATGATTGTTCCGGTCGTACCAGTCAATGTAACCGTGCAGGTAGAATACGTCGCCTCCTTCCTGGATATTCCATTGCAAGCAACGATCTGATCAAGACCAGAGCCAACCCCAGTCAATGGCCCCCTGTTGTTGTAAACAAGCTGAATCGCTTGCAGGGTATCATAAAGCATCAGAGCAAAAACGGAAAGCTCCTGATAATCCGAAGAGTCGATTTCCAGATAGATATCAGAACCATAAATCGCTTTCTTCTGTTCTATTAGATTATCGAGGATATCTTGATAAGAAGGGATAACCAATCCCTCGGGGCCAACATATGGAGCAAGATATGGCATTACGAAAGTCCTCCCCCGGTATTCGTCACTGCGATTGTCCCGAAAATTGTGTCGACATGCATTGTACAAGAATAAGCTCTTGTCGAAGAATCAAAAGACGAAGAATACGATTTGATCTTCAATATAATTCCCGGCAAAGTGGTCTGTACCCTTTTTTGGATCAACCGGTCTATCAATGCCTTATCTGTCTTGCCAAGGATCTTTTCGATCATTGGGAGGCCCTCGTTCAGGTCCTCCCACCACTCTGCCAGCCATAATTTCAAGCGGGTCTGGATGATCTGAATGACGGCATCAAGGTCAAAGACATAATCGTTCTGACCATCCCCATAAACAGGATCCCAGTTTTCGTCAAGTTTTCTCACTCGTATCGTGCTCATAATCTTTATCCTGGGAGAATTACTCCTGTTGTCATTTCATCGCCGGAAGTTACGCCACCATGAATGTGGGTAAGGAATTCTACCCCTTGAATTTTTACCGAAGTTGCATCCAAAGATATCTCTCCATTCTTTACGGAGATGGAACTGCCGCCAAAAACAAGCGAAGCCTCGGAATCAGAAAGTTCTACGTAATTCGTTCCCTCTGCATTCCTCAATTGCGCGGAGTCAGCAGAGTAATTCGCAATGACGTTTGGCTTCGATTTAATCCCCACTATGGCAAAGGCATCTGAGAGATCATGCCGACGCAATTCCATTTGATTCTGGACATCCCCATTCTGCCACCAAGCATCAAAACAAGTATCAGAAAAGATTATCAGGCACTCGTCCCCGGCAACAATAGGGAGAGAAAGAGAATATCCCCCAGCTGAAGGGATACAAATAGGAACGTCCAGAAGAATAGGGATCTTCTCAATCCTTTCTTCTCCATTCACTTTGATCCGTTCTGTAATGGCTACTTCCACTTCAACAGTTTGGGCTTCCTTGTCAAAAGCCCGGATTATCCCCGGAGAAGCACACCGAAGGCTCCAATCAAAATTATCGAAGGCTTTTTTTATCCCTTCGTCTTTTATATCTTGTCTTTCCGGAATCGTTATCACTTCAATGCCTCAATTCGGATTAATAGCAGGGTCAGAAAGCATTTCTGGGACCGTCAATTGCAATCCGGCCTTTCCTGTCAACGAATATCCGACAACATCGGTATACCAATCATTACCTCTAGTATCCCCGGTATGCCTGATACCTCCGACCTTAAAATATCCATCCTTCGGCAACACTGGAACCAAATTTTGACCTGGTGTTGCTTTTTGCTGCTTAACATTTATCGAACTCAAATCAAGCTTTACCCATTTTGGAGGATTGGTTAAGATCAGTTCTGGGTTTAACAGGGTGCGGAAACTTATCCCAAAATCTATTTGTTGTGGGGTCCCAATCAATCCAGAATTCGTATCGACAATAATCGCCTCTCCTTGAGGGGAATCGGTTGCCTTTAAGATATTCAAGGAATCATTCACCATGAACATTTGTGCTGCATTATTCCGTACTATCTCTCTTAAAGCCGTTACAGGAGAACCAAAAACAACACGTCCTCTGGGCTTTTTAGCAGTGCTTATTTTTGAGGAAACCGTTCCAATGGGAATTACCGTTGTTGATCTTGCAGCTATTTCATTTATCAAGGTCTGATCCGAGTAATCCTTCAAATGAAAACTTGCAAAATTATCCTTGAACAATCTGGCTCCATCCATACACATCAATGTCAATTTATAATCTGTCACATTTTCTCGGGTAAATAAGGTCTGAAAAACCTTCCCACCGAATATCTGGCCATACTTGCCACCGTATTTTTCCTGATACCCAGCGTAAAAATAAACCTCTGCGCCTTCTTGGATAATCTTCTTTTCTGTTTCCCTTGTAGGGTTGTAGATAATAAACTCTGAAAAATACCAGCCTTCGTATCCAGGATAATTAATTTCAAAAGTGCATTTCAAGGACTCAAGGCCAGAGAAACCATCATTCCCAATAGAAAGGACAGTTCCATCGGAACATAGAATCTTCAAGAGCCATTTTCTGCCGTAATGAGACCTATTCATTGTCTCCCCATGCCAATATAAAATTTATCCCAAGATCCTTATCATTGGGATTGCTGGAAACATTGCCAACGTTCACCAAATACGCGCTTCCAATTTTCAGGTACCCATATTGATGCAAAATATTGGCCGCTGGATAATCACCCGTCAATAAAGGGACAGAATCCAATAAAACAACTGATGTCTTTGGGTCTGTTATTTTCATTGTCCAATACTCGGCGATTTCATTGTATCTTATAAAAAATTGCAAAGTAATATTGGCCCCATCAACAGCCAAAACCGCCTGGAAGCTTTGATTCGGTGAACTGCTTAAAGGGACAACCTGAAACATCTAATTCTCCTTAAGGAGCCGGTAAAAAAGGAATCTGGACGCCTTTGATTGCAGAGCCGTCCAGTGGGGCAATCGAAATTGTCCCAATATTGGTATTATCAGTAGTGGATGGTCTCAAACTTGTTTTCTGCACTTCTATGGACGCAACAAAAATCTGCTGGAAAGAAACCATGCATTTCAAACCATATAATGTCCTAAGGTCGTCAGGCGAAGTAACACTGGCGACGACCATGTTTTCATACGTATCAAGCCTTGTCGTTATGACAAGAGGAATCCCTTTGTTTTTCCAATCAACCAGCTTTTGATACGCAACAACGGACTTGGTGGGATCTGAACTATCATTCCCCCACTGACCAGGAGAAAAGCTGTCCATAACATCAGACATCTGAATCTCCATGGACAACTGAGCCGGTAGGGAAAATGAATGATCTGAAATGTTTGCCTTATCCTGAACCGGGTGCTGCGTTATTCTCTGGGACTGGGAATGGTCATTCCGAACAACTGCGTCAAAATACCAGATTGTACCATCGTCATCCTCAATGAATGTTTTCGGAACTTCTTTTCCCCAACCTACCGGTCTGTATGCTCCAGGTTCCACCTGAGGATTCGGGGTGACTGTCACCAAATATGCCCGCCATGGAGAGTATTGAATATCGGCAGTATCAATAAAGACTTTATTTATCATGGTGTCACACCAGAGAAGGCAGGAAATCTATTCCCCATCAAAGTCTCTTTAGAATTATACTTGCGGACGATGGCCTCTATCTGACGAACTTGCTCATCAGATGTTGGGCCATTAAATGTCAAATCAATATTATTGGTAACATTGAACTCGTGGCCTTGGGTCTGGCGGATATATTCTCCAACTGACGGACCAGCAATCCCGGCATTAGGACGAGTATTAAGAGCGTTCAAATCTCCCGCAGACAACCTTTTCGCAATCCCTTCCCCTCCATACCAGGCGGCAGCGGCGAGGTCATTGCTTCCATATTTCCTATGCAACCGAGCCCATTCGGCCTGTGCGACCCTTTCTTGATTCTCCGGGGTAGTGGGCGCGTTTGGGGCGAGTCCCGCTTGTACAGCCCATTTGGGCCAGTTCTCGGGCATAATTTGATACTTTCCTATCGCCATACCGCGACCCGGAATATACTGCCCCATCGCGTCATAATTACCACCAGACTCTTGACGGGCAATTCCCGCCAAACCTCCAGATCCTTCTCCTCTTTTATAAGGTTGATTTCTGCTTTCCCAGAACTTCAAAAAATCTTCGCGTCTCTTTTCGGTACCTTCCCACCTTTTCGGGTCGAAGATACCATTCAATAGGCCACCAGCACCGGCAGTCCTGTTCAACTCGCCGATATAGAATACGGCCATTGCTATTGATCTTGAAATTCGATGAGAATAATCCAACATCTTTTCCCAGATAGGAGCCAATTGGGGATTGGATTTCCTTCCATCAATATAAGCGTAAAAATCATCAATTAAAAGGACCAGAGTAGAAATAGCAAGAATTGCTCTACCTATTGGCCCAGCCAGGAATACCCCTGCGATAATAGCCCCAAAAGTAATCAGCCCCTTACCCCATTCTGGAAGCCTATTGTACAAATATTCTATCCCGCCTGCAAGATCCTTTATTGCTCGCCATGCAGACCCACCAAGCTGCATCAACATCGCAAGTCCCCTTGCGATCTTCTCAGTCCATTCGGGCATCTTCGCCTGAATCCAATCGTTCAAATCTTTGAAGCCGTTTTTCGCTCCAGTGATCGGTTCATTGAGATATTTGAAAAGATAATACCCAACCCACTGAAGACCATATGTCGCCTCAACTTTGAGACGGGTAAACTCATAACGAATATCCCGAATATATCTGAGCTGAGCTGCTGCATCCTTGGGCTGTTCCATACGAGCAGCCTCTCCCATCAAAGACTTATAACGCCCTTGAAGTTCCGGCAGCCACGCGATGTCATTGATTGACTCTCCCATGGAATCGGTGACAATCTTGAATGACTTGGCGGCATCTCGCGCCATGTACATGCGAAGAGCGAACTTCTGATAGCCAAGGTCTGCCTGGGAAACTTTGTCGAGGAGGTCAATGGTAGCAAATGCAATGCTTGAAAGGGAAGATACTATCGCGGTGGAGGCAATAGCGTAATCCTTCGCCATGCCAGAGGTCTTTTGCTTCACGGTGTCATCGAGCTTCTTCAGCGTGTCCTGCATCTTGTTAAAAGATACATTGTCCACCTGGAAGCCCAACGCCATCAAGTAAGATTTTATGACATCATCTGCCACAAGCCGTTCTCCTTTTAAGACTTGCCTATGTCAGCAGCCCTTCTCTCGTTCTCATACTTTATGGCGGTGTATTCATGCCAATCCAAAAGATCATCATAAGTATAAGTTCCGTCCCAGAGCTCGTGTTGCTGCCAATCTCCATTCCTCACTGGCGCAAAAGCGTAATCATCTATATTGACGCATTGGAGGGGATCAAACCTTTGAAGCTGTTCCCTAAGTCCTTCAATGCGTCTTCGACGAAAAAACCGGCCAGGTTAAACAATAAGGCATGGGAAACCAAGCCCATAACCAGAAGAGGATCATTTTCAACATCGGCAACACCCCACCTACCATCAGGGAGGCGAACTGGGTTGTCAATATCTTTCCCTTGTGATTGATCTTGACCCTTAACCTCGACAACCTCAGAAACGACATGAAGAGCATTCGCGGAAATCTCGAAGAACTCATCCTTGGATAAAGAACCAATCTCCTGAATCAAAGACATGGCTATCACGGCCTGATCCTCTTTTTTCGAGATATCAAGTCGACCAGAAATTACTCCAGATATCGCACCAGACAGTTTTGAAGCCAATTTAGTAGCCATAAAGCTTCCCGTCAAGGCGTCAAACTTTGTTATTTTCCACCTACGCCCGGAGATCGTCACGATCCGCGAAGTCTCTCGAATTGGCATCCTGAAACCTTTCTGATCAATCAAGATCGGCTAGAGATTAGAACGGAGTGGACTGGATGTCTCCACAGAGCAGGGTCCAAGTAACCATCTTGCTCTGCTTTTCATAGCTCTTGTCGGGGACCTTCAGAAAACAAGCCCCGGAAAAGGTGTGGGTCGTCCCATCGCTCAGGCACCTCATAATCCCGGTCGCTTGCGCCCATAGAGAAGGAGGCTGAACGATCAGGGCATTATACATCCCGAGCAAAAACCGATGAGCAGCAGAAGTCTGCTGGACATTGATCACGATAGAGCCCCCGTTACCGGCTATTTTGGAGATGACGGGGTTGCCGTCATTGGCATAGTCTATCGCAGACCGGTCCTGGGACATGTTCACCGAGACATCCCCAATGCCCTGCCCGGTGATAGACATGGCTCCTGTTGGGAAGGCAATGTTCAAAATGCAATCAAGAAATGAGTAGGTCTCCATCGTATATCCTCCTTTACGATTTTTCTTTTAATATTAACGATTTACGTATACCCCAAGAACCAGCGAATGAACGGCTCCTGCCTCCTTGATTGCAACATAAATCGGGGGAGACTTCCTTGCCTGCCGGTCTGCCGTGGACTGGTCTGCCAAAGATCCTGCTTGAACCAGATATCCCTTGGGAAGAGTGTCCCCATTCCGGAGGTTAAGGATGTCAACCCCAGTCCATTCTCCAGGAGCCAAGAAGCCGACCGACACAGCCTGTTCACAAGCCTGGTTGATGGCATGGATTATCTGGGTGATTCCCGGATCCGTCTGGGGAACTTTCGGAGTCGAATTCAGAAGGTCCAGAACCGAAAGCTGGATGTTGTTGACCAGCATGTCCAGATTGATCTTTTCGTCAAAGAAGCTCCCGTCCGCCATGACGCCCTGCTCGAAGAACGAGTAGGAATCACCATACGAGAGGTAGACATTCCCGTTCTGATTTTCGATGTAACCAACCTGGGTAGTTGTCAGAGGCTCCGTAGAGATCCCGACTTCCTGCTTGAACTTGAGGGTAAAGGCCGACCCGGCGAGGCCGGTATTCTGCCCACAGGCATATCCCATGATCGCGACTACCGCGTAGACATTATTGGGATATGCAACTGGAGACCCGCCCTGATCAGTCGAATACTGACCGATGGTCCGGCTGTAATCAAGACCCTTCAGGTATTCGAAGATGCCTGCCGGCGAAGGCGCAGCAGCTATGGCATCTGCATCATCCGTTGTAAAGGCGTAAATCGTCGAGGGAGCAGCAGCCTCGGCCCAAAGAGCGATTGCTTCATGATCAGCCTTTACTGCATTAAGACAAATCCCGATATACCAATCGAAACTTGCGTCACGACAGGCTGTGATTGCAACCAAGCAAGATTCGGGAGTCCCCGTCAAATCCTGCCGGCCGACCCAGAGCCTTCTGGGAGACGGGCTCTGCGAAAAATAAATCAAGGCGGCAATGTACTCCGGGTCATCGACATCAAACCCGTCGTCGAGCATGTCTGCCGCAGCTTCATAAACCCTCACCCGCTCCGCTTTGGTAATGTTGACGGTAGATCCGACAATCAAGAGCTCATTAAACGTCGCTCTTGGAGCGGCCAATGGAGATACCTCAACAGAGATATCAACAATTCGATCCAATGAAAGGGTATTTGGTGTTGTCATATTCTTTTCCTCCCCATTTAAGTTCTGGCTACATCATAAATCCAACAACCTGAAGTGTATAATTGTAAGTGCCCGCCATATTGCCCACAATGGTTATCTTACCGTCATTTGATTTCACCCAGCCTTGAGCATAATTAGAAGACGTATTGGTTGGGGTATTCAATACCAAAATACCTCCAAACGTCAATATGGCAGTTGAAGTGGCGGTCGTATGCTTCCCCTTAACCAAGATCAGATACGCCGTAGCATCCCAGGGAATCAAACCTTGAGTCTCTCCCCGGACATCTATCGTCTCCTGGAAAGATGTGACCGTGTCGTCAATGCAATGAGGCAGGGTCAAGGGCGGAATAAAAAAAGCATTGGGAACCGGCTTTGTAGATGCTCCCCAAGAGAGGTCCAACAACGTAGGGGCATATATAAGAGTAGGCACCGAATACATCGAATAAATCCCGATACTAAATGTTGTAGCAATATCAGGAACCTTTGCAGATATCTGTATCCGTTGCCATGTCCCCGCAGGACCCCAATACCAAGGACTGTCGTCCCACAAAGTTGCAGGAACCCCAGGACCTCCCGTTGTATATGGAACTTCTGCAGAAGTCCGAAGACGGGTACAGGTAATATACGGGGCATTAACCCAACAATGAAAATGGAAGACACGCCCCTTCCATCTATTGACCCAATTCGGATCACTGGGATCGTACGGGTATGTTAATGTTACGACATTTTCCCCTGCTTGGCTTCCAGGCTGTAAATATGCGCATTCCCTATACCCACCATAGGGATCATTGCAGAAAACCTTTTTCACGTAATGGGTGACTGCTGCGGGGTCCGGACGTTTCCAGTACAAGAATCCTGTATAATTGCCCGTCCGGGAATCCGGAACATCCGAAGACAATGTCGGAGCAACCCCTTTGAGAACAACATCCTTAAAGTAAAACGTGGAATTGGAAAGAAGATTACCAATCTTGACCACAATCGAATTCCAGCCCAAGGGAAGGAAAAAATCAACTGTTACTGGAGTCAGACCCGTCGCTATTGGGCTTGTCCCTCTTACCAATACGGAGACGGCACCGTCGGCTGGATTACTTTCTATGGAATAATATACAGCAGGACCTCCGCCATCACGATAAAAGTTAAATGTCAGACGATTATACTGGCCTTGGGTCAATTTAGCTTGGGATGGAGATTGGAAGGTGATCCCATCTAAATTCATGCTGGCTAGCACGATTGTACTGGCCCAACTACCCACAAGAGGATCAATCCCCGCACCAGTAACAACCTTGTTCATATTCCCGTAAGACGAAACACTTTCCACGGAAAGCGTAGCATTGACTGCCGTCCAGGTCTCAGGGACAGACTCTGCTCCCCAGGCTACCATTGTATCCGCAGCCTTCATGAAAAACCGACCGTTATCTTCTATCAAATTGACCGAAGATTGTTCCGTAATATCAATTAACATAGTTTCACCTACATCCTATACCAGGTTGAAAGACCATCGGATTCAAGGGTCACAGAAGAATATTGATTCACGAGAGAAATAGAAGGCTGGCCTTCTATGGTGTTTCCCTCTCCGGCAGAGATCGTTACCACGGTGTCGCTGGAATCAGACTTGGCGTACTTCAGTCTCCACGAGCCGGTGATCACTGGCAATACGATATCCGGAGTCAATGCCCCCGAGACAAAAGAAGTACTCCCAGCAAGCCGCAATGAAGCCTCTTCAAATTGCTGTAGGGTTTGAATTATCATTTAATTTACCAATCCTTCTTCATTGTAAATAAGAATTTCTGCACTTTCTATCGTAGATATGCCGAGATTCTTTTCTATCCCCTCATTGAATCTCAATTCCAAATCGACCCGCTCCCACCACTGGGAAGCAAACTGCTCTGGTGCCCTCCGAGGAGAGACGATATCTGGGATAAGATATATCTTTTCCTGAGTCAAAAGGAACCGATATGTATCCCGGAAAACGCCGTCCCTTACGGTCTGAGCGTTCTCAAAAGAGTTGGGGCCATAGAATATAAGGTTCAGACTGACGACCCTTGTATACGTCGTTTTCTCGTTTAAAACGAGATCGTCAACAGTATCCGTGTTCTCAACTTCCCTCTGGCGGTTGACAGGATCATCGTCCTCTGCAACCTGTATGAATGCAATGTCCTCGGTAACCTTCCAAGAAGGAGCACCTCCGGTCGGCCAGTCCACCCGGACATGATAATAGTCGTCATTCGTAAAAGCAGCTGGGGACCCTGTTCTCGTATATCCAAGCATTTCCAAGACCATTTCTTGGAAAATGATATTTAACTCATTTAAAGTCTGGTTCGTGTCGGTTGGCATTTACTATTCCTTTAAGGCCGATAATTTTGCTAATCTATTTCTTTTCTTTGCTTCTTCTATATGTTTAATATGTTCTTTCGTTTTAACTCTTCCTTTTAAAGCGATACTTTTCTTTTCTCTTGTTTCTTCAGATTCTTTATCTCCTAATCCCATCCCTTTCATTGCAGCTTTTCTTTTATTTGAAACCTCCAATGAGTAAACATTCGTTTTTCCTTTATTCCAAGGAGACCGACCAGTTTTTATTCCCTTAAGAGGAGAAGGTTTGCCTTTATTTCCTGGAGGTCTTCCGTGTTTTATTCCTTTAGTCGAATAAGTTTTCCCTTTATTTTTACCTGTCATAATAATACTTCTTTTATTCTTTTCTTCTTGCGTTTGAATTCTTCCGCAACACCCTTCTCCTCCATCAGTAAGATTATAACCATTAGGATGTTTACAGTTTAATTCTTTAATCCAATATTTTTCTTTTTCATTCGCTACTTCTTTTAAACCCGCAATTCCAATAACTTTAATCTCAAAAGATTCAATTCCATATTTTCTAAGAGCAAAACCAATATGTGTTTTTGCCTCCATATGTTCAGCAATCCGAGAATTTAAAAATCGAATTGTCTGGCCAATATAAATCTTACCATTGATTTTATTTCGAATCTTATAGATTATCATTATGCCCCTTCCAATCTCGCCCCTACAACAACACAAAAACCATAATCATCAAAAGATAATTTCTGAATAATTTTATACTGTTCATTGCGCCATTCAATCCTATCACTTGTCCCGGGAACTCCGGAAGCATGAGTAACAAAAAGTTCTGTGGCCGAAGCGAATGTATGCATCCCCTGGACTCTATCTGCTTCCGGAACCTGCTCGATCTCTTTCGCAGAAGAAGGCCATGCAACCCCAACCATCTCGAAATATGCAGGGGAAGGAATATCCTCTATCCAACCGCCTTGCCCAAAATGACCGCTCGACCTGAAAACTTTCCAGGTTTGACGGAAATGAGGGTGAACAAGAACACGGCTGGGATTTATCATTTGCCATCCTCCACGACGTAAACTATGGACTTGAGCATTTGATTTGTGTCCATCAATGGGTGCATGCTGGACATCAATTCTTCCCTCTTTTGCTTTCGCAATGACCCCCGCTGAGACTTGTCAATCCCAGCCATTTCAGCCTTGGATAACTGAAACCAAAGGTATCCCCTCCTCCGGCTCCGGGCAAGCAACGTCGCTCGTTTCAACGGAACAAACCCCTCTCCCTGACGAATGACGTTCCGGATAGAATTCTGAGCGATGAGTCCCGCCCGATGCAGGCGAGTATTCATCTCTTCTTTGTTGCCGGCAAGCATCGCCTGAGCAGCAGCCTTGAATTCTGTATTGATCCTACTCTGAGCCTTGGAAATCCCAGGCTTCATGAACGCACGCTTGGGAATGCCCTGTGCGGGAGACCCGTTATCGTGAACGTAGGCAAGCATTGCGTTGTTCACCCGGCCGAGAGGGTTCTTCTTGCGGTTCTCCCATTCCTCTGGAGTGAAACTACGAGACGACTTCTCACTAGGAACCCCCACGAGAACACGATTGTTGGAAAGAGCCTTCAGCTCCGTCATCAACCCTTCCAAGTCCAGCTTGGTCTTTGGGGAGGAAACTGTCACGCTTGCACCGATCATACGACGAATCCTCCCATCCCAACAAGTTCCGAAAGCTGAAAAAACTGAACTCCGTATGTCGTCAAGTTCCAATTACCGGCATTCTGCATTGACCCTGTCTGAGTATCAATACTTTCTGATATTGGCCCTGCCGACTGGGAGCTCTGGAGTCCCGTACCAGTACCCGGAACTCCACCACCTGTAGCGTTATTCTTGTCTTGTTTCGCTAAGGCAATCTTATGGGCCACGAAGAGCTGAAGCCCAAAAGTCCTCCTGTCTCCCCAACGACGAATGTTGAGCAGGGAATCACCTACCTCTGCCCAAAAATTTATCGTCGCATCCGGATAGTCAGTCTCGCTGGCAAACTCCGGAAAATTGATGCGAAACGTAGCGAGAACAAAATCATCCATCGGTCTTCTTGAACCTACCTGAAGGTTTCTTCTCTTTAACCGGACCAGCGGCCTTACCAAGATTGCTCTTGGCTTCGGCCACCTCTACAACCGTACTCTGCACGGCTGTGACATAGTTGTCGGTGATAACCTGGCGCAAGGGCGGAGGAGGAACTCCCGAGGTAAGAATAGTCTCCTCCGGAGCCGCCTTCTCTACTTGGGTATCTGTCTGAGCCGGAGCGTCTTTGATGAAGATATCGCCCTTCTTCAAAAGAGAGGCAATATACCAACCCTGAAGGTAGCGATCATCGATGATGTTTTCACCTACCTTCAGGGTCGGACTTTTCAACCCGTTTCCGAGGCACAAAGGCCTCTTTGATGTTACGATCTTGGTCGCCATGTGAAATCTCCTTTCTGGCTACCTTACTGAAGTATTATTGCTCTAGCAAATCGACTTATTGCATTTCCAATTCTCATTGCTAAAGCGTGATGTGGAGATTTTGGGACTCCTCTCCGTTGAGTACTTTGTTTTATCCTTGTCTCTTCAGAAGCCTTTAACCCTCTCCTAGCCCTGTTTCTTTCTGCAAGATCAGGTCTTTTCTTTCCAGCCATAGGGTTTACATATCCCGGTTGAGAAGCAAATTCCTTCATTCTTTCAGAAAAAAGCTGAGCATCTGTTCTGGGTTTTCCTGTTTTGATTTTCCTGATTTTCTCTCGTGTTTCCAAGGAAACCGGAGGAAGTTTCTTTCCTCTCTTCTGCATATCAGACTGTTTCTTTTTCTCCGAATTCCTTAAGATTATAGAAATTTTATCTCTTGTTTCTTGAGAATGGGTATGCCCTTCGAAAGTAAAATCAGGGGGACGCTCAAGCTCCTTGACCTTCTTGGCAATACGGTCACGAACCTCTTGAACAGGATTAACCAACCCATCGCCACCATCGGTTAGATTATACCCGCCAGGATGGCGGGTATTAAGTTTGGCAATGAAATACTTTTCCCAATAATTTAGTTCTTCTTTCCGATAAGCAAGCTGCTGAATATCAAATCCATCAAGACCATACTTACGCAAAGCCTTGCCGATATAAGAATCGTTTTTGAAATGACTATTCAGCCGAGAGGCAAAAGACTTACGAGCCAAACCAATATAGCTCTTGCCGTTCTGCTTATTGGTTAAAATATAAATTACTGGGAAATCCATTGCAAAAACCTTTCTAACCATTCGGAACTATTGATCAAAGTCCGTCCGCATAGCGAATTACTTCTGGATAGACCAGCTCCAATACCCCCAATTTTCCGAAGTAAGTTACGCACTGGAACAGCGATCGGTATTCAAGGGGAGTCCTCTGGATCGGGACCAGCGGAAACCGCACCCGGTTCTTATCCTGCGTGTAGCAGACCATCCGGTCGGTAGCCGTCGAAGGAGAGCCAGCAGCTTCGCCACGCCCAACCAGCCACTTCAAAGGCTGAATGTCGAGCTCCTTGCCGTTCTTCTCCATGCAGATCGAATTCTTCTTCAGATACTGGAGGATGGAGATATTCCCGGCAGTGGACACCGTCTGGGTGACAATCCACCCGAACTGAAGCGGGGGGAGAAGGAGCTTGGTCGGGCAAACGGCATAGCCAGCCGCTGCCCAGGCAGCCGTCAGGAGAGCATTGACATCGCCGAGGATCTCTGCGGGTGTCTTGGAAGTCCACTCTCTGGAGGTTCCACCAGCATTGGAATCGACGAAGCCAGTGGTGACCTTGGCGGTGTTGTTGACCAGGCCGTAAACCCCAAGCCCGGAGTCTCCGATGTAGACCTGCTCGTCAACGTCCATGTTCCACTTGAACTTCATACCCTGGTATTTCTGCTCGTCGATGGGACGGCCAACCTTCTGGGCCGAGAGGAGCTCCAGGATGGTATAGGCAACTTCCAGTCCCCACGGATAGAGGGCATTGGCCGTCTTGCCGATGTCAACTCCCATCCCCGGAATGGCATTGGAAACCTTGCCGATCCAGTTTTTGCCGGACGAATTGAGCCCACCAGCAGCCGCGAACGTGCTGTTCGTGAAAGACGACGTCTCGTCGACCATACTTACGTCTTCCCGCAGATCGATGTCGCGGTTCCACGTTACATCGACCAGGGGCATATGCAGGGTCTGATCGAGCCTCTCAAGTTCGCCGACGTAAAATGCGCCGGTTCCATCGAGTGTTTGCTTATCGAATGTGAACATATCTTTTTCCTCCTTAAAGGGATCTTTGATTTTTATCCATTTCCAGGCCAAGCCCGAAATTCCATTGCCGCTTATGAGAAATTGTTGTGCATGTTGAACTCGATCTCCACGTTGCCGTTGCTGTCGCCGGTACCCATAAAGCGGCAGTTGATGATCTTCTCGTTATCCGTCGGAGAACCGGCCGAATCGACCTCAAGCCGACCCAGGTTTTCAGCAGGAGACCCTGCCTGGCTCCGGTAATAAACCGCTCCATCCTTCGCAGGAGTCCCTTCAAGGACCTGAACAGTCAGGTAGCCTCTGACCAGGACGTC